ACGGCAATCGTTAGGAAACAACACGTGGATTATGACAGTCGCGACCTGTCGCAAATTAATGCTATCTCAAAGATAATAATCCTAAGCCATATTTTAATGTCTTTTATGACAGACGATACTCCGAGTCATCATCAAGCCTCTCATGTTTTATCGTTATCCATGTAAACGTTACGCAGTTTTTAGGCGAGTCGCAGTTCCTCCCTGGATTAAACTGCCAGGCGATACAGGCGTAGCCTATCATTCTCAACAACCATCACTCCGAAAATTTGCTTACGCTCATTCGACTTGTGTACGTTGCTTATCGTTTGATACGGGACGTTTCTGTAACAGTGAATGTAATGTTAATCTTTGGACACATTCCGTCCGCAGCCTGGGTTCTCACGGCTTAGTACAACAAACCATGTACCCTGTAGCAGTTTCTACCTCTGCTAACGAGCGTATTTCGGTCGCCACCTACCAGACTCACTGTATAGTACATTTTCGTTCGGATGAAAATGTACGAAAACGTCCCAGTTGCACTACTACCTATAGTCTCGCAGGCTTCTGCTTAACACAGTTACAGAGTAACTGATATTAAAACATCAACGGTTGGGGTATAGCGTTCGTGCAATGGAAAGTTATTGAAATGTAATTGGCGTTATAAGCCATAGCCGTTTTGCCGATTACAGGCATTCCCCTATTTTCTCCCTTACAATCGCAGACATATCATTGAGCGTGTCTTTCGTTAGATTGGCGTCGTTCAACTTAGAGTCGTCTAAAATAGTATTGGAAGACCTCTGTTTTGCAACATACTTCACATATGACGCAAATTGTGTTTTGTCCTTCGTAGAACCAAGACGTGTTATGTCTCCACTCGTCATAACGTACCTTACGTTACCAAACCTGTCATTAGATGGAGTTTGAGCCTGTTCGTATGAAGATACTATACAAGGATAACATTCTCTGTTGCAAAGGTCATCTCCTACTATAATTGCCGTTCCATGTTCGACAGATTTGCTAAATGTATTGAAAGTGACAGAATTGAAACTACCACTTGGAGTCTGAGCAACAAGAACGCGACCGTCCTCTTTATAACCAGTTGTATAAGCAATTCCTCTCATAGAACTATTGGCTGTTGACTTTTCGATGTACTCCATATAGTCTGCCATAGAACCAATCTGAGCAATCTCTGTTGTTTCGTATGTATCTATAATAGGAGTTATATCAGAAACATTTGACGATTCTCTATACGATTCAGAGGTTGTAACATTTCCTTTCTGATATATAGGAATCATTATATGACTACCATTAGACTTTAGTTCGACTTCACGCTCTCCTACTTTCGTCATATTCCTTCCTACGTTATCAAGACCTCTTACTCCATCCTCAGACAGACTACCCCAAGTAGATACCTTTCCTCCATCAGGAATTGCTTTTATAAGTTCCTTAAACAAAGTTTTACGTTCTTCCTTCGTGGTATATTCAGTATCGATTGCATTATACTTGCCACCATCTCTTGCTGTTTTGAAGTGTACACTATAATAACCATATTCCTTATCTTTTACAAGTTCAAAATAACCTTTGTTATGTTGCCCCTTAAGATAAATCCTAATAGTCTTATTAGACTTTGATGGGTCTGTTTTCCAAGGCTTATCCTTTTCTTCGTAGTCAACTTTTGATAAGTCAAGCGCATCTGTATTGAATTTATTTACAGACTGGTCAAGATTAACATTTGCATACTTACCACTGTTTATTCTTCTGAACAAAGCCCTTGCTGCACTTGGGTATTCTATCATAAGTCTTATCTTATGATACAGACTCTTGAACCAAGCGAATACTTTGTCCATACCATGCTTGTTGCCAAGTTCTCTTGCTTGAACATAATGCCTGAACATCTCCGCAAGCCCTTCCTCACATTCCTTGTCGGAAAGAGCGTGATTGTTTTTGTATTTCTTATACTCAGAATACATATCTTGTCTTTCTGTCGGAGTCAACATAAGTATCGAAACTGCATGATATGCTTCGTGATATGCAGTGCCTCTACTTGCATCATTCGCAAGGTAGATACAAGCATCTTTCATTTTACCCCAAGCCTTTGCACCTTTCTTACCTACAACGTCAAGATGGTCTACAATGAATGTCCTTTCACCGAGAGTAAACTGAGGAAGTACACTTGCAAGCCATCTTGTTTCGTCTTCAAGGTCTGCCTGCTCATACTCTTCTGTCTCTTCTCTGTCAAGTTCTTCGTCTCCGAGTGCATTTTCAAGCTGTTCGTCAACATCATCTTCTGTCAGTTCGTCATTTGCTTCGTCAGTAGTTTCTTCTTGTTGTTCTACAGGATTCTCTTGCTGAACAGGCTTAGGTTCCTCTTGAACTCGCTTTTGTTCTTCTTGCGGAGTAGGTGTATTTTCTACCGCAGCAGGGCCGTCTGGAACAACAGGTTGTCCTTCATCATCCATTGCATTGTCTTCCCATTCTGATTCAGACACTGGTTTGTTCGTTACCGAATCGAAGTAAATTGTCGGGCCAGAATTGAATGTAAAACAATATATGCCGTTATGGATACGAGGATGGTCTTTATCAAATGCTCTTGTGCCGAATATCTTACTATTGGCTTGAGTGTACATTATTCGCTTGATAACATTGAGTATATTACCAACACTACGTTCTCTTCCGTGCTTACCCTTTTCTATAAGTCCAAAACGTCTTGAAAGCGACTCTTTAATATCATCTCCAATTCTCATACCGTCTTCATCGGTAATATATTGATTGCCGTATATGTCCGTTCCTATCGTAAACTTCATTGGGATATTACCCATTTGAACGGTTATGATATTGTCATCAATCGTAAGTTTCTCACTTGCAGAAGATATTGCATTCAACGTTTCTCTGAATGATTTATATATTCTGTTGTCGTGTTCAAACTCAACACTACCAGAGTTCTGGTTCTTTGCTCCCACTCTGAAGTATGCGTTGACTGGTTCAAGAGATGTAAGGTTCGTCTGAAGGAATCCTTTATTAATATATTCCTTCGCATTGTCTTTCGACATTGCGTTAAGGTTTATATTAATCGGTCTGTCAAACGAAGCGACAGCCTTTTTCAAACTGTCTACAATGTATTGCTTGCCATCGTCTCTTCTATCGATAGGAATAGAATGTTTGTTGAATACATCCTTGCCATCAGTAGAATAGAGTTCTATGCTGTCATTCGACGAATTGTACTTGATGTGTATCCTGACATATTCTTTTGCGCCAGTAGCTTCATTCCTTCCTACATAGATGTCTTGATTGATAGGAATGTGGACAGCCTCGTTAATCCTGTTCATTGCACTGAACAACGGATTATCACTGCTGTTTGAATCAATAGCCTGACCTTTCTCTATCTGCAACAAGAAGTCAGCAGCACTTTCAAATGATGCGTTGATTGTTTCGTCGTTGCCAAACTTATCGACAGAATACTTTGATACAACCAAAGGAACTCTATACTGTTTGCCATTTGCATTAGGCATAGACAATATGACGGTACCGCTGTTCATCTCTCCTTCGTAGTCATGCCTACCTTCCGCATCAACTATGTTCTTCTTTCCTTGGCTGTCAGTAGCAACAACACCAATAGATGCAACTCCTGTGTCAATCATTTCACCAAGAGTTGTAGTATTTCCGTTATATTTCCTTTCATTACTCAAAGAGAGCGTAGTGTTCTCTCCTTTCTTATAAGTAAATATAGCAGATGAAACGTAATTGACTGTCTGTCCTTTGAGTTTAAACGCCTTTATAGAACTGCCACCGTCTACAACGTTGCCACTTTCAATGTAATCATCACCATTCTCTTCGAGCATAGAATCAGCAAACTCCGCTATTTCTTTCAGGGTTTCCTTCCTTCCCTTTTCAAACTCGGCTCTTTCATTATCATTTAATGTTTTGCCAGTAGCAGCCTGGTAAGCCCTTACTGTATCGGCAAGTGTAAACAACGCAGAAGGCTTGCCTTCTTCTGTGAACTCCTTGCCTACCAATTTGTCTTGCTCAGCCGTGGCAAAAAACATATGAACGTTATAACCTTCACCTTTGTACTTGCCAGTTCTCTTGTCTTCGTAAACATATGTCTTTCCGTCCTTCTTTACCCTTATGTGCTTGTCATCAACTTTCTCAACAGAGATTTTGTTTTCCTTCTGTTCGTCTTCTGACATTTTAGAGTAATATAGAAACGCTTCTGTCTGGTAAGCATCAAGTATATTAGTACAACCAAACGGAGAGCCATTAGACGCTCTTCTGCCTCCAAGATGCGGATAATTTCCTCTTCCACTCATTCTTGTCGGAAGGCCGTACATATACTTCGAGTATTTGTTCTGTCCTGTCGTTGATGTCGAGAATGAGTTTTCAAACCTGTTGAACATAATATCTGACAACAACTGAATGTTCATTCCGACAGAATAATACTTGGAAGCATTTGCTCCGTTAGACAAGTAATCACCAGATACTTTCGGCACAAGACCAAGCACCTGGAACTTCGGTTTGCCATTAGAATCAACACCGTTCTTTATTGCAAAGAATTTATTTGGCTGTGAAGAGACGATAAAGCTGTTCATAATGACAGATGGAGAAACATCTTCTACCTTGCCATTGCTTTCAAACTTTACAGTTTGTGCATTTGCAAGAGGTATGTTTTTGCCGTCTTCGCTCTTTGCAAGTTTTGGTTTACCGTTGAACTTTACGTTAATATCACCATACTTGTCTTTGAAGAAGGTTGCGTTCTCGTAAGCAAAGTAACAAGGAATCCATGCTCCATCGTGTTTAACAGAATATTTTATGTTCTTTCTTCCACCGTTAGGCGATTGTATTGTTCCGTTCAGTTCCTCATCGGTAAGTATATAAACGTCTCCATTTTCGTTAGATTCCATCCAGTTGGCAAGTTCGCCGCTGTTGATAAAATCAAACGCACCGCATTTATCGAGATAATCTTCAATCTCCTTCGGGTCGTGGTCTATGTTTTTGTCTCCGTAGAACACACCTTCAGAATACCTCATTGGCTCAGCGTTCTTCTCTTTGTTTGTAATCAAAGAGTTGATGTTATACTGAGAAGTCTGTGGTTGCATAGAGTTTACTTGTTCGGCAACAAAGTTTTCTGCTGCTTTTGCTTGCGTATCTGCGGCAAGCTCAGCCTGTTCCTCATCAGTCATTTCCTCGCCTGCTTTTGGCTTCGCAAACTTCTGTGCCGTTCCCATATCCTTGTTTTCGGAGTTCAATACTGCATCAGTTGCAAGTTTGCTCATAGCACCACGAGTGAACAATGACTCTACGTTGTCTTGTAAATCTTCAATACTATTGTCTGCCTCGGCTTTTAAAAATTTATTCCTAAGCTCCTCGTTTGAAATGTCTGTAATAAAACCTTTCCTTGCTTCGATAAGATGTTTCGTTGCCGTTGAGTTGCCGTCGTAGTTTTTAATCAGGTTTGTCAATACGAAAATACCCTCGGATATTTCCTTGTCTGACTTTTCCGAATCTTCGCTAAAATACATATTGGAAGAAGCCGCATCCTCCAACGAGCCAACAGCAGTTCTCCAGAATCTATCAAAACCCATAACTGCATTAGCAATACCTGCAAATGTAGCTTTTACTTCGTATGGCAATTTAACTTGTTGACCGCCATAATATTCAAGCATCTTAGCCAATGCAGAGTTCTTATCTCTAAGACTCTTTGCCAACGCCCTTACAAACAAGTAGTCAACATCATCGACAGTTGCATTCCTATGTTCATCCATAAGTTGCTTGAGCAATGGTCTTGCCGCAAAGTCATCCAGGCTTATAAAGGTATCGAGCAATCTTGCAGTCTCTACAAAGTGGAACGAAACCTTGCCATCTTCTTTTGCGGATTCAAGATTATTATTGACGTGCAATGCAAGTGCGCCCAGTTCGTTAAACATGATTTGTCCTCTGGTTATTACATTGCCTTCAAAGTCAACAATTTCTCCGTCGCTATTACGTACAGGAGTTACTTCGCTTTCCAAGTCTACGGATTCTATATACTCTGTTGACGGACTGTCAGTTTCGCTTGCATTGTTCGGTTCGGTCTTCCAATTGTTCCAAACATCAAACATATTGATTTCGTCAATGAGGTCTTTTATCTCGCTCTTCTTGAACACTTCCTTGCCCCAAAAACCATTCTCCGCTATTGCATCCAAAGCCCTTTCCTTAAATTCGTTGTACGAATCCATGGCGTTAAGGATAAGCATACGCTTTGCTTCGGCATTAATGAGGTCTGTTCCTTGCTTTGTAAGTTTCCATTTACCATCCTCGCCAACTTCGATAAACCTATTGTCCGAGCCAAAACCCAAAATCATATCTGCAAAGTATTGGAAGTTCTGCTTCTTGAAGGCTTCGAGGTCTCCGTCGATGTTTATTCCTTCTAACAAGTTGTTGATATAGTTTCCGAGTTGGGTTTCTTCAAGGCTCACAGTGCCATCGAGGTTCCTATTTATTGCAAGCGGAGAACTTTCTCTTACCCATCTTCTTATGTCTTTTGTAAGCGATTCATTCCTGTATTCATCAGCATTATGATAGAACGCCCTGTCATTCTGAATCATCGCAATAGCGACAGCCTTTTGAGCGTCTGACATACCTTCGTGATTCTTAATGAGGGAAATCATTGTGTTGCTAAGAGCATCAAGTTCTTCCATCTCCTGAAGGCTTGGACCTACATCAGGGTCATCGAACATACGGTCAGTCATTCTATCAGCCATAGTGATATTGTTCTGGTTTTCTCCCATGCCATATCCCCTTGCCTCGTCGAAAGAACTTGCAACGCCCTTTCTGTATTCGTCTTCAAGTTGACGTTTCCTGCTTCTACGTTCACCTTCAAGAAACTCTTTCTCTACAGCCTTTTGAGCAGACGTAATTCTCGAAGAATCAACCTGACCCATCCTTGCAGCAATCTCTTCATTAAGGGCTTTCATTCCATCTTCATAAGCCTTCCTATTAGCCAAGAGTTTCTCTTTTGTTCTACGGGCAAGGCCATCCAAGTCCCTCTTCTGAATTTTCTCACGATTGAAGTTAACCCATTCTCTGAGTTTTAACTTGCCATCCTCTCGCTCCATATACTCGTTCCACTTCTCCTTATAGTCATTCATAAGTTTTGTGGCAACGTTACTCTTGTTCATATAGTCTACAAAGTCATTGAGACAGTCAAGAACTGTACTGTCCTCACCAAACTGATTCTTGATTACATTATCATAATCCTCCTCAAACTCGTCTCTAAGCCATTCGGTAAATGCCTCTCCAAGAGTTTCTTTATGGTTGTATGGTATTTCTGTCTTTTCACCCCAATTTGCAAGGTCAAGTGTTGCACCTACATCTCCAGCCTCGGCACTCTTTCTTGCAGAGCCTCGCAACTGTTCAATGAGCATACTACCAAAGCCATACTTCCTTTGTAGATTCCTGACTTGTCTTTTCGTCTTGACATCCATCGGAACCTTCGGATTACGTATGTCTATTGTACGTGTGCCATCTTCGTTCTCCTTGACATTGAAATACTTTTCAAGTTCGCTTCTATATTTAAGCATTCTGTCCTCAATCATCTTGACAACAGGATTCTTCTCGGCAAGTCCATAGTATTCTGCCAAGTTCCTCCTGAGATGATTTGCTGCAAGGAATGGCCATATAACTTCTTTCAGTTCTTCTTTTGAGAAATAGTTGTTAGACTTATTCTCGACATAAGCCATTACGTTTCTTACATCCTTGATTGTCTCCTCTATCTGTTTCCTTCTATCTTGTATCTTCTTACCTATCTCATCATAATCTTCTTTTGTCAAAGCCTTTAAATTTCCGCTCTCATCACGGAGACCAAGCCTGTTGACAAGCATTTCACTTCCTTCCGATTTTGCACCGTCAGTTGCTTTGATAAGATTATCAATCTCTTCCTTTGATACTTTCAACTTAGGATTACCTGCAAGAGACATAAGGTCTTTTGTTCTTCCAGCAAGCGCAAAATACACTACGTCATCAACAAGTTGCTTATATGCTATGGTTTCATCATAACCTTCGTCATCATAACCATTCTCATATGCAGTCCTAAGATTATCCAATGCACGCTGACCAATGACATATGACGCAGTGCCTTCGTCTCTTAGCCTGCTGAAAGTATCATTCATCTTTCTTGCTACATCTTCAGACTCGGCAATCTGTTCTTTTACCTCGTTTGAGAATATGCCTCCTTGCCAAAAAGACCAGTGTGAATTGCCGTTTCTGTCTTTAATCTTATGTGGGAACGGTACGCCAAGAACACCAGTAACAGCACCTGCGAATATCTCGTCGTAATTTCTTAAATCGCCATATTGCTTTTTGGCTTCATCCCATATAAGACCAAGATATGAACCGAACTCATTTCTTTCATCTTCGTCATATCTATAACCATACTCATATGCAGCAGAAGACGTAACACCCTGTCCGCCTTCTTCTACAAGACCTTCTGCCGTTGCTTGTTTTAATCCTTCCCTGAATCTTCCTGTTGCTTTGTATGCAACACCATTATATATCTGCCTTGCACTTCTGTCGAATGGATGAGCTACGAATTGCTTGAAATCGTGGAGTTTTTTGCCCATAGTGGTAGTTACCATTATATCCCTCTCGCTGCCTGGCAATTTGGCTCTAAAATTAGAGAATGTACCAAACATATTAGTCGCAGTAAGGAGAACCATATCCGCTGCAAAATTTGCAGAAGCGGCAACCTTAGACCTTCTGTCATCTTCGGCAATCATAAAATCTCTTGTAGAAATGATATTGTCAACCTTGCTTTGATAGACTGACTCAATCATATTCTTCTTCATTTCCTTGCTTGCATTGCGATATTCGTTCTCATCAAAGTTCTTTTTGATTTCATCATCGACAGAATCTATGTCATTATCTACGTTAAAAAGCATCTTCTCTTTCCATTCGTCAAGACCTCTCACTTGCTCCATAGCCTCCATAGTTCTATTCTGCTGAGAGTTCTGCCTCCATTGATTCAAGTTAATGGATGCAGTAGAGTGGGTTTCGCCTAATGCACTTGCCATTGATACACCAAGTTTAGTTCCAACTGAATAGTTCCTTAATTCAGTTATACCTTGTTCGGTCACAACTCTCTCCAATGGCTGTCCCATAATACGGAAACCTCTTGCTGCAAGTTTAGCTTCACCGCCTACAGCAGAGGTAGCCTCACCGAGTGCAGTGGCAGCAGCACCTGAAACTCTTGTCGCACCCCTTGCAGCAGCACCCAACCCTCTACTCATCAAGCCAGTCTCAGTTCCGATTGCAAGTCTTCCGCCCGTAAGTGCAGAAGATGCTCCCATAGTAGCGGCTGTTGCAAGAGCAGTGCCTATTGTAAAGCCAGCGTTTTTAAATATGGTGTCAGCCCAGAAGTTTGCAGTACCAAGATTCTGATACCAAGCATTGGTCTTTTCAAGGTCTGTACGATAGTTAGGCATCACCTTCTCCATTTCTTCTTCTACATCACGAAGGTAGTTCGACATATCATTGTCGTAGAATGCAGAAAACCCTCTGCCATCTCCCTGTATAAAACTATTAGCAATGGCACCAATGCCCCAAATGGTACCTATTGTTTGGTCAAGGAATGTTGTAGCAGTAAGTCCGACCATCTTGCCAAAGCCAGCACCCCACTTTGCATACCAAGGCTGCAACAATCCTCGTGTGTCATCAAGTTTCTCTAACTGACCAACAGATGTTATTTGGTCGTCGAATGTAGACTCGCCAAGACCAGGAGTGTTACCTAAATCATAATGCTCGCCAATATCTTCAAACTGATGAAATGGTTGCATAAATTCTTGCACAGAACCTATTGCACCATCCCTGCGTTGCAACGACCTCATCATATCCATAGCCTGACGAGTCATATTCATTCCTTGGTCAGTGCTATATTTATTCATCCCAGAAAGCCCTTCTGTTCCTATCTCAGAAGGGTCTTGTATCTGTTGATTATTCAATTCGTCTTCGCCCATTTCTTTGCAATTTTAAAGTTATTAACTACCGTATCCTGTATTTGCAGCAAGTGTATAATAAAGTTTAGCATACTGGTCATTATGAGTTCTTGAAGCCTGATAGCCTTTATTAAAGCCAAATACAACATTGTCTGCGTAGTTCTGCGTAAACAGTTTTCTAAAATCTTGCAGTTGTTGCCTTGTCATCGGTATAGGCTTGCCATTGGCATCTGTTTTTGGAATTAACGTTCCGTTTGATGCCCTTGTGTATTGAACAAGTCCTGCGTCAACAAGAGCCTTCCTGTCTTTCTTATTATAATACTTTTCCGACTTATCAGCAAGACGCCATACAATACTTGCCGTTGATTTCTCCCAGTCTTTTCCTGTATTATATTGACCGCCTGGATTACCAAACAACAGATTTATTTCTTCCTTGTTATTACCAGCGTTCAACGGAATGTCGAATCTTCTCGTCTTGCCGTCCGTTCCAGTAACCGCTATTACATTATGAAGTCTATCTGTATCAACGATTTCAAAGTCAATGGATTGAACTCCATTACCATCACTATCCTTTTTCTGGTCCATAATGGCAAGTAACTCAGGTATAGTCATAGCCTTGTTGTCTACTGTCTTGCCAGCATTGTTTACTTCCCTTACTGGAGTTTCGCTTTCAGGAATAGTCTTCAATATGTTCTTGACCTTTTCAATAGCCGCCTGGTCATTGGAAGAATTAAGGGTTATTATATTGCCAGAATGTACAGACTCATTTGCTTGTTCTCTTGCGAAGTCTGCCATATAGCCATAATCAGTTCCTGTACCGTTATATCCTGTCGATTCATCAAGACCATACTTGGTAGCAGTTTGTCTGTTAGACTTTGCAATATCATACAAATCAATGTCTGCGCCAAAATATTTTTCTCTTAACTGTTTTGTTAATTTATCTATCTCTCTTTGTACACCATAAGAATGCGCACCGTCTGGCAAATTATATTTTGCTTTAATCGCATCCATTTCTTTATTGTAAGAATCCCAGTCGATGTTTTTGCCAGCCAAACTTTCGCCTTCTCCGAGTCCACTTATTGCTTTGGTTATTTCTGATTGTACTAAAGGATTTGTAAAGTCTATCGTTTCAATAGGTCCATATGTTCCTACCAATTGGTCTATAACCTTATCATATGCAGCCTTAGTCATTTCTGCACCAGGATTCAATTTCTTGATATTATTGTATGCAGAAAGTCTTAAAAGAGTTTCTTTTGCAGAAGCATCTCCGTATGTTGGGTCATAACCCTTTGCATAAGGTGTTGCATCTTTATTTTTATCATTACCAGCGTTTGCAATTTTCCACTGCATCCATCTGTTTGCCGCAGCAATTCTTTCACTCGATGCAATCTGATTGTTAAGGAGTTTCGCTTCGTCTTTAAGGAAGTTAACATCTGTTTTACCAACAGAAGCAAATGCCGCTCCTTTAAGATAGTCATAGATTGATTGGTAATTTCTTTCAAACCTTGCCTGCCTTGCGTCTGCATCGTCATAATAATAGCCGTGTTCCATATCTTTTATGCCAGAACCCATTATATCTGACATAATAAGAGTGCTGAGGAAACTATCTTTACTTGCAAGTTGTCTTTGTACTTCAGCAGGAGTCAATCCGTGCTGGATAAAATATTTAAGATAACCACTATTCTCTGTTTCAAGCAACTGCGTTTGCCTTGCTTCTGCCTCAGCCTCAGTTATTTTGCCCTCTGATTTTTGTTTTTGTATCTGAGTTATTCCTTCAAGATTCTGTATCAACTGTTCCTTCAACGCACCAGCCTCTCCTGCAACCTTTGCGTACAATTCTTTCATATCGACAGCACCAGCCTTCCATTCTGGATTAGCAAGGAACGCATCAATAGATTCTTCGTCTGCATGACGCATAAACCTAAGATTAGGATTCTTCAGCATCATTTCCCTTTCCCATCTTGACGCTTCCTCCTTACGTTTCCACGCTTCGTCGATAGGCATTATCTCTTTTGCATATCTTGCCCTTATATCGAACATTCTTTTCCTTGAACTATATTTCAGACCGTGCCTTGCAAAGTCGTCTGCCTGAGATTGTAAGTCGTCTGCATAGTTCTTATATATCTTGTATGCTTGTGAATCTTTTCCCCTTACATCGTTAGCTAACTTTTCCCACACAGAAGCCTGCGCATCCAAGTCAGCATATTGCTGTTCTATGTCCCTATGAAATTCTGTGGCTTCCCTTAGAGGTTTTGCCCAGTCTTCGTAAGACAACGCCCTGAATGTAGGAGTAGACCCCACTTCCCAACTGTAAGCCATTATATTGTAATTTTAATATTATCAAATATATAAAACGCCTTAGATTGACCGAACAACCTAAGACGTTTGATTGTTCGCTGCAAATTTACCTAATAAATTTTACAGCGCAATAGAGTAAAATAATTTATCAAGCAGTGGCATCTTCATCGCTCTTAGTTTTCTTCTGCTTTTTCTTTGACGCTTTCTCATCTTTGTCATAAGCAGTCTCGCCTTTATAGTCAACTTTACCATTCTTTGACAAAGCGTAAAGAAGTGCAGGATTAGACATAACCATATTGTAATTAAGTGCGTCTCTGCCGACTTCTCCAAGATTGTTAAACAACGAAGTGAAGTTGGCGTGTCTCCTCGACAAATCATCCATCTGCATCTGGTACCTAAGTTTTGCTGCATCACTCAATCCTGAAAGTTTGAACTGTCTCAAAGAAGCAAGTGCTGCCTGGTTAGCCATCTGTGCCTTGAGGTCTTCTTCTGAATTGAACTTATTGGTGTCCCTATTGAAGTTCTCAACAACTTGGTTTTGAGCAATGTTAGATTCTTCAGCTTTTCTTATTGCCTCTCCTATGCCAAGTTGTGCATTGTAATCAGCTGCTAAAAGATTTGCGATGTAGTTATTTCTATTGCCTCCAGATGCGTTCTCTAATGCCCTATTTGTAGCGTTAGCCTGAGCATTGATTTTGTTAAGTTGATAATTAATATCCAATGGTCTATATGCCAAATAATTACCAACAGGAGTAGACGACACTGGAACAAACGTACCCTTATTTGCTTCGGCAGACAATCTGTCTACCAAAGAGAAGTCTGGAGCATTCTTACCTGCCATATCATTTGCCACATTCACAAAAGCACCTGCAACTGGAGCGTATCTTAACCAAGACGTTTTCATAAGAGACGGATTATATTCTGGACCATCATACGTATTATATCCTGGCTCCATATTGATTGTCATTCCCAAGGTTGGCAAATCTTTATCTGTAACAGTCATTGCCTTTGGCATAGCGTCGATGTTTTCGTTAAGTGATGGCCTCATTACATTCTTGTACACCTCTTGCCAAGACCTGCGCTCTCCAGTAGATATACTGCCATTCCTTCCAGATTCAAATGCTGGATTGCCAGCATTCTTCGACGGGTCAAGTCCTGTAACCCAATCATACGGGTACCCATCAGGTGGATTGTTTGATGCCGTAGTTGTTGTGGTCGATGTAGTCTCAGGTGGGTCGGTTGGGTCTCCATATATTGTTCTCGAATTTGACAACGGGTCATATGTTGAATATCCGTACTTCGGATTGTTTATCAATGGATTGTTAGTCGGATATGCAAACAAGTTTTTAGGACCACCATACGCCATCATCATCGGTGTACCACCTCTATTGTATTCTGTCAAGGACTGGTCTTCGTTTGGTGCGTTTTGTTGACGCTGTGCAATCATATTCTGCATAGGGTTCATACCCTGTCCCATCAAACTTCCAAGCCCCATAGCCATATTACGCCTTGCCGCCTGTTCTTGAGCAGCGGCTTGTGCTTCCCTCATAGCCCTCTCTTTTTCTTGTGCATTTGCGAGTTTTTCAAGGTCTTTGTTGATAGTGTTTTTGGTTATGACATCATTAGGTCTTTCTTTTGCCTGTTTGTTTATCTCCTTTGCTCTGTCAGCATAAGACTTTGTTGGCTCTTTCGGTTTGCCTTTGGAGTTCGATTTCTTTGCAATTCCAACTTCTGCAAGCAAGTCATCTGTCGGATACCATCTGTTTGAGAATACATACTCCGTATTGCCTTGGCCTCCATTGGCAAATATATTTTTGCCCATAAGAGTATTAGAAGGTCTCTTCCATATAACTTCACCTTCTTCAACAAGATTAGGAACTCCTCTGCTATCTACTCCGACTTGTACTCCCATATTGGGATTCTGTTCGTGAGTTCCACCTGCGTTGATTTCTGTAATGTCAGGGTTTGCACTCATAGGCATAGTAGCCATTCCTCCGAAATCAAATTTATTTATATTCAAACCGTCGTTCATCTTTATTTTGTCAATAGTGTTTTGTCTCGAAATATTCATCTGCTGGTTGGCAAGACCGAAAGACGTCGGAGTAATATCAAACATACCACCAAAGCCAAGACCGTTTCCACCAACGTATTCGGCCATGTCGGTATTCTTGAATCTTGTTGGGTCTGAGTATGCATCCAACATCTGATTAGTCTTCGTTTTTACTTCGTCGTATGTCATCTGGTCTGTTGTACGTGCATTCTTTCTCATCAGCTCATCAATCCTATTATTGACCATTAAAGCAGAATCTAAGTCTGGTCTTACATTATTGACAGCTGTCGTAGAAGGTATTTCGACTTCTTCGTCGTCTGGGTCAATTGGGCCACCGTATGCGTGGAAGTTTGCTTGCTGCATATTGGACGCAAGATTCTCTTGTGCTGTAACTGCATTGTTTATAGCATATTGATTCTGAGATGCCATGGCTGTATTTGCATAATTCTGCAATGCAATGGTTCTTTGTCTTTCTGCCTCACGAGCAGCTGCTTCTTTCTTTGCTTTCCTTCTGCCAAAAAGAGAACCAATTGCCGCAGATGCGCCACCAATAACTGCACCTATTCCAGCACCAATAGCAGTTCCTACTGGACCACCAATCGTACCAATCATACCACCTATAGCTGCACCAGAACCAGCAGCCTTGCCTGCATTAGCCCATTGTTGTCCCTTTGAAGGTCTTAAGTCTTTCCAGTTTACAACAGCATCGTTTGGTGTTATCCTTGAAATAGGATTGGTTTTTATTTGATTCAAAAGACCAGTTGTAGTCGATGCTCCATAATTAAACTGGTTGTTATTCGTAAGGGATGTAGCAGTTGATGATTCATCAGCAAACTGATTCTTCAGCTGTTGATTCTTTGAAGTAAGAGTTGCATTTCCTATGGTTCCTCCTATTATTCCTGTCGCCCCTGCAATAAGGTTGTCTGCGTTTAAATTCGACAAATCTGACTTTTGTCTATACGAAGCAGTCCCTGTATTCTTTACATAATCAGGTGTTGTGGTTACAAGATTTCCACTTGGCTGATTTGTTTTGATTGACGACAAATAGTTTGTCATCGGACTGTCAATCGCACTTCTGTCAACTATATTGTTATTGATTTGCTGACCAGTCCAACCAAATTCCCCTGGTCCACCTGTCTCGAACAAGTTGAGCTGGTCAGCAATACCACCTGCAACAAATATGTTTGCAGGACTCTGTATTCTTCTTCTCATATTGCTATTTCCTGTTTGTTGAATCACACCACCATGCGCTCGTATTGTTTTGCTATAATCTATATTGTCAGGCTCTTCCCCACGTAGCATAAGAGGTATGTCTTCTATTGTATACTTAGACCAAGGCTGATTACTGATGTTTATTATCCAAGGTTCGAGACCCTCATTCTGTAACTGTTGTTCGTTAGCTATAAAAGTATCTACACCCAAACCTCCAACAGTTTGTGCTACACCCTTAGTTATTTCATTTCTTGTTTTACTTTTTATCTCATCTAATATAGGTTGTATGTCTCGTTTACCAGCTTTTCTTATTCTGTCTGCATAATCAGCTGCATCATCAGCTGATATTAAACCTCTTTTTGTTAAGTCAGACAAATCAACATTAGCATCGCCCTTTCCCAAATCGAAGTTACTTGCGAACTGTCTCTTCCTTGCATCAGCCACATTATCAATATTATCTACAATTTGTCTTCCTTTAAATCCATTGACTATCCTTTTTGCGCCTCTTACTATACCAGAATCAGCAGCAGTGCCAATTAATGCCCAAGATAAATTGCCCAATGTAGGGTCTTGGTAGAAATCATACCAATCTTTTCCTGTACCTAATACTGGTATATATGGTGCCACCTCATCCCAAAAGACATTGCCAATAGTATTCCCAGCTTCCTTCATACCTTCTCTGGTCATAGAAGCACCCTTATCTCCTCTATAAGCATTTTTAGCCTTATCGGACAAAGCACCAAATCCCGCTCTATCATTATTGTATATATCGTCTTGCACTTCTTTTGGAAGATTATTAAATAGACTATCCACATAATTTTGCGAATTTCGTCTATAATAATCTCTCCATTGTGCGTATTCAGGCATAAACAGCAAACGTGGGTTGGCTTGTATGTTAGCCATAATCATTTGTTGTTCATTGGTGAGTTCACCACTGGCAACAGGTGGCCTGCTATTAACGCCTGACTGTTCTGTTCTCTTCTTTGCCATATCTTTAAGTTTTAACCGTAATAATAAACTGCCATATCGTGCAGTATTGTTTTGTTAGTATTATATTGGTCCATTTCGAGCGTCATATACGCCCAAGTGTTTCTTATTCTGTCGAGGAAATGCCTATCGTCTCTTGGTATGTTATATCTCCAAACTCTAAACTTCTTTTTGAGGTTTGAAGGCATACCTTGATGATATAACATATGCTCCCTCTTCTTCTGATACTCATTGACAATAGTAAATGTATCAAATGTATCTTCAAGCAATACCCAAGGCGGCAATCCTTCCTCTTTTTCCTCTTCGGATGTTTTCCTCCAAGTATCTGCCCTAAATTCAAAGTTATTGAATACCTTGTCAAGCCTTTCGTCTGGATTGGCAACAATAGTAGTATAGAATGGTCTGTACTCGTTAAAGTATATATTGTATTCTCCTTCGTGTTGTAGCCAAGCCTTATATGTTTTTGTGTACTCTTTGCTGTCTGCATCGTAACTGTTCAAGAACAAAGCCCTGTCTTCAAGAGGACTGAAATACGGAGAATGTTCATATGAATAGAACGAAGTAAACTGGCCGATATACTCAGAATATGCAAGGCATTCATGCTTTGTAAAGAACAATACATCCTTGTTCTTCGGGTCGTAATATGTAACAATATTGTCAAACCTTGAAGGATTCCAAGGATTGAGCGTCTTTGACTCTCTGTTTATCCAAGTATGGAAGCCGAGAGAATCAGATATACTCACAAGTCCATTCTGTCCAAAACACCAAATGTTCTTTGTGTGGTCATCAACAAAATAAAGATTGTTTGGCGTTGCACATATAGACCACTTGTTGCTCGTACCAATCTTTTCGGATATGTACCTTCTGCCAGACACCTTACCATTGTTTGCTATTTCAATAGGAACACCATCTGTTGTACTCATCTGCATCTGTTCGTTGTAGAGTATTTGAGACAGTCCCTTATCTTGAAATGACAAGAGTTTGTCGTTGTAGTTTAACAACTTTGTTATTTTGCCTTTATCGCCATCAATATCCATAGTGTTAGCCATTGTAATATTTGTCCACTTGTCTATGGTGTCTCCTGCAATCTTCGTCTTCGTCCAAGTAAGAGTATTAGGGAAATCCGTAACACTGAACTTGTTTGTGTCTTCTACACTGTACTGGAAAAAATTGTTTTTCTGTTGGTATATGCTATTCAACAAGTTCATATTAGTTGGCAATGCAACGAAGTTTGTTTCAAGATAACGATTGTTGTCATATCTGCCAGCAAGATTAACTCTTGTTTCCACATCAAAGACAAGTCTTTCAGTAATGCTGTTCTCATCTTCAAGTGTGAATGGATATGTCTTCAAACACTCGTAATTCATCATCCTTACATCGCCATCCCTCCAAACTATTTCAATATTAGGCTTTACCTCAAGCAATGCTTCACCATTGTTATCACGTTCAATCTTGCCGTCGGAATCAACCCTGAATTGGAATATGTCAACCGCCTCTCCACAAGGAATAAACTTGTTTTGAGAAAGTGCATACGCATTTGTACCTCCAAACAAATTCTTGATTGAACCTTTTGGGCGTACTAATTTTGCAAGTTGCAAATATGCCTTACCAGTCTTGAGTGAACCATTGCGAATAGGAATTGTTTTGTATGAGTAATTCTGTAGGAACTTATCACTATTTACAAATGCAACACCCGCCGTTTCTTCGGAACTGGAATACCCTAATGCTTTCTGCCAGCCTGAGTTCTCTACGTTTTCCAGTTTAATCACAAGATGTGGAGTAGACTTGAATTTCAAACTAATCGGATTTGTCTTATAGATAGAATTGGTCAAATCGTCATTGTCGCTGTTCGTCATTTTAAACTCATCGTTGATTTGTTTAATAGTCATTGTTTCCTGTGGAGCAAGAAGACTTGAGATTAAACCTTCTTTAGTTGTATATCTGTTTGAATCAACGGTAAAATACGGAACAAGAGGCGGTCTTTCACCATTCTTTATTGACTCATACTTGTCTTTAATATAGTGATGAGTATCTATACTGTAAAGTAATCCTTCAAAATAAGTCTGCGCTTCTGCAAGAGAAGCTCCATCTATCAAATAACTCTCAGCGTCAGGACCATACAGTTTTTCCTTTAACTTATAAAGTTTCTTATCGTTTAAAACAATTAGGTTATCAGGAAATGGAATCATTTGGCCCAATGCCCTCCTATAGGCATCTACTGCTTTATTCTGTGCAGACATAGCATCTTCCCACCAGTCTATTTCTTCCTGTGAATAACTTGCAGATACAACCGAGACTGTTCTTGAGTATTCGTCTCCACCTATTATGAGCTTGTCTTCGTTACCTTTGTATATCTTGTCATCAATCTTTATAATCGTATTCTCATTAGAGTTCCACAATGCTATATCCTTCGGATGATATAGTTCCGAAACATTGTCATACAATGTCGTGTACCCAAGCTCATAATACGACATTTTCTTATGCTTGAGGACAGAATACATTTCGACATCGCTTCTATTTGTACTGTTGTTCAAAGAACCAGTCTGTTGCCAAACAAAGATTGGATATGCAAAGTATTTGTTTTTAAGATATATCCAAGCCTCATCATCGCTACCTTTATTGTCGTGATTGTTAACCAAGTCCTCTATGTTGTCTATGTAACAATAAGACATGAGGTTACACCTGCCTTCACGAAACCATTTCTTTTCATGCCAGAAACCAGGAGGGAACTTTGTGTCTCTTACGATAGTATCACCCACCTTGATTGGTTTCCAATATGCTCCAGCGGTGTTTGATGTTATAACTTCAGAATCACAACAAGTCTTATCTATGTTGACATTGCCAATCACTTTCAACTCTAAGTCATCGTAATTGATATTGCTGAGTTCATTGTCGAGCTCAACATCAGGAGAGTTGAACGTGATTATATTCCTGTCGATTGCATACATACATTTACCAATTCCTTCATCGGCAGAAACATCATATATGCCGAATGTGTCAGCGTTCGACGAGATTTGTATCTCGTGATTTGTCGCCAACTGAGAAATATATGTATCAAACTCGTTGTTAACTATTGTCAAAGGTGTGTATTTTCTTATGTCATAAGCATTCGTGTCTCTTCTGCCAAATATAAATGGTCTGAAGAAATAAGATGCCATAGAATGACATCTGCCGCTTGCCCTGTCAGAATAGTTAAACATAGTAGGATTCAATACACCTTCTGCTATATTTGTCCTTTCATTTATCGTAGGATAAACAACAACAGGTCTTACCTTTCTATACCCAAGGGCTATGAGCGAATTGAGGAATGCTTTAGAGCCGTCACCATTGTTTGTATTTTTAAACGATAACCTTGCTTCTGCCCCATACCACTTGTCGCCATAATAATCTATTCCTTGAGGGCCCCATACTTCAACCTTCTTGGGACTTATGTTATTCAAATAATCACCTATCCATATAACATCAGACCATTTGCCAGTATAATGCTGGAATTGTAATCCAAGCCTATATGTTTCATCAGCTTGAAAATAAGAATCGTTGTTTATGTTCTGACGCATCTTGTCAAATTCGTGTCTTGACGTACTAATGATAAACCATTCATCTGAATCTTCGCCTTGAATATCGAACGTATAACCATTAAAGGTGAACTGTCTTATTGGCTTAGTATAGAATCTGAGTCTTGAATAATACGCATCGGTAAATCCCGATTTATATCTATTCGATTCTGGTGTGGCATTCATGGCAAATACCCTCACCTTTTCCTTGATGTCTTCTGGTACGCTCAATCTCTTCTGACTTATATTGCCGAAGAACAATGTATTGTCCTTCTGCCCCATAGTATACGCAGTTATTATCTCGCCTCCAACGTAAAACAATTCTGTCGGGTCTACATTGCTTCCTCCTATATTGGTATCAACATACGTTATCTGATACGTATCATTTATCTTTTCGAGCGGCATACTAATCTCGCTGACAAGTTTCACCGTAGGAACGCTGTCTACGCTTGTCCTTACAATGGAGTATATTCTTATATAGTCAAAATTTACATCAAGGTTTTTGATGGTTATCCTGAATGAATTTGACGTAGTTTCCTCTGCCGACGCACCTCTGTCTTTATGCGTAGTGTAATATATAGGAGATGTATAAAAGATATTTGACTCGGCACCAAACAAGTTGAAATACGTACATACATATTGAACAGCAGCAGCAGGGAACGCTCCGCCATCCATCAAATGCTCTATTTGCACGTTTTCTTCCAATCTGAGCGACCTTACGAAGTCGAACGACTTATTGTTCCACCTTGCCAATTCTTCGTCCTTAGCGGCTATATTTATGAACCTTGGCTGATTAATACCATCAGTCCAATATACTTTTCTTATGTCACTGTTTTCATAGAATACCAATGTTTCTATAGGACTTGTAGCATTAAAATCAAGGTGTCCCTTGTAAAGCAACTTGCCATTGAGTTTCTTGTCGTTAAACCATATTTTGTATATACGGTCTGTATTGTTTTTTAGCCCGACAAGTTCATTCAGCCAATACTTTTTGCTTATAGGGAAGTCTGGATATGGACCTTCGTTGACTGGGAAGTCAATCTCCTCATCTGCTTCTGTTGTGAATATTGTGAGTTCATTGTCAATCAATCCCTGCCCGATAGGTATGCCGATTATGTCTCCTTCTACTTCGCCGTCAGGTTTCTCTCCTTCTTCATCATCGCCATAATATATGCCAGTAGTAGTATTCCCTTCATCTTCTACAACAACCTCATCTTCGTAATAATAGTCCTTATATATGTCATATGGAGATATTTTGTTGTACCATCTCCTGAGTGCTTTCTCGTATTCGACATCACCGATGCCTCTGATAGCACTATACTCATTGCCACGTTCATTTGTGAGCGACGACATAACGCTGTCTTTTATCGGTGTGATGCGCATATTCATATTGCGGTATGCAAACTCAGGACTGAACCTACTTGCAGCCAAGTCCATTTGCATACCTTTAATGACATAGTTCGCAACTTTTATTTGTGGTTTCGCTAACATAATCAGTGCTGTCTAATATATTCTCTGTTAAAGTCCTTGAAGCCATTGTCGAATCTTGTTCTGTTGTTAAACAATGTACCCCACATTCTTGTTATGGTCTCCATCTCCGATGTGCTTGGAATGGTAAACTTGGATTGAAGTCTGCCGACAGCCCAATCATATTCTTGCTGCGTATTCTTCATTACGGTAGCATTCACCTTTCCCATGTCAAACAACATCGTAAATTTCTTTTGCTTTATAAACAATTCAAGAGCATCAAGGAAATTACTGTCATCTATCAATAGAGGATAGCCGTTCTCATCAACAGGAATCGCTTTGTAAGACACAAGCAAATCTCCTTTCTTGAAACTTGTAAATATCACATTGCCTTGCGTTTTAAACGCACCTTCAAACTTAAGTTCTTTCGGATAGTTCTCATCGCTTGGCATGAATGTATCGCTCATATGCCTCAAACAAGTCCGTGTAGACCAGTCTTTCACTTGGTTGATTGAAACATAATCACAAGGGAGAACTCCTCTGTATTCGTTTATTTTGACCCTTGCTTCCCTATCCTCGAAAAACTTTGGCAATCCTAAGATGCCCATAAAGTCAATGACATACTGAATTACCTCTTCAAGCGTGGTGTCTTTTAGCATGGGATGCCTCGTAACTCTGCTCAGTATCTCATTTATCTTTATGTATTTAATTTCCTTAATCATTTTATTTCCTATATATAAGTCCGCTCGTACCACTCTCTACAAGCACATGAGCCTCTGCAAGAATATCCCTGTTTATCCTGAACTGATAAAAGGTATGGTTAGAATAGTTCGACCGCTTGGTACTAAATTTGACTTTCGGTATTGGAGAGCCTTCCGAATAAACCACAATACCTTTTGGTTTCAAGTCAGGCTCCTTCTCCCATAATTCAGTAGTCCTCTTCCAATCAATAGACTTGTTTGTAAGCCAATGATTCGGGCTGTCCTTTATTACAACCTTCTTCATTATACACAGTCTAAGATTGCCCATCCTTAAAGGCAACGTAACAATTTCTCCTTTAAGCAACTCCCTTCTGAATATCTTGTCTACTTCTCGTATGACCTTGAAGTATGTTGCAACATCAACTTTCTGACCAATTGTCTTATATCTGTTAGCCCGTTCAACCTTGTAAGCGTCTCCTGGCCCATAAGAGTTTGTTATTTTGTGTACTGCTCCCTTCATTATGCTTCTGTCTTTAAGTCATCTTGTGCGTTATTATTGACATCTTCCTTCTTGTAGACAGCTCCTGAAAGTTCTTTTACAATGAACTCTATCAGCTGAGGTATCATTGCGTCTTCAATAGGAATCTGCATATTGTCGCTGTCGCAAATCTCGTCACATTTAAACTCGGATGCAATTCTTGGATTGTCAAATATTGCAGTAAGCCTTACGAAGTCAAGGTAATACGCCTGTGGGTTCATAGACTTGAACACAAGGTAATTCTGAGAATCCAATGTGCAATATATTATATTCTTGCTGTACTTGTTTTCTCCGACAAACCGCATCCTTTCTTTTGATATGATTACGATATGCGCAGACTGGAAGTAATCGTATGGTGTTACCTGTATTGTTCCAAACCCATACATCATAGGCAAAGGCTTCTTGCTTTTAAGATAATGTACGCCATCGCAGTCCGTGCCTGTAATCTCAACCAATGGAATACATATCGTCTGATAAACCACAGACGGTATCACTGGTTCGTTCCTATATTTCTGCTGTATAAGGAAACTCCTATATTTGTCTATGAGAAACATCACATGGTCTTCGTTGAAGTAACTGTCATCGCTACTAACTTTCAACTCATCGAGAACCATAGATGCTACTTCACTATATGTACTCATCGTATTAATGTTTAAAATCCTTGCGCAAATATATTCATAGGTTTTATATCGCGCAAGGATTCTAATTGTTTTACATACTAAATATAACTATCAGTATTACCAAGAACGCTTATGTCCGTCTCTGCAAGATACTGTGGTGTAGGTATCGGGCAGATAGAACAATACAAGTTGTTTAACACTTTGTCTATGACTTTCTTATCACACTCGTCCATCAAGACAACCATATCACTGTTAAGGAAATGCCTTATTGCAGTAAGCAAGATTATCTTGTTGACACCAGCGTAATTGTAATAGCCCTTCTTCCTTAGTATGTTGAAATATCTCCTAAGTGATTCCTGAGTTATTACATCAACTTCATTAATGCCCACAGTTACATCCTCCTATTGGTGGCAAATACGAATAGAACCCGACTGGCTCATTAAATGGGCCGCCGAACAATTCTGCTGTCGGTCTGTCAACAAATTCGTGTTCGCCGTATCTTTCGTTAAACTTATAACCTACATCATCCTTGAATCCATAGTATGGAAGCATATGCTTGTGATAATGCCATATCCACGGAACAGCCCATCCGTAATATCCATATGGCATTACGTGCGGATTAGGCGGAGTAACGGTATGTCCTTGATAATCCCTTACCATAGGTCTTGGCTTGCCATGAATCCAAGGTATTCCATTGTACGTATATGCGTGATTTGGATATATATCAGGCTTCATTCCAGTATGTGGTGGACGAGGCTTGCCTATCTTTGCGAACCATTTGTTCCATATGTAAATCGCTTCCTGATAATGTCCAGTCTTAACATTTACGTTAAATGCTTCATATCTCAAATACATATCTATGAATGTCTTTGGAACATTGCAATCCCTGTCAATCTCTCTCAATGCACAGATAAAAGAGTTTTTGATAGGGTAAAGGTTTGCGGTTACACCAAGAGTGTACATACTATCACCGCCGCAAGGTGCATCTGGTGCTGGGTTTCCTTTCGTCTTTACATATACAAAGAACAATGAATTATACATTGGTACAAGCATATCTTGCCAATCTATAATGAGCCTTGCGTGTTTTATTTTGACATCTTCGTGATTGAAGTTTTCTGGAGCTACAAATTCATCACAACCACAGTCAGCTTCTTCTGGATTCGGTGTTGCAGGAGTAACATTGTTTTGTAGCCTTTTCTCATCAACAATGTCGAACTTCTTTGTCCTTACACCGCTAAAATCACCTGCACCAGTTATCGTTATAGTGCCTACCCCTACTTCTACATTGTCAGAATATGTTGCTATATAATCAACGTCTGGTCTCAATAATTCTCCATCAAGCACAACCATCATCTTCGGCTTGATTTCATTGCCTGTGTACTTATATACGTAATCTTCAAGGATAACGTGTGCATTCTTCATCAAAAGCCCACAACATCTTTTCGGCTTATCGGCAGAATCTTCCCATCTGAACTTCCTTATAAGGTATGGAGTTTTTGATGGACCGCCGTTTGTATATGTGTCTTGTGCGTCTATAATCAACTCATCAAGATACACATCTTTGAGATACTTTGTATCTCTGACCATAACATCAATGACCATCCTCTTGCCATCAGGTGTTATGCTCAGTTGATTAAAATGTACCATAATGTTTATATGAAAAAAGGGTGCAAGCACCCTTTTGAATTTTCAGTTTTAGATTAGATTAATTGCCACCGCCTGCCGTGGGTGTCGGATTAACAATCGCATCAATTGCTGTCTTGATAGCAGCACCACTGCCAGCAGGAGCAACAATTGTCATCTGCTTCCTCGACCTCTGAACATCCTCTACTGGGCCGCTGAAATAGTAGACAATATCTACAAGGTCATAACCATTTGCAGCATCTGCATCTACAAGCAGCTTGGAAGGACGTACATTCGGCCAACCAAGATTTCTGTAAAGGTCAGCCCTGTCACCCATAGCGAAGTATTCAAGGTCTGCAATCACCTTGCTATTAGATACTGTGCCTCCGTTGAAGTCAGAAGGAATGAAACCATTTGCGTCTGTGGTAAACACATTGACTTCTGCACCATCAATCTCAGCCTTGCTTGCAGCAACCTCGAAGTTTGTCCAGGCTTGCTGTCTTACACCAAGAACCCAATCAGGCTCCTTTTCCTTGATTACGATTGTTGAAGTGTTCGACGCAGTACCGTTGGTTGCGCCAGTGAGTTCAAACTCAACCATCTTGTCAGACTCTCTCGACATATTTGCCTCAAGGGATTCATAAAGGGTCTGAATGAACTGAGCCTTGGTCATGCCAGTATAGGTGTGAACTACTCCGTACTTCTGATAGGTATCTTCCTCGCCGATGCTGATATACTGCTTGAAATACATTCTCACGAGAATATCCTGATTAGCAAACTTTGCAGTAACTGCATTAGACGACCAAAGTGCTGTGTCGCTCTTAAGTGAAAGTGTGTATTCTTTCTTTTTATGAGCCATCTTTGCAGCTGCGGTGGAAGTGATATACTCAATCTTACCCTCCTCTACAATGTCCGAACGAGTCAAACCACCGTAACCCTTAGTCAAAAGGTAAAAGCCTTTGGTATTCTTACCAGTAGAATCCTTTGCCTGAATAACAGCAAGGTCTCCGAGGCTTGTAACACCTGCGGCGTTCGACTTCAATGCTTTGGCAACGTAAACGTGCCTTACTTGATTTGTACTAAACTGTGCCATTTGTCAAATTATTTTACGAAGGTTGCGTTGCATTAGCACCAAGGCTTTTTGTTTTCAATGCTATCCTTACCGCTTCATTGAGTATTACGTCATGTAAGGAAGGATGCAGTTCGCACTCCGTTATTATACTTTCGCCTTGTATTGTAAGTCCATCTGGTAGATTCGTAAGTATTATAGGATGAAGTTTCCTTATATATCTCACAAGGTATTTGTCAACCCTATACTTTGAAACTATCTCAACAATATTTTTTTCTACGTCAAGCCGTAAGGCTCTTCTGTTGTTCGCTCCTCTAAATGGGTTCCTTGCTGTTTTCAAATACTCGTCCTGTGTAACAGGCATAACATCAAGCTCCTTTCCATTCATACATTCATTGTCCGCCTTTATAGTAACCTTCTCGTATGTTATGAACCAGAGGTCGTCTGGCAACATAAAGAAGTAAGAGTTCTTACTAATCGGCTTTATCAATGGCTGTGGAACTGTATCAAGTATTTCAATCGTCTTAACAAGAGAACTTAGACATCTTCTTAATCCTTCACTCTCTTCAAACGAATAGCCAGCGTTGCCATTATAAAGAGTTTCCACTACTTTCTGCTGCGCCTGGGTGAGGAATACTGACTTCTCGTATTCGTCCAACGCTATATATGTTCCTTCTCCGAAGGTGTTCAACATTACGTCGAACTGGTCGCTAAACTCATGTATGTCCATTATTCACTCCTTACTCCCATTTGCACTGCTGTTTCTGTATCACCCGATACGTATGCTGCTTTTGCAAGTTCGACCGCCCTTTGTACTATTTCTGGGTGGATTGCACTGTCAAGCTCACACTCCATCGAAAGATATTCGCCTTCTATTGTACAACTTGGATAATTGTCGTGAAGGTTACAAAGTATAATCGGTCTTGGTTTCCTTACATATCGTATCGTATAATCTGATATTTCACATCCATCCTTGCCTATCAGTTCATAAACTACGTCAGTTACAGAATCATTTGTCTTGTCGTCGAAGTAATTATAACTGTTCATAAGCCTCCAAACTTGCCTTTTAAGTGGCTGTCCGTATGGTTTCTGAATAAGTCTTGTATATTCATTGTAGGATATTGGAACTATGTTAGCCCTATATGTCCTTCCTTCTATCGTAACAAAACACTTCTCGTTTACTATCGCAAGTATATCATTCGGTGCTTTGTATATATAAGACCTTTCATCGAACGGGTCGTAGTCTTCATTGAGATAAAGGAAAAGCCTCTCGTCATTGCGAGGAGACTTCTCCTCCGCCTCTTCCTCTGATATTGCGAGTATCTGTCTTGGCTTGACCACCTTCATAAGGTTTGAGAAATCAAATTGCCTTGGAGATGAATCATCAAAGCCTTCTTGATACTTGTTGCCTTTTGGATTGAAGTAATTTTTAAGCAATTCAAGTTGAGCCTTTGTAAGAAAGACCGACTTTTCATACTCATTTATCGGTGGTGCCGCATTTGACATCACGTTATTGTACTCTATGTCAAACTGATTACTAAACTCAACTATATTCATTTTACTTACTCTTTTACTGCCGCCTCTATTGCAAACCTAAGTTCCTGATGTCTTGGGTTCATAAGATATTTGGCAGCGATGTTCATTGTAGATTCCTCACCAAGTTCACAAAGCGGCGAACCGTCCTTTGTGTAGTACAGCAAGTTATTCCTGTTTGAAATAAGATTACTGCTGATTGCTTTCTTGATAAGAACCTTTGTATTGAAGTATTCGTCAGTAATTGTTCTGAGGAATGTCTTGGAATCCGACTGTATGAGTTCGTTAATCTTGACTTGCAACTGGTCAAGTTTGGTTGCATCAGCAATAACTCTGCCTGTAATGAGTTCGATGAGCGTGCGAAGTTTCCACTTGTCATCCTCAATCTTGCCGTACTCCTTGTAGCAAGCCATAACAGTTGTCATACCCTGCTTTGCCACCTTGTTCTCCTCGCTTTCTCTTACTACTACGAATCTATATGTTGCTTTTGGTCTGTCTTGTAATTCCTGCAACGAAGGGCAGATTGCGTTTTTATTAGCAAGCAAAATCTTAAATCTGATATAATCCTTCGGGTCTCTCAAATCAAAGTAATTGTCCTGTTTACTCAACCTTACCTTATTGATGCCATTGAAATTACTGTCATCCCAAAAATTGTTTTCTGTTTTATGCACAGACAAAGCGTTTGGTTCAAGACCAAGAGTGTATTCAAGAAAATCCTTCTCCTGCTTGGTCAATACATTTACGTAAACACCTGACGATGCAAGCCTTGGTACTGTGTACGAAATCACTGCATTCTCTGCCATACCGCCATAAAGAACGTGTTTAGGATTCTTTATCATGCTTGGTCTGTTGATATATCTTACAATTACTCGTTCATTTGTAAGACACGATTTGAGACCGTGTGGTGCATCTACGCTTTCTATAATACTTTCTGTCTGTTCAATTGTCTCCTGTGCCTCTTCTGGCACTCTTGCTGTCCTTGCCATTTTATCTTCTCCTTTTAAAATTTTTGAAAGGGTGGGTAAATTTAATCACCCACCCTGATTAATTACGCCTGCAAAATATTAGGAATCAAACTCAAAGTTCTTGTCGGGTCGAGGACACATACACCGAATGTTGCCATCTTGTGCATTACTGCCGAATCCTCGTCGAACGACATATATGGGTTGTTCATCTGACCAGTGAACGGATTCCTAAGACCCCACTGATAACCTCTGATTTCGGGCTGACCCTTAATCGCACACTTGAAGATATTTGGCTGGTCCATAGTACCAATGTCAAATATATCATAACGATAAGAGTATGCTACGCCGCCGTCAGGGTGCTTAATCTTGTTTCTAACTGGGTCGTCATAGAATGCTGAGTCAACCTCGAGCTTAATGGTAACGCCATTAGGAGCCTTGTACTCAGTGAACTGATAACCTGCCGTGAGAGCGTTGTCGTGGAGCGGTGAAGAAGTCTTCTTAACAACACCAAGACCATCGCCATTGAGAGTAAACATCGACCAGCCGCTTACTGCGTCTCTTACAGCCTTATGGAACTGAATAGCACCACGCTCACCAGTCTTGATTACAAATGTACGCTCGCCAAAACCAAGTTTTGAAGCCGAAAGTTCATAGAGAGCATCCTCCAAAAGTTTAAGTGAGAATGTGTTGTAGTAGTAAGTATTTGATACCTCCATCTGCTCGAACAGACCTGCGCCTGTCTTGATGGCTGAACCAGACTTACCAATGTTCATATACTCACCATTTGCGTTTCTGTTGCTTCTGCCGTATGCAAGAGCGTTGTTCTTATAGTCTGCAAACTGAACCTCTGCCTCGTAGTCTACGTAGTGCATCCACATATTGTGAACGACCTTCTTACCCTCGTTGGTAATAACAGGAATACCTACTGCGAGCTTCTTGTTAAGCATCGAACCTGGAACCTTGTGTTGGATTCTGATTGTAGACCACTCATTTCTCATCGAAATCGGAGAACTGAATCTAACATCACCAACCTTCCTTGAAAGTTCTTTCTCAACAAATGCAGCCTCGATAGAGAATCTCTCACCTGCCAACAGTCTCTCAGGAGGACAACCGTCAATGTTACCACCTGCAAGTTCTACCTTATAAACAAAATTCGTACCCTCTGCAATAGGATTGCCAAGGATTCTGAACTGATATACCTCGTTAAGTTCACCTACGATGAACTCACCATCGGCAAACCAATCCTCTGCAAATACAAGATAGAAAGGCTGAGTACCTGCGCCGACGTTTGTAGCACGATTTGCCTCTACTACCTGGCCATTTTCATCTCTTGCTTCAAGCAACGGAATGTTTCTTCTATGCGAACCGATAACATCCCAGTAATATTCAGAGTCATTTTCAAATTCTTTTGTAGGGAACTGACTCAAAAAAGTCTCCAAAGACTTACCCCTATACATAGCAAGCAACTGAACCATAAGTTCCGATGCCTTTTGCTGCTCCAACTGAAAAACAGTACCAAGGTGGTTTTCTCTTGTGAGACCCTTCCAATAAGTAAAGCCCTTCATTTGAAACTTACCCAAACTACCTGCCATATCTATTATCAATTAAAGTTTCTAAATATTAAGTTTAAACCCACTAAAATGAGTATCGTCATCAAAATTAACGCCTGTCGCCAAGTTGAGTGAGCCATCAAAGTTTCGCTGAGTGCTGTTGATTACACCTTCAAGTGCCGCAAGTCCTCGTTTCTTTTCTTTCTGAACCGCCTGTTTAGACAATTGAGAAAAGTCCTTGAATCCATCTGTAACCGTCCATAGGGTAGAAACAATCTTTACGTATTCCCTTGGGTTTTCTTCCTGATACTTTTCCAATGCTGACAATTTTCTGCCGTCCTTACCTTGGCATTTACGATTGGTTGCATTGTCAAATATCTTTTTCTTTACAGAATCGGTAAGTGTCAATCCTGCGATTGTACCCTTTTCTTCAAGAATAGACTTTCTAAAGTCTTCTGCATTTTTCTTCTCTGTCTCGACGAGTTCACGCTTTGCTTTTTCAGCCTCCTCGAACATACTTTTATACCGACTATTAAAAAAGTCTTTGTTTGATGCGAGTGCTTCTTTTGCATCGTCAACATCCGTAAGTGCGTCAAATGACTTTTTCAACTCTCTCTTTGCTCGCTCATCGCTGAACCCCCTGTTGATGTAGTCCTGATAAATAATGTTTGCCCTCAGTTTCTTGCCAGCGTCATCTTTCGCAGCCAACATACTGTCCGTTATACTATCAAGAAAATCAATGGTATTCCTGTACGTTTTTACTATCTCTGGCGGTACGCCATCATCGAGTGCTTTTTGCAACCTTCTCTCTTTCTCACTGATTCCATTTTCAATCTGCTTTGCAATAGCGTCTCTTAATGCGTCTGCATCCTTAATGTTTGCAATCTCATTTTCATCAGATATTTCGAGAACTCCATCTTCCACCAAAGCCCTGGTAATGGAAGTATAGAAATTATTTGGAGAAGAACCTTTTGGCTTTTTGTCCGAAGGAGTCCCCGAATCATCTATATCTTCATCACTACCTACGCTCTCTGATTGCTTCTTTTTGTCATCGAAGTCAACCTCGGTAGATTCATCGTTTTCGTCTTTGTCTTTGTCATCCTCACTCGTTTCCTCTTCTGCTTCTTCCGCTGATTCCTCAGCCGCAGTTTCGGTTTCAGAAGATTCGTCGTCTGCGTTCTCACTGAACATAGACTCTATTTCATCTTCCGAAAGGATGTTATCAATACCAAGTCCTAATTCCATTTTACATTCTCCTTAAAATTTTCCGCAAATATATTGCTGTTTAATGCATTAAAATACCGTATTTAACGAATTATTATAGTCGTAGTAAACAAAAATATTTACTATAAAATATATCAGTCTCAATCTGTCTGTTTTGAGGCATTTTCGTTTATGTGGTCGATGTCGTCCGAATTTGTTATCCTGCTTTTACACCCAGCCTTCATACAGTTATACTTCATTAAGAACGAAACCTGTATTTTAAGTGTATACAAGTCTGATTTTAAAGCATAGTTTTCTTCTAATAATTCATCAATTTTTTGTTGATATGCATCAAGCCTTGCTTTATTGTCTTCTGATACTTTCTTATAAAACTCAAAGGAATCACCCATATTAGCGATAACTTTATTATCAACCTCTACGTGGTATTTCCTTTTCGCTAAAAGCCAAGACACTATTGCTGTTGTCGTCGGGATGCCGACTTCTTGCAATATTCCCAATATACTGTCCATTGTTTTTACACATTAATGTCCTTATTACCTTATACATACATCCACTTATTTCACCCTGAAGCCACGCAGAGTCTTCTGATTCGGAGTCAAATCCAAACGCAGAGCCTATATGTTCAGTCAGGTGTTTTAATTCGTGTGCAAAAGTATCAAAAAATTCCTTGCGATTAGTTGCTGTTGACAACACTACTATAGAGGTACTCAATTTATTAATAGTCAATGTATATCCGCTGTTTGGTGTGCTTAGTACCCTTATGGCATCTATAATTAATTCCTTATTAAGTCCTACTGTTTTTAGTGCGTTGCCTACATCTTCAAGGTCTTCTTCGCTCCTTACGTTATAATAAGCCATTACCCACCAGTCTGATGGGATTGTTTTGTCAATCGTGAACCCCTGTATTATCATCTTCCTTCAATATCTTTATTACGTAATCCAACGCAATTCCTATCTCCTTTGGGGAGTATGGCATCTTATTGTAGGTTTCAGGGGTATCTCCATCATACGGAGGTTTACCCCTTCTCCATTTCTGCCATTCTTCAAGCATTTCTGCCGCTAACTTCTTGTTCATTATAAATAGTTTTCCCAGTAAATAGGCACTCCCATAATACACATCTTCGCAACAAAACATTCAAGTACCGCCTCTGGGCAGCAATCTGGGTCAAACAGCGTCTCCTTTACAAAAGAAAACTTCTGCTCCGTAGATGGCAAGGTTTCCTTGTAGTCGGCGATAGCCATATTATACAAGTACCAAGACGTGTAAAGATACTTGTCTTCAATTTTATGACCAAGCCTGTTCAATAAAGTCTTATACTCTTCGAGTGATATAGTATTAACCTTCTCACCCCTTTTGTCTTTCATATTGCTTATGGCAAACTCTGCGAGACTCTTTGAGAACATACCGTGATTCATGTCCTCGTAAGCCCTTCTTGCTTCACTTGTAAACTTTTTCATAGTATTATATTTTAAAAGTTAAGGCCAACCCGAAGGCTGGCCTGTACTATTATCCGTTGTAATGACTTGGTTTACGTGCGTATTCCTCGTCTTCTTCATCGTTTTCCTTATCTTCCCAGCCGTGCTGATAGCCTTTCTTATAGCCATCCTTGTAGCCCATACCGCCTCTGGTATTTGAACGTCTCTTGAGTTTCATATTGTATTTCATATTCTCCCTCAAGTCCTCGTCGTCAAATATAATAAAGTTTCTTGTACCCATAATCTTGCATTATTTTGACTTCTTTTCGACAGTTATGTCTTTGAGCATTTTAAGGATGGTGTCAAGTTTTTCGTCGGTTTCAGCCTGTCTCTTTTGCAAATCCTTTATTGCCTTCAGACGTTTTTCATCTTCAGCAATCTTTGGATTCACTATGCTCTTCATCGACGAACTCTCATTCACAACCCTTTCGTGGAACGGTATCGAGTCCAATATATTTCTTGACTGGCAAACCATACTGTCTATTACTGGGGTAAGACGGTCTCCATTGCAAGCGTAAACCAAATCGCCTTCCTTTGCGCTGTCTGCATTTGAAGGAACATCTGTAAACACCCTTTCCTTGCCGTCGAAATCAACTGTCATTGTTATTGTCTGTTGTAGCGTTCCTAACTTTGCTACTGGAAGGGTCTTTGATTTTAATATCCCAACAGAAAGATTAAAATTCTTTTTGTCAAGGACATATATCTTAGACCCTTCTATTGTCGAATTGAAATCCATTGTTATACTTGAATTAGAATTACGCATTTGCTGTTGGAGTAGTAGGCGTTGTACCAATCCCATTAAGAGCGGCAGAAACCTTGTCTACAATATTGTCAGCAACTGCATTTGCCCAGATAGTCGGCACTGCCGTCATACTGTTGTTTGGCAATGTAATCGTAGAAGGCTGACATCTCTTGATAGCATCAACTTCACTTCTTATGCCTGCAAGTTGTGCAACTACTGGATTGATTGCATTTGTAATCATTCCCGCAAATATTCCGTTTTGCTGCGACTGAGAAAGTTCACCTGACAACTTCGCATTCTCTGCAAGTGCTGCATTGAGTTTGTCTTGCATTGCGTTTGCCTGCATCTCCGACAATTTGTTGAGAACTGCCTGAGTGTTTGCATTGCCGCTGTTCTGCAATGTGTTGGTTTGTCTCTCTGTCAAAAGTTGCTGTTGGCAGCAACAGTTTTGGAACTGGCTTATAATGTTTGCATTTCCCGACTGAATTGCATTTATAATCTGCAAGGCGTTAGTTCCCTGAGTGTTTGCAATCTGATTGAGCGAGTTCTGCACGTTCATAACGGCACCGTTTACAAGATTGAAATCCTGACCTATTGTTGTAGCAAGGCTTTGGATTGCAGTTCTCTGTGCTTCACCGTTTGCTGTTACAGCCTGCATTATAAGTTGTCTGCCATTTTCGTTGTTGAGTTGATTGCTTATGAAGCCTGCGCCATTCGCGCCATTGCCACCGAATCCGCCAAAGCCGCCGTTGTTCCAGCCAAACATAGACGCGATTATCGCAAATCCGAGGATGTCGATAAGGTTTGTATTGCCACCACCAAAGAGGCCGTTGCCGTTGCCTCCAATTGGAATGCTGAATGGAATACCCTGATTGCCATCAGGTACAGATAAAATCTCTGCCATAGTTATTGTTATTTTAAAAGTTTGCACTGCAAAGTTATGCAACACAAACTCTCTTGACAATCTGCACCCGTAAGTAATTTATCGAATCATACGTATAAAATTTACTTGGCTACATATAACTCCAAATTAGTTTTCTTTTTACGGTTTTCATTGAATTTAATCATATCATTCAGGAAATCAGCATTATACGTTTCCGCAATTGCTCTTACATCTTTGTTAAGGCAGTGAGAATCCCAGTACGGTTCATCTCTGTCGATGAAAGTATGGCTTGGATTTACCCTTGGGTCAAGAATAAAAAGTTCCCTCAAACTTTCATAGTCAACTCCACAGTGTTCGGCAAGTAAGGCAAATTGTGAACAGAACGCTACTTTTGTAGCAAGCCAACTATTTTCCATGTATTTCACTAATTCTGCTGTGTCATGGTCTACAATTTTAAATTGATGTCTTGCGTCGTAACAATGTTGTAGTGCCTGTTGCACGGCTATACAATCCGATTTACTTCCACCAAGAATGGTAAAGTTAAAATCAAAGTTATTGCAGTGGTACGTGTTGCCATAATATTCTGGCGATACCACGATGTTTACATTGAACTCATATTCAAGGCAACGTGCTGTTCCTGGCAGAATGGTGCTTTTTATGACGAATACGCCGTCATTTACAAGTGAACCCTTCCATTCCTTTATTACGGTTTCAATCGCGCTTAAATCGCAAGGATTTTCGTTGTTTACATACGGTGTGTCTACGCATATAAATATGATGTCGTAGTTCTCATGCTTACGAAGTGGTGTAGTTGTTCCGTAATTTTCTTTGAATTTCAAGTCGCACGTATCTGGTTTGAGTGCGGCTATTTCTCTGTGTAGGTTTTTGCCAGTTGTACCATAACCTACTATTAATGTTTTACTCATCATAAATATTTTCGTAATGCTTTCTTGTATTTATATTGTTAGCCATAACCGTTTTGAGCAACCAAGATGGCATCCAAGTTCCCGTATATTGATGAATGGCGTAAGTATTATCAGTAATTTTAGTTTCTCCTGTATGAGGATTATAAGGGCTAAAATACTCTGATGGATATATAGTCATACCAGCAACTTCCTGCTTCTCTTTTAGATTTATATCAAAGCCATGCGTTGACAATAACTCCGTTTCTCTCTTTACACAGTTTACAAAGTGAGGCTGTCCTCTATGATATGTGAAACTTGCGTTTTCATACACCTCCATCATTTCTTTTGCAATCGTAGACTTGGGTTCCAAGGCAACAATAAGACCAGAAGCAAAGCCGCCTCCAAGATTTGCGCCTCCAAAATTACCTTTCTCCAATAATGGTGTTATATCTTTTATGAGCAAAACGTCAGTGTCAAGATATACACCGCCATAATTGTAGAGTATATCCCATCTTGCATAGTCAGATACAAATGCAAAATTTCTGTAAATATACGCTTCTTCTGTAAATGATGTTTTGTTTACATCGTAATTACTTTCATCCCATTTTCTTATTTCATAGCCAGGTAGTATCTTCGTCCAAGACTCAATACACTTATCGACTATTTTAGGTGGCTCGTTATTTCCGAACCAACAATAGTGTATAACCTTTGGAATCATATCTACCTCCTTTCTTGATAACCCATTACATCGTCTAACGACACATTGTATTTTTTCAAAAGAGCATCTCTGTCTTTGTCTGGTATCGTATTCTCCAAAAAGAAATTTTTGATTTGGTGTCCTTTGATAGACAATACATTCCCTCTCAAACTCTTTTTTAGCCATTCTTCAAATGACTTAAAAATATAGTGGTGGAGTTGACACTCCTGATTAAACATAGGTATGTTCATTAGCCACTTTTGCATAGGTATGGTGTTGGATTGTACATATGAAAAATGCGGCAACTGTGCTAATATGTACTCCATTTGAACCACACATTTATAGTACGAAAATCCAGTGATTATATGGTCTTGAAACCTCTCTGTTAGTGTTTTGCTATAATCTGCATAAGCCTGACCATTAGCACCGTGCATGACTTGTTGAAATCTTAGACATATAATATCTTCGTGTCTTTTACAAAAGTCAATTAGGTTGCCTTCAAACATTTCATCGGTGTCTATAAATGCGCACCACATTGTATCTTGTCTATGGTCTTTGACAAATTTTTTATAACAATCGTATTGAGTTCTGTCTGTCGAAGGGAATGTTTCGACAGTGCAATAATCAGATAGTTCTGTGCCGTGTAAATAGTCAGATACAGCCACTTCACTCATATTGTCATATATGTAGAAATGTTCAATACCAGCCTGAACACCTTTGGTAAGATGTTCAAGCAAGTATTGATTTTCATCTCTTATTATAAGACATTCGCTTAGATAATATTTCTTTTCCATTTTACCTTCTGATGATTATACTAAGTTGTAGCGTTATTTGAATTGAACTCTTGCGCCATTTCTCCAAGTTCGTATTCGGTAATAGTGATATTTTTATTTACTGGAACCCAGTCAACTGTATTTGAATTGCCTTGGTTATCAGTGTAAGCATTTCTTTTTACGAACATCATTGCATTACCGTCAGGTATTACTTGTATCTCATAAACTGCGTCATGTCCACCATAAGAATCATAGCTTGCTCCATACTCTGTTGGATTATTAGAAGCTGCCATATATCCTTCGTCATCAGTCAGCGACGAACCTATACTATCAGAAGGTAATACATTAGCATACTTCGTTTTGATATAGATAGGAACATTCGAGTTTTCTACACCATAGCTACCAAGATTTCCGTCAAATCCTCCCGTGCCAGTCATACCCCAACTTCCATCGTATGTGTAATTATATTTGAAATCCCACGATTCGTTGATGATTATAACAGAATCGATGCCTTCGAGACTTACGTTATTCAATTGTTCATACGCATTGATAATATCAGATACTACCGTTGCTGTAAAAGGATTATAAAGTGAAGCTCCTGCATACTCGCCTGGAAAATCGCCTTCATTTGTTTCGTAATTAGATATAATCTTGTCGCGCAAAACATTGTTTACGTGAATTACAGTTGGCCCAGTTGGTGCGCTTGTACTCGAACTGCTGCCACCATTTGTGATAGCGTCAATCAACGCTTCAAAATCTTGCTGAGTTGGATATCCTCCTGCCTTGAATCGTGCTTTCAAAGCGTCTATTTCCTGTTGTGTCATACTGTTAAATTTTAATTGCTGTTCTGTTTCATTAATGTATCGTAATCAATTGACGTAAAGTTGCCCATTGGCTGGAATCCACTGAGTTCTGTATAAGAAAAAGCAACGCTACAGCCAAGTGGTATTACTGCAACTTGTGGTTTTGCCACATACTTACCATTCTTATATTCAAAGTATCTTGGCTCTCTGCTTGCTTCTGATAGATAGAATGCTTCTCCATGTGCCTTTGCTGTCCAAGAAACATACATTTCTGTATTATGGTTACCTCCGCCATACATTACACCATTGTTATGGATAATAAGAATAAAAGGTTCATATCCTATTGCCTGTTGCTGAGAGCTTGGTAGAGTATACTCATATGTTTTGATGTTAAACTTGTTAGACATAAATGTACTTACAGGTACTGGGTCGTATGGATTGAACGGATTGCCATCATATACATTGCCAACAACTGAGTTAGCAGAAGGTTCTATAACCGAAGGAACACTTGATGCGTAACAGCTTTGGTGAAAACTGTATATATTTGTTTGATTTTGTGCAAATATTGTGTCTATCAAATCTTCCCAATTTGTAAGAGTTGGAAACTTACCGTCGCCAAATGCAGCTTTCAACTGGTCTATTGTTTGTATCATTTCTTTAAAATTTTAATTAGTGTACTGAATAGAACATAGGTCTGAACTCTGTGCCTGTCCACCTAAACATAAGGTCAAAGTCGAGCGGGCCAGACCAGGTTCTTGAATTGCCATTTACAGAATATGTCAACTGCGTAAGCACATCTGTTATAATTAATATGTCGTTCGCAGTCCAACCTGTTGTATTGATATTATTAAGACTATTGCTAATGCTGCTTGCTGACATTATTCTTATATTCTTAAACAAACTTATCGTAGAGCTTGTTACGAAATTGCTTGTGTCAGGAAGATTTGCACTTATAACATTCTGATTACTAATTGTGATAGTTGTACCGTCTCCAGTATACTTTGTGTCTGTTGCACTGATTACGTTGTCATTTGAAATCTGAACGTTTATTCCTGCTGTATAAGTTGTATCGTCGTCCACAAGATTAGCAAACTTAGTATCAATATCAGTTTTGTTGTATACCTGACTTTTGGTGTAATAATTGCTCATATCAGGTACGGACGGAATATTTGCAGATATTACATTGTTGCTGTCGATAAATACCGTTGTTCCATCGCCAGTATATGTGGTATCTGTGTTTTCTATCGTACAAGAGATTTCGCCGTTTGTAATATCAATGCCTGTGCCTGCCGTATATGTCGTGTCGTGGTCTTCAATTGCATTTATCATATTATCGACTTCAGCTTGACTGTACGTCTCGCTCTTTGTATAATAGTTTTGTAACTGACTACTTATAGCATTACCGAGGTCTACAGAAATTTCTCTTCCATTACTAATAGTTACATTTGCGCCTGCCGTATATGCAGGACCTGTTAAATATGTTGAAGCCGCATCATCAATTGTAAGGAACTTATTATCTGTCTGCGTTTTAGTATAATAATCATCCATTGATGAAACCTGAACAAAATCATTCGGGTCTATATCGCAAGAAATTTCTGTCCCATTTATTGTAATATTTGTTCCGCCTGTATACACTACCTGCTCGTGGTCTCCGAGTTTCTCCCATACTTCACCATTGAATACGTATTCGGCGTACTTTGGTTCTGCGGTTGTTCCAATGTTAACAAACCAAACATCCCCAGTTTCAGAATCATTTGCCTCTGGAAGTTCTGATATTGCAGATTTAACACCTCTGTATATGAGGATGTTACTAAGATTCTTGATAGTATCAATCTCTTCGGCATCAAATGGGAATGGTGCAAATGTTACCTTCTTGGCTCCATCTACCTCTTTTACAACGAGGTAATTCCCTGCCGTTACATCAGGTTGTGCTATATCAAGTTTACCACTAAGGTCTGTTTTATCTGCCTTTGTTCCAAGCGTTGTATTGATTTGTGTAATATCCCCTTCTATGTTGGTAACTTTCGTTGTCAATGCCGATGTGTTTGGAATTACACTATCCTTAATGCCAAATACTCCTTCAGTTACTGCGAATTGGTTTTCGTTGTAGTTAAATCCAATAACATTGTTTTCTGAAACTACAATAGGTGCAGTTCCACTTATGTTTGTAACACTTTTGAGTTTGCCAGTAGTAGCATCTTTGACTATGGTTGTGCCGTCATATTTAACGCTTATTGCACTGCCATTAATATCAATGCCATCTCCTTGAACATAATCCTTATATGGTACTGTTGTTTCAAAGGTAGAACCAGCAGTATCTACTATTGTAAGTTTCTTTGTGGAAGTATCAAACGACAAGGTATCTATCTTCGTGTCTGCAAATTCCTGTATTGGGAATGAAATTGTACCGAGTGATACATTCGCCTTTCCTTTAATAGTATATACCCTATATCCATCAACATCGTCTGGACCATCAACACTAATAGTAGTCTTCAACCCATTGCCATCAATAGAAAGCAACTTGTCGTTTTCTGATACTTTTATGTTGAGCGAACCAGATGTTTTTGTCATAGAGTTTCCTATTATTACCTTCACAACACCATTCTCTTCCTTTAATGGAAGCTCGTATGTTACGGGCTTTGCCTTTGCATATAGCTTTCCATCCTGCACTCCAAGAGTTTCTGTATCGTACATCAATGAGAATGTATCTGTTGATGTCCCTGGAGTCCTTTTTATCGGAAGAACCGAGTCATAAGTCTTAGGTGTAGGCGGAAAATAATATGTCTGACCATTAAGTGTGGCAAATGGAACAGTACCTCCACCGTTGTTCAAAGTCAAATCTGGAACTTTGGCATCAATAAGGTTGTTCACTTGCTCAGGCGTAAGTCCGTCGGATGTAGTTACGTTCTGGTCAAACCCAAGACGTATCCTTCCAAATCCTACTCTGTATATATTTTCTTTCTGTGCCATATTATTGTTATTTAATCATTTTCTAAAATTGGAGCAACTCCATTCGCAAAGTGGTCTTTCCTCGCAGGAGACCAGTCAAGTCTTATTGCATTCATAATCCTTGCAGAGGTTTCAATGTCCGCCTTGTCAATTACGTCATATACGCAACCTTTGATTACAAGGTCATAATCACCAGGTAACATCTTCTCCGTCTTTGCAGGAGGAATTGCTACGTGTATTACATACGGGTCTTCTTCATCTATCCAATATTCACCCTTTACTACCTCGTAGTATTTAACGGAATTATACAAGTAAACTTTCATACATTCGTTAAATGCTGTATATGGTATGTTGTCCGAAATGACTCCGAACATAACCTTATCGCCTAAGCAAAAGGCTACTCTTGAATTTTCTCTTTCCATTATACTACTTTCATTATAAACGCAAGTGTATAAAACGAAGGTTTCGGTATGTTAATCGTAAATGTCTTCGATGTAGAACCACAACCTGTATTCACTTTTGTCGCGTTTATCAGTTCAAAATCCTTATCTCCATAATTGCTATCCCAAGCACAAGCACCATTCCCTGAACTCTTAATATCTTCAAAACCTTTATTTGTAGCAGGAACTTTATACGTAGAATTAGTAGTTAACGGGTGTGTGTGTTGTGGTAAGTCGCTGGCATACATTGTAAATGACGTTTTGTACGTAGAGTTAGATGGCTCTCCTGTGTGCCATCCTTCTGCGTTAGCCACAACTCCAAGTTCTCCAATCCTATTCTCTTCTGCCGCGTATATAAACTTGCCTCTTAAATCAGGAGTCTTAACGCCATCAACAGTCTGACCATCACATAACGCCCAGCCTATTGGTATGTTTTCATTATAACCACTCCACATTACGATTACACCTTGTGGAACTCCATCGTTCTGTTGGGTCTCCTCTTCTTCTTGCGGAGTATTATTATTCTCTATGTTTAGGATAGTCTCTGGTGTCAAACCGTAATAAATACGAAGTCTTTTTGTCCTATCGAGCAATCCATTCTGTGTAGAGTCAAACGTATCTGTATCAACAGAACAAAGTTTTACTGTTCCATCAGAATATAATGTCGTGTCTTGTATAATCACTCCATCAGATTGTTTGATGAGGCTAATTTTACCGCATCCAATGGTTTGCCTTAGAGTATCTCCTACCTTTGACGAGCCAGCCTGTTGATTATATATCCTCATCTGAACCGAGCCTACATAACCTGTGTATATTACTTTTGCATAGCATTCATTATAATCAGCAGCAAGTATCGCATTCCTGTAAGGATTATCCAATACAGTGTAATTAAATCTGAATGGATGCACAACAAATTGGCATTCGTTCATTTCTATTTTCACAGACCAATCAGTTCCTGTTGTTATACCATTTCGCCAAATACCACCCTCAATCTTAATGAATGTAAATGGGTCTGGATGCAATACACCTATGTCATCCGAGTCTGTTGTTGCTGCAATAGGCTTGGTGCTACATACTGGGAAATTCAAGAACTCAACCTTGTTGAACACAAGATATGTCCTATCACCAAAGCATCCAACTTTTATATAACCTCCAATCGAATCTGTGTCTACGTCTGTTTTGTTAGGATGCCTCATCATACGAAGTTGCTCTATTTTCAAGTACGAAGTCTTTAATGACAAAATACTTTTTACCCTTGAGCCATTGACAGTTCTATACATATACAATGTATGGGAATGTCCATATATTTCGCAATTGTGAGTGTCTATTGCTTTTAACATTCCATTTTCAAAATCGGTTTCTATGCCGAAATCAGCCCTGATATGTATTCTTGTGAATACTCCTGTACCATTGTAATGCAACGACAAACCTACTGCATATAGGAACGAATATCCTCCTGTCGGCTTCTCTTTTAACTTCCAATTAATGAAATCGTCAAGTTCGCCCCAGGAGTAAACGTCTATGTCCACAGCATCTATAGACACTTCCGATGGCGGAGGTTCTGGTAATGAAACGTTGACGTCAACTCCGTTGATTGTCGCCACTGTCGCAGTAGAACCATATTGTAGATTTGCGTTCTTATTTTCAACTGTAACAGTCTCTTGCTGTGGAGCAGACGGCATTGTTACTGTGATGTTTTTTCCATCTATTGTAGCAACAGTCGATTGTTTGCCATATTCAAGTTGAGGATTACCATTGATGACAGACAATGGTTCAGGCTCAGGAATCTCTGGCTCTGGCGGCATCGTAACTGTTATCTCTTGTTCTCCAACAACTGCCACAATGGACTTCTCTCCATATTGCAGAGTAACGTCTTGATTGTTTACGACGGTAGGCATATTTTCTATGTCCATCCTTGTTATCACATCACTGAGCGGTTCACCATCGTGATAAACCGCTGTTGTTGCTGTGATAGGATAGACAAATGTTTCAGATGTGCCACCTACAAGCTCGTTCTCCTTAAGTCTTTTTATATAGCCCATAATTAATTACTATTTGAAGTTTTCTTCATTCTTTGAACAGAAATTTGCTTCTCTTTCAAATCTTTGTCGATTTCCGCTTTCCTTCTGTCAAAACTAAACTTATCTCTCTCAAGCCTCTGCTTCTCATCGAATTGCCTTTTATTCTCTTCCAATGTTCTTTCCTTGAGACTTGCTTCAAGTCTTTCTTTTTCAGTCATCTGAGACTCTTCAGGTATTTCCTGTTCTGCTTTTACTGCGGCTTGCAGTTGTGCGATTTGAAGCCTGGTCTCATTATCCCTAATGTTCATCTCGTTCTGTAACTGCATTTGCGCCTGCTGCATCTGTAATTGAAGTTCAGCCTGTTGTTGCTGTTGTTGTAACTGAGCTTGTTGCTGCTGCTGTTGCTGTTGCATTCTCATTTGCTCATCCTGTTCAATCATCCTTTGCTTCTCAGCCAATGAAGAAGAACCAAGTGCCTTCATTGCGGTAGACATCAACATAGATTGTGTCTGTATGCCTGCCTGAACAATTGCTTCGAGTTTATCCTTGTCGAGTTCTACACCATCAGAATCTACTACGATGCCATAGTCGTTTTCAGACAAAAGGTTGCCGTCTATATCCATCATCTTTACGGCATAGTCAGGAAGAATGTATGAGAATTTCTTGCTTTTGCCCCTGATAGCGATTTTAGCCGTTTCAAGTAATACTTCAAGACATCTTTTCTTTGTATTGTCGTGTTTTGTAAACCACCATTCAGTTATATGCGAAGATTGCAGCGTAGCCCTTTCAACACCACCAACGGTTTCTCTGTTTGAAACTTGACCCTCTCTTTGCTTACTTATACCTGAGATTTCTCCCATCTCATCCTTTGTTTGTACAAGTAAGTTAATGTAGCCCATTATCGCCTGGCTGAGGTCTGCGTCTATCACACCTGTAGTATTTGTATTTAATGCTCCAGATATCTTGCCTGTAGCTGCGCCTTTGTTGCCTTCCTTGAACGAGTCAATTACAGCAATGCTGTTTTCCTTAGCCCAGTACATCCATTGCTCAGGTGTCCATCCGTCAGGTATTTTGGCGAAGTCCATCTGAATTATCTTACCCCAGTTGTTTGCCACCGTCTTGAGCAATCTATCGTATATGACATCATACATATAACTGTATGGTTTCATCATATCCACAAGGGAATAAGGTTTGGATTCATTACGGTTGTATATCGTACCTACAATTCCAAAATGACATATCGAAGGGTTTGAAAGTCTGTTATACTGGATTGGTCTTGGACGCATATTTACGTATATACTCTTACCGATAAGAGTGCCTTCCCATGCTTCGTTTATATAGAACGCAGTTTCTTCTTCGCCTGCGTCTTCGTTTATAATGTAGTCTTCGTTGTAAAAATTGTAGAGTTCTTCACCCGTTTCAGGGTCATATGACTTTACCTTTTTAATTCTTCTTCTTGACTTCCAGTACATACGTAGAACCCTCACATTCCCATCCATATCAAATGGAGTAAGATTGTTCGGATTGTTTGCACCAAAAAGATTATATGGGTCAAAGTATGTATCGTCAGTAGCGATTGTATCTCCAATCATGTGCATATTGACAAATCCATCCCTTTCGTCAATATTACCCATTTCATCTGCGTCTTCCGAACTTGAAAGCCCTTTTTCAAGATGTTCCATATCTTTCTTTGTCAAGGACTCTCCAAACTCATCATATACCTTGCCTATAGGCAAATAGTCTTCTATTATTATAACGTCGGCATCTTCTACTTTGTCAGAAGTACCGCTTCTGAAAATGCTTATTTTCTCTGGATTAATTCTTTCAAACGTTGGCTCGCCGCTTACAATATCACATCTATATATTTCTTCACCGACGGTAAGCGCGTCCATAAATCCTTCGTTGAACTTTGTCTTGATGTCAAGTTCCTTTATATAATGATTTAACAGGGCGTTACCCATTACCTCTCGCATATCCTGCCATTCGTATGAGTAATACCTGTCCATGTCGGTCAATTGTTGATTAGCCTCATCATCGCTCATGTCTTGATTCTGAACGAACTGTTGAAGCATCTCAAAGACTTCCTTCTTTTTGTTATTTTCAATTTCGCTAACAGCGTTTGGATTGGTTACAACAACCCTGAAATCAAAGTTTCTTTTCGCTTCCTCTCCCCTAAGAACTCCAAGTTTTGAGTTGATGATAGGGTAGTGCTGTATTTTGTTAGGGATAAAACATCCCTCAATGTCGTTAGGGTTGAGTACGTGTTCGATATCCTTCATATGGATTATGCCGTTGACTAAATCATAGTTTATCTTCATCGCAGCCAACGACTTCCTTACAGGACTGTAATTAAAATACGACCTCGAATTAGCCCAATCCAAATGTTTCTTCCTCCACTCCTTTCCTTTCTTGCTCATCGGCAACTGTTGTGGAGGAAGACCAGCATAACTGCTCATATTCAATTCCTTTTAACAATGCAAATATATGCTTAAAACATTCGGCTTAAAAGCACTATACTATATTATTGAAGTACATATTACGTTTTGGTTTATGCTTAGTATAGTTTTTTACAAAGAACTCGTCATTCCCAAGATACTTAGTATCTTTTTTATTAGCGTTCCTCATATCTCCCTGATACAAAATCATCTTCTCTTCTCTGTACAACATAGCCATACCCAATGCTCTTACTCGGTCAAAGTTGCCATCTGGGTTAAATTTGATGAGTTCAAGTATCAGAGCGCGTCCTTTGAGATTATATAAGTTTGATATTGTTATTTCCTTTTGTTCTCCGTCTTCTTCGACAATATTTGTCACAGGCTTTATCAACCACTGTTGAATCAACAAGTTCGCATAGTTGTTTATGCCAAGCGTAGCATTAACACCCCTGCCCTTATTACCTATTCCGATGACTTTTATCAAGTCTTTGTCTCTTAAATATTCAGGTGTTTCTGCAAGCAAGTACAGACAATTCCTTTGCGCAAAATAAGAGTATATGCCCTTCTTGTTATTTTCATACAAACATTTTGCATTGAAGAACATACAAGCCTGTCTTACTATTTCATAGTTATCATCTGCAAGTCTTTTACGTCCAGTGTATTCACAAACAATTTTGTCTGTCCATAAATCAAGAACAAACATAGACGTCAAGGACATTGTTTGAGATTCATCATCATCAACAGGGTCATAGCCGATAATGTAACGTTCTCCAGGAACTTCGCCATCAGAGTTTTTTTGAGGCATAGTGTAAATTTCAACCGCACCTTCCGCTTTGTTGTCGTTCAATGGGTATTGTCTGATTGGAATGTCCGTCGATGGTCTGAACTCGATATGGTCTTTGACTTGTACGAAATGTCCTACATATGTATCATTGTAAAATCCTGGGTCATTGTCAATTTGACTTATCCTTTCGTTCAACTCTACTACTGGGAATAGGTTTTTATTAGCCCTAAGTATAGCCTCGGCAGGTGTGATAGGATATTCGGATATACGTTTTACGATAGAGTTAATGTCGGTTGTATTGTATTTTGTGATATACCTATCTTGCAATACTTCTATCAAAGCCTTAATTACGTCCGAATTACCATTCTTATCGTAACAGTTTGCCCGATTGATATACGATGGAAAGAAATAAGTAAAATATTGTCTTCCTTGACCTTCCTTGTCATATACATTCTTAACGGCTTGCATATTGTAGCCGACAGGGTTATACATAATTTCTTGCGCTGATGAAAAGTTGCTTTCATCGTCACCTGCTGTTCCATACATATAAATCTGCCCGAACACATTTTCACCGTCCTCTACTGACGGTCGCAAACGAGCATACATACCAAGCAACCTTGGGAATGAACCCATTTCCTCAATCAGATACAATTGACCACGAGAACCGATAAGTTTTGATTCATCATCTTTCGAGGTAATACCCATTACAGAATTAAGAGTTCCCTTCTTCGTGCCATTAGTCTGGTCGATGAATCCCATCGTCCATTTCATATTCTGAGCGGTGTTCTCCAATCTTGCAGCAGGGAACTGCGTATTGTTGGCGCAGAAGTCGATGTAATACTGAAACATATCAAGCACTTGGTTTGCACCTATGATATATTTCCTTTCGCTTGCAGTTACGACACATTGTACCTTTTTCTTCACCTCTTCATCTTCGCCAAGGATGAATCGCTTTGCCAATCTTGCAGCACCAAAGAATGATTTGCCAGCACCACGTCTTGCGAGCATACAAGCGTGATGTCCATTATTTCTTGCCTGTTCAAGATAATGAGACAGATAATAGTGACCTTCCCAAACATATGGAAAATCAATCACACGTTTAGCCCTTTTCTTCTTGCCTTTCTTATCGTCAGAATCGTCAACGTCCGAAATAAGGATAGGGCAATAATTAAGAAAGAAATAGTAATCTCCTGTTATCCATTCGCCGTCAGATGGCCTTACATATCCATAATAGCAACGGCGTATTTCTTCACGAATCCATTTACCATAGTCTGAGTTCTTATTAGAGTTCGGAGTAAGATTCGTATAACATCCGTGTTCCTTATAGTACAAAGCGGCAGGTCTGAAATAATCCATATCCTCTAAAATGTGAGGCTGTGTTATATCGACCTTTATCCTTCCCTTCTCGTCTTTTTCTATATCACACGCCCTTTTCCTTTCAAGGCTTATGTAGCTTTTAATTAAAGGAACACTCGTTATATATTCGATGAACTGCTCTCTGACTTCTTGTGGAAGTTTCTCGAAGTCCTCGTCAGACAGTTGAGTCTGATACTGATTAAACTTTTGCATTACAAATCAATTCCTTCGTCAAACAATTTCTTTTCTGCAACACCTCTCATCTTGGTCGATTCCTGAATTTCCCTGTTCACTTTCTTTTCAATTTCGCAGAAAAGGTCGATAGCCTTGCTAACATCACTATTCGCCTTTATAAAATCAGAAATGTCCTTAATCTTCACATCTTCAAGACTGATGTTCCTTAGTTTTGTCCTTACCTTTTCAAGCTGCAATCTTGCATCATCGAGAGCAAGACAGATTGTAGGCTTGAAAGATTTATAGAAGTCAATAGCCGCAGACAAGTCCCTGTCAATAACCCAATCGTCTTTAAGACCCAATCCTTTCTTTATTTCCTTCTCCCTGTCCTCGTCGTCTATGATTGCAGCATAATCGCTTCGAGGGTCAGCATAAAAGTATATGAACGCCAACTCTTGCTGCGCTTTCAACTTTCCTTGCGTCCTATCCCTATCCCAGATTTTTCTGAATTTAGCAAGTGTAAGTGCTTCTTCAGAAATGGTAACTTCGTAATTTACCAAACGAAACAATTTCATCATATCAAAAAAAGCCGTGGTTTACACGGCTCATAGTTAGGTTTTGTTGATTATTACGCTTTCAAAATCAAATCATCCTTCAAAGAGATTATAGATGCTGGCTCTGGCTCGTCAGCCTCATCCCATTCGTCCACAATGAAATCAATGTCAGCCTGTGTAATTTTAAAACACCTTTCACCATTGATTACCAACTGAGGAATATTATAGGATTTTACAGCACCGTTTGCCTTTACTGAGTTCGGGTCTTGATAGAACACTGCGTACCTGATAGGGTCAATGTGAACCAAATCACCTTCCTTGATGTTCTTTACAGTATCACCGACGTAAAGAACCTTCTGAAACTCCATTACAGTGCCTCTCTTTGCAACAATAAGACCATTCTCATACTGGTCTTTGTCATAAACATCAGCCGTCGTTATCACTGTTGTGAATGTCGGGCTTATCTTTTTTAAGTGTATCATATTCAAATTTTGCTCTTATGTTTTTAAACCGTTGCTTTGTCAAATACATCTTGCCAAAATAGGGGATGGAGAAGTTTACTCTATATGAATCAAAATCTTCCTCATTCATTGTTTTTAGCGGTAAATCTTGGATTCTGTCCCTTATAAACGCCCAGTAAGACAAATATACCCCCTTGACAATTTTAAGGTCTAATCCAGTGTTTTTTGCCACTTCCCTATATATAGCTTCATTAGTCATCTTCCTTAGTATTGAATACCACAAGCAATTGATAGATGTTCTTGTCAACTCCTGCTTTCGGAAGAAATTTAGGATTCAATCTGCCGTTGACAATAAAGCCCCTTTGTTTGAACTTCGTTATCACGGTATAGAAATAAGTCTTTGTCATGTCGAACTTCTGACGTATTTCCTCTTTCTTTTCTGCCGAAAAAAGTAATTTGTCGATGAGGGCATTGTCATTGCACGACTTCGCTATCTCAAACCTCTTTGCAAGAAACTCAGCAGCAATCTCAATTTCTTTGTTTGTGAGTCCATGCAGAGGTGCGAGAAATTCAAGCCATGCTTTAAAAAAGCCCTCACCGACATTGATTACCACACAGTTAGTCGGCTTGTACTGCATCTTCTTTGCCTTCATTCTCTTCTGTGTTTTCTGTTGGAGGATTCTCAGGAATTTCCATCAACTTCTCAACCTCTTCAACGCACTGCTGTGCAAATGTCTCACCGAACCTTACATTCGAGTTTTTGATTACATCAAACAAAAACTCAAGCCTTGCGAATACATTGTTGGTTGCACCAAGTTGATGTTTCAGCTGGTCAATGACCTTATCGCGTTCTTCAATCGCAACCTTCATCTGCTTAGCCTGCTCTGAAAGTTGATATGCAAGTCTCTCCAAGTCTTCATAAGAAATCTTGCCTTTCTCCTGCTTAGGAGTCTCCTGATTAGGAGTGGTCATCTTGACCGTTTTGCCTTGTGTAGATTCCATTTCTTTTCCTTATTGAATATTCTTCTAATGCGTCTTCTACTTTCGGTTTACCCTGCAAGTAGTTGTAACCGTATGTGTTTTCAAACATCTTGACCCACGATTTTATCGGGGCGTCTCCTATGTTTGTCGATGCACATTCTGTGCAATAATCTGGAATGCCTCGACCTCCCTTTATGGATAGCGAAAGACAATCCCTACAATACAGTACATTCTCTTTGTCAAACTCGTTTGGCTCCATAGTAAACAAGTGTATATCCTATTACATTGCCTTCCTTACTGTGCTTTTCAAAAACTACAACTATATCATCTTTTGTGATAGTGTACTTGTTGCAGAACTCAGTAAGCTCCCAGATGTTCTGGGCGTTCATAAATTTCATTTCCTTGTCCATTTCTCTTCCTTTTAGTCTGGGTGGCAAGGCTCGAACTTGCGACCTCTTGCTCCCAAAGCAAGCATACTACCTACTGTACTACACCCAGATTAATTATTTTGACTTTCATCTTCATCTTCGTCTTCGTCGTCTGCATACATATCAATTATTCCTTGCATATAGCCTATCTTTTCTATCAACCAAGATAATGTTGCTTGAACGTCTTTTACCTTGCACCATACTTCGCAGACAGCGAATAATATTAGTACCAGTAAACATATTATCGTAGAGATTCCTAATGTCATATCGTTTCATTTTATTAGTTCGACAAGCGGTAGGTACAGGATTTGAACCTATGGACCACTCTTCGCAGTCGGCTGTTTAGCAAACAGCTGCAATCGACCACTCTGCCAACCTACCTTAATTCAATGCAAACGGGTCAATTGCCGTTGCATATAAATCATACGTATATGCTCCATCCTCTTCATTGCAATCGAATATAACCCTTGGCATCCTGCCATTAGAGTCTATTGCTGCCGAATTATAGCTTCTGACAAGACTTCTGATTGTATTTATAGATGGCGGCTCAGTTTGCTTCAAACGCACCCTTAAAACATTGCTGCTTGAAGAAAGCCTCGTTTCAACCTCCTCTCCGTCAAAGCCAGTCTTCTCTACAAGATAGCCGTCATTTTCAACCTTTCCATCTTCATAGTATGTTTTCAACTGTCTGAGCCAATCCGCAAGTTGAAGATGCTCTAATCCACAGTTACAATCAACAGTCCTTGGATTCATAAGCATTGAAGCACCTTTCTCCTCTGCGTGTTGTATCGCTTCTTCCAATGTCATCATTTTCTTCTTCTCCTTTATTTGAGCCTTTAAGTGGAGTCGAACCGCTGTCTGTTATTTCCAACCGTAATAACCGCTATACGATAAAGGCAACCACAATATTAATATTAAAATTTAATAACGTGAACTAAAAAGTGGGACTGGAAGGATTCGCACCTACTCAGCATTAAGCAACGGATTTACAGTCCGCCTCGGCTCTCTCACTCCGACGCAATCCCGTTCTCATCAATGTCGTCTAATGCGCTAAACATTGCATCCAACTCTTCCTGACTCATCATCTCCGATACAAACAATTGTTTTATATCAAAGTCTTCCAAGTCGATGTCTTCCAATTCAATCGTCTTGTTTTCTTCCATTTTCTTTTCAATTTTATTCGTAGCCCGTGAGGGAATCGAACCCACATTGAGAGTTTAGAAAACTCCTGTTCTATCCGTTGAACTAACGAGCCTTATAGCCACTGTACCGTTTTTAGGTTGGAGGGACATATGAATTGTTGCTTAGCGAAGTCCTCTCATTATGCCTTGCATCTTCAACCAACCTTAGTTATCGGCATTGCCGTCCTCTTGAAGAGCCTTCGTACTCCAGGCGCGAAACAGTGGCATCTTGCGCAAGTAATCTTTTTTGGGCTTTAGCGAAGTACCAAACCGTCGTTTCGTAATCGCCAGCCCGTTCTATTTGCACCAGGCAAATAGTATGAATGTCGGTGCTATGCTGCTACATATCTCCCAATGTCTTTTCCAGTCTTTGTATGCCTTATCAAATATCTCCCCTACATCAGAGGCTATTCTTTTTGCTTTTTCTATATTCCCAAGTTCGATTTGATAGCGTGCAATATTTATCAAACCGTTTACAGCTTCAGCCCATACATCACAAGTAAGGTCGCCTGTAAGAGGTAATCTCTTTGTTGACATAATTGTTTTTTTAGTGGACCCAGCAGGGTTTGAACCTGCGACCTTCAGATTATGAGTCTGCTACTCTGACCAACTGAGTTATAGGTCCGAAGTCTTCACCAATGAATAAATCGCATAGATAACAACTATTATCGCTATTATCAAAAATCCAATTACCAGCTTGTTCAAAACTTTCTCTTTCATAATAGTAGCGAGTACAGGAATCGAACCTGTATCTTTTGGGCATGAACCAAACAAGTTACCATTACTCTAACTCGCAATATATCGACCCGTAAATTTGAGCATCGTAGAGAGGCTTAACAGGTCACTTGCGGAGAAGCAAGGAATCGAACCTCGATTAACTGGTTAACAGCCAACCGCTCTGCCATTGAGCTACATCTCCATTTAAAAACCTCCCCGTTTCACAACGGAGAGGGAAAAACAACAAAATGTACTAATCCATAAATAAAAAAAATACTAATAAATATTAACCCCAAAATCATTAACAAAATGCCATAGAATTATCACGCCACAAAGATATAATACATATTTTAATCCACCAAATTTTTTTCATTTTTTTTTTTTTTTATTCTACTATTTTTTTTCTGATATGGCTATGAACGAGGGATATTATAGCATGACCCACCCTCGCCGCTCAGAATTGGGTTCATACCCCCGTCGTTGTCTGTGTGGTCTGTGTGTCAGGATGTAGAAGTAGTACCTTGTTCGCATTCACGCCAATCTGTTTCTCGAAGATACTTTGCATCCGCAGTTCACGAGATTATCTGCGTAACAATCCTACAGAACACGCCAATTCTAAGTTTCAGGAACGTTCCATTGATACAGAAATAAATTCTGTGTCCCAAGCCACGTTGGGTTACGTGGACAAAAAACATATACAAAATGAATCAAGCACAAAGATTTGCAAGTGTGATGTCCAATGCTGGCAAGCCAACTGACATCCGTGAGGCGTTTTTCGCACTCGGCCTTAACCATTTCCGTAGCATCGTTGCTTACGACAAAGCCGCAGACCACGACCCGAACGGCGCACCCGTCTCGTTGTCGTTGACGACAACCGACAAGGATGCGAATGGCAAACCGCGCTCATTCTCCGCAGCAATTAACAGCGAGCTTTATGCCGTTGCCGAAGAACGTCTTCGTGGCAACTGCATGGAATATGTCGAAGGCGGCAACGATGCTGCGCCGAAAGGCAACCAGCAGCTTCTGCCCGCTTTCGAGGAGATTGCCGCAGAAAAGAAGATTGCACTCTATTTCTTCTCGGCGGAAGACAAGGACGGCAACTTCTCCGTCGCCGACAAGAACGGCAAGCCGATTTTGCTCAACGCAGTCCTCGCGTTTGTCGGCAAGTTCGACATTATGTCTGACGAAGCCGCTGCTGCGCTCGATGCGAAGATGAGCAAGGTTAAATCGTCTCCGAAGGTAGAGCAGCCTAAGCCATCCACCAAGGATGACAAAGCAGGCGATGCCAAAGACAATGACGAAATCTTCTAATGCGCAGAAAACGTGCCTCTGACATCTCATAGATATATATATTAAATGCCTGTCGTGGCAGCCGAGTCAAGGCTGACTAATGGATGAACTCGGTGTCCCTGTATATCTATGAGATGTTTTGTTAAAATTACTTCGGATACAGCAAGGACGACACCTTGCTGTTTTTTTTATCCATTACATTGTCCTTTTTTTTCATCTCACGCCAATATCATATCATCACCATCACGCCAATCTATCTATCAACACCATGTCGCCAGTTTTACAGCGATACCATGTTTTCCGTGGGATGCACTTGCTAAGTCTTTCACGTGGGTCTCGCTTGCTAAGTATTTCACTCCTGATACTCCGAACTATAATTATTTCCTGACCTTTCATTCTCTTAACATTATTTAACTAAAAATATTTGGTAGTCTCATTCTTTTTTTGCTTTTTACTATATTATATTATTCTTACAAAGAATGACGTAAGAATAATATCCTCTTAGTAGTAGAGATTCTTTCTTTTTATTCTCTTTTATTCTTTCTTATTCTTTATTCTTTTCTTTTGCTTCTTTTCTTTTCTTCTTTCTTCTTCTTTCTGTTTTTCTCTTTTTTTCTTTCTTAAACATCAATTCACTGATTGACAGCGTGTTACGCCCACTCCGTAGGCTACGCTTGCTAAGTGGTAAAAAGACAGCAAGGCATGAGTGTCTGCGTAGTGGGCGGAGAAAAAAAAACAGCAAGGCAACAGTCGTATAGACCATCACCTTGCTGTTTAATTTATTGATTTTGAGAGAGTTAGAGCGAAGAGACAGAGGAGTTATCCCCTCGCCCTACAAATAACCCCACGACAGAATGACAGATAGAACTGCCATAATGTCGCGGATTTATCCGTTTTTGCTCATTGATTGAAGAATTAGTTGATTATCCAGCACCGCCAACGAGGAGGCTTCTTCATGGTGCCATGATGCAGACATAACCCTCTTAGTCTGCGCTACCGCCTTATGGATGCTACTGCGGCTCTCAGTCTGTATTTATTTATACTCCCAACAGATGGAGAGTCAAATTGAGCGGTTTTACTTACGCACCTGCTCAACGTGCAGCCTAAGACTTACTGGGAGTTGTACCCACGCTTAGGATTGTTCTCTAAGAAAACATGATAAAAATATCCACACCTAACTCAATATTGAGGTTTGTATGGATAGATTTACTTTGCCACGGTACAGTTTTCTCTGTATTATTCCGCGCCAAGTCGTAACGACGATACTTGGAAGTCGGCTTGTTGATGACGCACAACTAAGCAAAGCGTATTCGACGCACACGGTTGCAATCCGCGTGCGTTTTATTATGTTCTTCTACTTCAACTCAACGCAAGGCGAGAACACACAACAGTCTCTTGCGTATAGAAGGTCCGTGATTTTACGCGCACTACACACACCTACAGCAGTTACGCAACCCTTCTTTCAATGATATGTACACTCTCATTGAAGTTGGATAGCTCTTAATGTCGAGCAGACAGTGGACATCCGTTTAGCCTCATTCCTCACGCAGTCCACACAAGTTCTGTTTTAACGTGGTTAAAGGGCGACCACGGAACCCCTATATCATCGCATAACCCTAATAAAGTAGAGTTTGTTTGGTGATGGTGGTTCAATAGAAAGTTACTGACCTGTAATTGGCGTTTTATTAGCCAAATTACCCTGATAATCCGTAGAACAACGGATTAATCAGGGTATAGCTTAAAACGCCGAAAACTGGCCATTTAGTAGACAATTTCAATATCGCCGATGTCTGGATGCAACAGATTTTCCCTGACAATCATCAATGCTTTGCCAAGGAGATTTTGTCCCCATTTGCTGCGATTCTCGAAGGCGTGGTCTTTATCGAACCCAATGCCCCATATTCTATCATAGGGGCTGGCTTCGGCAAGAACCTTGCCATCAGTAGATTTGAGATATTCGGCAAGGTCAGGGTTTTGAGTGAATTTATGATAGTTGCCAACTACCACAATTTCCTCTTTGTATTCGTCCCATCTCTTTTGGTCGAAATTCCTTACTTGCCTTCCAAGTTCTTTACATTCTTTCGGAGTATTTGCCTTGCATATTTTAGCAAAAGTATCGTTGTCTTGGAACAACAAGGCTTTATGAGCCATCATATACTGCTCGGCACAATGATACTCAATCGTCGCCGCAGTTTGATTGTCTTCATCAATGATTGGTTCTGTGAATTTACATGGAAACCATTGTGACAAACACTGCGGTCCTATGTTCTTATTTGTTGTATGACCATAGAATAAGATTGTGTTCTCTTTCGTAGCCTCCAACGTCAAGACAACTGCTGGTGGGTCTTTTAGTTTTGCCATTTGTTTGTTTTTTTTAGATTTCGTCGTAGTCTTCTTCGTCGTCGATGTCCTCGTTCGAGAAGTTGACTTTGTTGTTACTGTCTTCGTCTTCGTCTTCGTCGTCATCGTCGTCGTAGTCATCTCCGTACAACTCCTTGTTGTATGCTTTCCAATCAACAGGTTTGTACATTCCTTTCGGAGCTTTCAGAGCATAACCTTCTTGAATGAACTCATTTTGTCCATCACGGTCAACAACGCATTTCATGTAGGCAAGAGCAATTGCCATCTCACTTTTCTCTCTGTCGTCGTCGAGATAGTCCATGTGGTCCATTTCAGGTTCTGTCAATTGACCGTAAGTTTTAAGATACGGTTTGACATCTTCGATTCGATAGACGCCTTGATTCTCATTCTGATTCTCAGTAATTACAATTGCATCGAACTCGTCAGAGTCTGTACGGATTTGCAATGCAATTACCCTCTCATCGCCAAAGTCTGTTTTGACGATAAGACCTGACGGTATCATACTACCGATTACCGTCGCCAATTTCTTTCTCCAAATCGCTTCCATTTTGTTCTTTTATTACGTTTAACAAATCGTGTGCAAGCCACGGAAAACAAACATCTTCGTCACTACATGGAATAGACCATGCACAGTTTGCACACGATAATACTTTACAGTCTTTGAACTCGCTGCAATAAACACATTTCTTATGTGGGACGTCAAATATCTTTTGACAACACATACAGCCTGAGAGTGTTTCAAGACTTTCTCTGTTAGCAATTACGCTTTCAATATTAGTTTTAATCATTTTTGCTAATTTTCAGATTAAACTCCTTCATTGCAGAAATGACGGCATGATATGCCATTTCCTCGCCTTTTTCAGGTTTGCAGACTTGTAGGTTATTGCTTTCAAACTCTACTTTGTCAAGAATGGCATTCCAATATCCGTCGTAAAGGTGATTGTAGTGTGCTATGGTGTCTTTCATAACAATACGAGCCTTTGTTTTCTTGCTGTTTTGCTTGAAATAATCAAAGTAACCAACACAGAAATCACCTGTTCTTGTATTGGCTACTTTGTAGATGCCACCATGCACCATTTCTTCTGGTAACATATTAATCGTCTGTAAATGGTCCAACATTACCCTTCCAATAGTCATCAAAACCAGGGATATTTGGCTTGAAGTCGGAAGGAATATTTAACATAAATGGGTCAATAACCCAAGCAGAGATTACAAATATACGATTTGCTCTATCAAGCTGAAAGCTCATGTCAAAACCGTCATATTTGGGAGCATTATTCCAAAGGTCTTCCTCGGTTATCCAGCCCTGGATTCTGAGTTCGCCCTTGTTAGTAAAACGAGTATCGACGTGATGTATCTTTTCAAGTATGGCACCATAGTGATTTTTATACCAGTTGCACATACACTTAATTACATCACTACCAACGTCTTGTTTAATCGAATAGTCCATCTGTTGGTTCACATTCTTTTAAGAGTTCGTTTATCATTCTTTGCGCACATTTGCCAGTATGTATCGTACTGACAATATCGGCAGTATGAGAATGCCGATTGTTATAGACACGTAGAGTTCCGCAGTACGGGCCTTTGATTGCCCGTTTTCTAACATATTCGCGGCTTCCTTGATACCTTACATGCCCGTCTTCCGATACAAAGACGGCGTAAGGAATATCAACTTCCTCGAACATTGGTGTTGTACCTATTTCAGTTAATTTCATAGCAGTTCAAAATCGGTTAACTTAAAAACTTCACCTTCAAATTCCCTAATGTCAGCCAAAGTCAATTGATGGTTGAGCTTTCTTCTTTCTATTGCTTGTTTGAATACGTCGTCAACATAATCATCGTGCGAATGGTCAATGATGCAATAGTAATATATAACGCAAGTTCCTTCCTCGTTTTCGTGGAAGAAACCCATTATTTTATTCCTGTCATCGCTTTTAGCAATCTTGACTATATGACTTTTGGCCCTATTTTTTGATGAATAAGCCGTATTGAAACACGGACCTGCCCATACGTGACCGTCGTATTCTTGCCACATCCATATTTTATTTGTATTCATGTTGCCTTTTAATTTCCGAATATTTAGGGATAACGCCATTGCACTCTGCGTTATCCATATCCTCACGTTGGGATATGTCGTAGATGTTGCAATAGTCGAAATCACCTTTGTAACCATAGTTAACTACTATCTTGAATTTCTCCTCAGTTGCTTGTGTAGAGTTGAGGAGGAAAACTCTACTGTATTCGCAAGTAGAACGGCCTTTCTTGAACCATTCCATTTTGAATACCTTGTGAGTGCCTCTGGCGATACAATTACGCCAAACAAGGCTGCGTACAGGATTTGTCATATGCTTTAGTATTAGTTTGCGTTTTACTCCAAGACCTAATTTAATAGGGAGAGAATGGAGCCATCAACGTCTTTGGATTAATTTTCTCTTTCGCCATAGCAACATTATGCTGTTGTGTAGTCGAGACCATAGTCAGGACACAATTCCAACGGGAATCTGATTACAGTTGCTTCGTTCCAGGACTTTGAGTCCATTTCTTCTTTGGAAGCAAAGCCCCTTACCAAGACTTCGTAACCTTCTCCGTCTTCGTGGTCAAGACGATTCAAAGATATTTCCTTGATTGCATCAACCGAAATGTTTGTTGCCTGCTCAAAAACGTCAGTATTGACTACGGAGACAGTTTCTGGAACTACTGCATCTGACGTAATGAACGACAAATCCCGTATTGACAAACAAGCAGCAATCCTTTTTGCCGCTGTTTCATCTGCACGAATTGCTGCCATTATAAGCATAGCCATTGCCTTGATTGACATATCTCTTCTGAGTGTTGTTTTCATTTTATTTATGATTTTGAGTTTTACAATTAAAAAATGAGTAGTTTAACGACTTGCTCAGGTCGGTTGTACTTCGGATACAGCAAATGTTGTTAGAAGATTTCCTCTTCGTTAGCAGCTTCTGCCTTTACAGACTTTGCGGTTGCAGCCTTCTTGTTCTTGCCGATGTTGTCCTTCTTACGCGGCTGGTCAGGGTCAATCTCGAACTCACCAGGCAAACCTGCAATGAAGTTCTCATAGATTGGTTTGCCTTCGCTGTCAGTAGGATATTGACCTGCCTTGTCGTCCCAAGCGTCGAAGACATAGATTTTGACATCGAGTTCAGCAAGTTTCTTCAAGTTCTCCTTTGCGCCCTTGATGTCAGAACGATTGTAGTCTTCTGCGTAAGGAACCTTGATGAGTTCACGACCCTCGTCCAATGCGTCCCAGAGTTCTGTTGAAATCGGCGCAGAAATCTTGTACGCCTGTGACTCACTGCCGACAGTCTGACGGAATGTGAAGGCGAGAGTGATGTCCTTGTTGCTGAGTTCAGAGCGATTGTCAGGGTCCTTCTCGAAGGCTACGGCATCCCTGGCTTCAATCTTGACCTTGGTGCCGTTCTCGAGCGTCTCTTCCGAAGAGAGAGCTGTCATTGTGAGTGCCTTACGAATGTCTACTGTCTTAGCTGATGCGAAGTTGTTAAAAAGAAATGCGTTCATGGTTAAAAGTTTTTAAATGTTTTTTGTTTTATAGAGGTAGAACCGCTATACCTCCGTTAATTGATTACCATAATTGGTTGCGGTTCAATGGATAGTGATTGACCGAGTGATTGGCGGTTCATAAAAAAAAGAAAACGACGGACTTAATAATCCGTCGTTAACTTTGAAACTTTGAAAACATTGCTATTGTGTGATATATTGTCTTTCAGCCTCTTCGAGACCAACAGTATTTCTGATAATTACATTGAGTCTTGGCCACAATGCCCTGTTTCCAAAGAATGATTTGAACCATTGGCTGTGTCCTTTGAATGGACCTCTATCAACTTCATTCCATATATCGGGAATCCACAATAGTTTTAACAGTCCTAAAGCAGACTCTCCTATATTGATTGCTGCAATAGGAGACTTAAAAATACGTAGGTATTCAGAGAACATCTGTTTGTTTGGTACAAAAAAGCCAAGTTCTGATTTTAATCTTAGCATTTGATACCTTAACATTCTGAATCCATAATTATCTTTGAACCTATCTCTGTCTGGACCCTTGCCCATACCGTAAAGAATGCTTGCTGCAATAGAAGCAAGAATGAAACTTGTTACTTCAACTAAGCCTCTATTTATATTGGCTTTTTCTTCTGGTTCAAGTGCAGCCCATACTTCTTTCATACGTTTATCCCCTCTTACAACATCATTAAGAAGTTGCATTGCAAAGCGTCCACAAGTACGGTAATATCCTTCTCTCCAATCTTGAATATCCTTGTCGTATGTTACCTTCGCCCATCTCTTATTGATTGATGCAGGAATCCAGTGTCTGAGAAAATAAGCCATTCTACCAATGGCATATCGTTGTGCTGCTGCCAAGTCTTGCGTATTATATATACCGTGCATACCGTGATTTATACCTACCATACGTTTATGTAATGAATAAATCATCTCTTGCATATCTTCCTTGGATATTTCACTGCCATCTTCGTTCTTTATTCCGTCCTTTAAAACGAGTTTGCCACCATATCCTTGGTCTGATGTTGTCAAGTTACCATCTTTGTCGATGTATTTAACCTCAAATGCATCATACAACGTTATATCACCACCATTGGCATCTTTGAGTTTCTTGTTTCTCAACAAACAGAGCATTGTTTTGTATGCCATCCAATGTTCGCCTGCATTTTGCATAAACTGGCAAAGGTCTCCATACATTCTTCCAAATGTACCAAATGACCAATCTGACCTTGACATCATTTCTACAAAATCTGATTGCACATCAAATAATTCTCCAAGAAGTACAATCTTATTTTTCTTAGCCTTTGACTTACCTGCAACTTCCATTGCTATTTGTATGGAATCCTTGAAATAAGTCCTGTTTGCCCAGTCAATATCCCTATTTGAGAAATATCGTTGAGCATCCTTATCTCCAAGCCAACGAGTTCCTTCGATATGCATCATAATAGAACCTGTTGTTACATTAGACAAACCGTTTGTTAATGAAAGAGACAACGCTGATTCGGCAGTTCTTCTATTGAGGAAGTCTGCAACCTTGCCAAAGTTAATATTCTTTCCAAGTATATTTACAGATTGCTCTCTCACATGATATCTACCATACAAAGAAGCATCGAGTATGTCATTCAACATTTGAGAAGCGTTGCTTGTTCCTTCGTCTTTGCGTTTAAGGATTTGCATTTCGTCAAGTTCGTTTGTTTCCTGATTCTTTGCAATCTTCTTCATTTTCCTTGCAAGACGCTTCATTTCTCTGTTTACACTCTCTACAAATGGAGTATCACCTACTCTTAGTTCGATTTCTCTGTCCTTTAATATCTCTCTCGTAAGCTCTATTGCATCTACCACTTCATTTAATCTATTGTATTCATAAGCCTTGCCTGCATAAGCGAGAAGACTTGCTACGCAATCTTTTGAAACAGTAGGAATATCCTCGTCTTTAAAGTTGCAGAAATATATTGGAAGCATCTTTATTTCATGTCCTGCTGGGTCCACGCGCATTGTAGCCATATCTTCGTCGTAGGTTGTTGTAATACTATCTACAAAACCATTCCAAGCACCTTTTACAAGACCCTTGATGCCATTTGCTTCTCTCATACGTTCCTTTTCACTCATTTTGATTCCTATTATCCTGCTCTTTTGAACAACTCGTGGAGGATACATATTTTGTAGTCTTTCATAGTTGTTCATAAAGAACTCATAGAATCTTTTTTTTGCAGGATTTGACATTATATCCCTGTATTGTTTGTTCTCCACAACACCCATTGCTTCGTGATACGCAAGCCTGTTATTGTAATACTTCGTAAACCACTCAACTAAGCCTTCATTTTCAGTACCTATATAATTTGCAGGATTATATGTTTCACCAGGAAGCAATTTCAACGTTTTTCTAACAAACTTATCCTTCATACATTCATCAAATACTGTTTTCTCATATTCGGAACGTACATAATATCCTGTTCTGTTGCCATTCTCATCAAGTTCAAACATCCAATCGGTATTCTCAATTCCTGCTTCTTCAAGCAAGATAGCCTCGCGTCTTACATCGTCAGTAAAGTTTTTGAACTCTTGCTGAGCAAGGAACTTTTCTCTCTTGATAGATTCGCTTATAAGGTTAAGAATAAGGTCTGGGGCATTCGTCAATGACGAAAACCAACGCTGATAAGCATTAATATCAGAAGTGATTGTTGTGAGCAATTTTTCAACCGAAACAGTCTCTCCTTTCTTAAAGCCAAGATACTCGCCAAATTTAACAACCTTTTGTTTGTCATCCATATATGTTTCAAGGAACTTTACAATCATAGGTTTTGCCATATTCCTAAAACTTGCTTCAAGACTACGAACTATACCATCGTATGCGTCAAGACTGGATGCAACAGTTTCTTGCTTTTCCCTAAGACTATCCTTTTGTGCCATAGTAAGATACTCTTTCGCAACATCGAGAATACCAATGAGTTCATTCATCTTTTCAAGTTTCTGGTCTTTTGTGTCTTCGCTATATTGCTTTGAGTTTTCGATAGCCCATTCCAAATATGTCTTGGCATTTTCGTATATCTCGTCAATGTGCTTTATCTTCTCAGAGTCAGACCAAGTGTTCATATTTCGCTTCAATGTGATAAGATTTCTTATTTTCTCATCATCACTATCTTTCATCTTCTCATACTCCACTCCTTTTAGAGGTACATTGAACACATATTCTATGTCTTTAAGAGAGGATTCAATCACCTCTTCTGCAAAAGTACCACCATCGAGTATCAACTGCCTGATACCCTTGGAAGTATTATCGTACATATTGATAAAATCAAACAAATCCCTAAGAATAGATGCTTTCTTCTTAATGGAAAAGTCTTCCTTGTTCATTTCCCTTACCAACTCATTGTAATCCTTTGCTCTTTCTCCAATTTCTTTAATATACTCGAATATACCAAGTGAGAATTTCTGAGAACGCCTTGCTCTTGAAAGTCTCTTAAGGACTCTATCCATTCTTTCAAGGTCAACCTCAATAAGATTCCTATGTACTTCACTAAGACCTTTCTTCTCCCTAAAAATACTTCTTCTCCTATATTCGGCATCAAGTATTCCATTGAAAATCTTATTCAATTCTACCGTATAGTGAGATAGACTTTTGATTTGGTCTGTTGCGTTAGTTATCGCCTTGTCCAATATGACTGAATCCTTCTTGTCTTGTTCCTTGTCAAATGTTCCCTTGATTATTTCTGATTCAAGAGGTACAAACGAATTGTTCTTGGTCATATCCATAAGGCTATCAGCAAACTTACCTGTTGTGCTATCTACAATAGAACTTGAACGTATCTGCTTAGTAACATCTTCAAGCATTTGGCTTATGAGTGTGTCAACATAACTAACACCACTCTTTTTACCTTGTAATGCCATTGTAAGCAATCTCTTAATCATTTTACTCGTAGTGGCATTAGTAGCCTTAGTTACACCGCTTTCCTTGTCTGTTTGTGTTTCAAACTCATTCTCTGCTATTATAGCATTGTCTCCAATATGCAATGAATCATTAAATTCGGAAGCAAACGATTCGGCAAGATACCCAAAGATATTCTGTGAGAAACTATCTATTGTTGCTGGATGAGTATAATACTCTGTAATGGCATCGACAATTGGTGTCAAATAGCTATCCAAGTCATTTTGTGACACTTTAAGGATGTCGAATACATTTGAGAACCCAAATCTGTGACCATTGATTAAATCCATTGATGCAAGGAATGCTTTCATAGTGAGTGACGGGTCGAAACTTGTATTCGACACTAATTTAACATTGGAAGTAACCGCTTCTCCAATCGCTCTTATAATAGGTATATACTTGCCAGTAGCAAGGATTGCGTCTTGAATTTGCTTGTATGCTTCAATTTTTTTCTTTGCTATCAAGTCTATCTTATTGTCATCGTATTTGTATGTAGGCTGAATGTCAACATACATATCACCTTTGTCCCAGCGTGTTCTAATTTTTGCCATAAAACCTTCGTTTACTGGGTCATTGTTAAATGCAATGACATTTTCTATCATCTTCAATGCTTCTGTATTAGTTCCAGGTTGTACTCGTCTTACACCTCCATCTCTCGCAAGGAAGCCATACTTCCTTTTTAGTACGTTCTCTGGGATTCCAGATACAAGGTTCCCAAGCCCATGTCTAATTAAGGATTGGATTGTGGGTTCGCCATTAGAATCTTTTTGAAGGCGTTCCCACAATTCTTCTCCTTTTAAAGACATTATGCCATTGTAAAACTTATTTGCTTCACGTTGTGTTGTAGTGAAATTTCTTAAATCACTGTACAACTGAGATTTTGTCTCTTCGCCTTTATCGTTTTTAATATAAAGGTCTATGCTGCAACTTGCTCCCATTTCTTTGTATTTTATCCGTTACATACTCCTTCTATTGTGTCATTCGCTTTACGTATGTTGCTTATTATCGTATCTAAGTCTTCATTTATTTGTGCATCCTTAAACCTGGTCTTTGAATAAGTAATGCTTGTTTTATCGTTGTCCTTTGCATATTCAATGCTGTCGGTGTAGACGTCGATGTACTTTTGGAATGTCGAAGCCTCGTTACCAGTATTGTAAGCTTCATATCCTTGGTTGTATTTGCTGTCAAACAATATACTCAGCAACGAATCGTCCCTCATATCGTTTTCAAGCAACTTAAAGTCAGTATAACTCTTCTTGTAGTTATTCTTTCTCTGTCCATAAGCCGAAGTGTCATTTATGTCGAAGGCTGACAACAAGGTGCTTGTGTTTGCATCGTATTCAAGGAACTGTGCGCCATCCGTTTCATTTGCAATGCCAAGACCATTCATCTTTTCGTAGAACGAATGTGTATTTACTTCATTGAGTTTGTACATAACATTGTCAATTTTTATGTATTGTTTCAACATCTCGTCCTTGCCTGTTATAAGGGCAAATGGTTCTGCACCTTTTATGTCTCCTGGCATAAGATAACTTCCTACGTAGAATACATCTGGCAAGTAGTTGACATATCTTCTGTTTGGGTCTTTTTTATTTTGTGATACATACGTTACTCTGACCGATGACTTTCCTCTCAAGAGTTCGTTTGTTACTTCCTCTGACCACTTAAACAATGGATACGCATCTTTCGCCTTGATATTCCCAAGTATCTTGCTCGTAGGATGATTCCTGAGATATTGTTCCATAAATCTATCTACGAGTTCATCGGTTATATTTTCATCGTCTTGCAATTGTGCCATTCTTTCCATATATCCAGGAAGTTCTGTCCTGAATAACGGAGCAAGATGTCCGAATGAGTCTGGTGCAAAACCAAGACCATTTCTATAATACGAATACCTCAGTAAGTCAACAGCGAGTTTGCGTTCGTCATTCTTGTTGCTATAATAAAGTTTCTCCCATTCAGTTGAAAGCATTTGCTTTGTATCTTTATCGAAAGAACCTATATTTGGCATACAAAGGATTCTCACGTATCTGCCACTTTTTATATCCTCTTCCTTGACATTCTCAGGGTTTACATTCTGGTTTGTTGTCGTGTCAACATATTTGACTTGCAACCTCTTAATGAACTCATTTTCCCTTATGCGCTTATTTTCAGCCTTCTTCATATAAAAGTTGTCTATGAAGAACTCAAAATAAACTTTACGTTTGTCAGTAGGACTGAGATGACTTGTATCGCTGTTCCTTCCGAAATCTGGAATGTCAGACATCCAGAAGTTCAAGAACTCTTCCATGATGGAAGACATTTCATCCTCTGTAAGCGTAGAGCCTTTGATTGTTTCAAACTGTTTGAACATATCTCTTAATCTGCCCTTGAAGAACGGGAATATGTCTCCGATGTATGTTTCGGTAGACAAAACGCCTGCAACGCCAAATGCTGTAAGCATCGGATAAGGACTACTGTATATTTGCTTTATAAGAGCATCATTGTCCATTATTCTGCCTTGGGTAAATTTAGTTCCAAGCAATTTCTCGTCAAATGTAATAAGCCTTTTGTCACTGCGTAAAGTTTTTATTTCATCAAGTTTGTTCAACTTGATTATGTCGCCTGCAATGGAAGCCTTCGCCGCACCATTCTGCGTGTCAAATTTGGTAGCCTGTGTAAAATCGCTAAGTTCCTGTCCTGTTTCAAGCAGTTTTAAGAACAACATTGCAATCTTTTTTTGACCATCAGATGTCGGATTGACAATTTCGCTTACCAAGTCAGCTGTTGTTACATCAATTCCACTTTTTTCACGGCTTGTCTTCCTATTGAATATTTCATCCATTTTTTTAGCGTAGGTTTCTCTAAGTACCTTTAGAACATTCCCTACTTCTAAATCAAGATTAAAATATTCTTTTACAGCATTGCCAAATATCCTGTCTTTGCTGCCATAAGAGCCATTTGCGAAGTTATCTGTCGCTTTCTTTATGACTGGCTGATTCATAAGCAATCCGATTTCATCTGCTGAATATCCAGCCCTTGCAAGCAACATAGACACGTCAGCCGTATAAAGGTTTTGGTTCAACCAATACAATACAGGGTCTTTTACGTTGTCCACAGATGCAGCAAGGAATCCTGCGTTGTTCTTGGATATTCTTGGGTCTGTATCGTGCAAAGAAGTCTTTATCTTGCCATTAAAGAGGAACTGTCCTCTTTGTGATATATTAAGATTGAAGTATTGTGCCGCTGCGTGTGCTGCGTTATGATTTGCATACGCACCAATAAGTTTACCGCCAATTTCATTCTGATTATGGAAGTAAACTTGTGTATATGGCGACAAAGGATTAATTCTTCCTCTCAATTTCTTTGCGACATCCTCAAGGTCATCCAATGACATTTTGCTCATAACATCATACAGTTTGTTAATGTTGTTGACATTGAATGTAGTTTTCAATGTCTCTTCATCATTACCTGTAATGATTTCTATCATACGTGCAGTTTTCTTCTGTATGTCAAATGAGCCAGGATTTAAGAACTTCGATGCAGTATCTGGGTGAGACATTATGCCTTGCATAACATCTATTATTTCATTATTCCTTGCAGCCCTGTTGTTCTCTCTTGCTTCCTTGGCGTAATACAGCTTCTGTTCAAGTGCGTCTTCGCCATTGAACTCTTCTTTTGTATTACGATAATTTATCACCTTGACCGTGTTTACAACTTCTATTCCCGACGACTTGTCTATAAAGTCAGAAAGTTCTTTTGCAATTGCATTTACTTTGCCATTCTTTACCTTCTCACTGTTTTTCTTAGCCCAAGTCATTATGTCGCTTGAATAGTTCATAAACTTAGTAAAGGCGTCTTTGCCATTCTTCTTTTTTATCCATTCACTCAACCTGCTACCTTTCTGCTGTTCTGTTTGTCTGTATTCTTCTATTGACTTGCCAATAGTGTCGAATAACTTTATTACGTCATCAATCTCCATTCCTTTTGCAAGACCGTTCTCCTTCATAAAGGCAAGTGCTTCCTTGTCGGCAAACAAGCTGTTGATTTTATTTACAAATGCTGTAGTGCCGCCAAGGTTCTTGAATCTTGCCCTCTTTGTCTTCTTAAACTCATGAAGCATAAGATACATCTTGTCAACGTCGAAGTCAGAACCAGACAATGTGGTGATTTCCTTTGGAAGCATTATGGCAGAGCCGTTTATCGGTGGCAGAAAACCTTTGATTTTTAATCTTGCCATAGAATACTTGTCCTCAGTAGGCACACGATAGCCGATGGCGTGAGTAATCGCATCAAATGTCTTTTTGTCAACATTGTTTTTGAGGACATTCAAGTCAAGGATGCCGTTTTTGTCCATTGCAGGCTCAAACAAGTCTTTTGAGTATGCGCCCATATAACATTCCATCTCCAATGGATGTCTTACTCCGTTCTCGTCAGGTTCAGACCACGTTACCTTTAAATCCTCGCATCCAAAACAAGATACCTGAATACAAGCACCACCTTTGATTTTTTGCTTTGTTATCCTGTTCTTAATTATGGAGTTAAGCAATGCCTCAATCTTCTTTGATACGACAGGGTCGCAAAGAAGTGGGAATACCTTTCTGCCATCTTCAAGAGTTACAAGTCTTGCCGCCTTCATCATATCAGATGTATATTGGCTGTTACCTTGCATTTCTTTGAGTAACAGCTCCTCGATGTTCTCAGGTGATGAAAACATTTCGTCAAGGTCAGACAATGATTCGATGATGTTCTCTGTTATGAGAGCATTGTAATGGTCAATAAGCTGTTGCCTTGTGTATTCCTTGCCGTTTATGTAGAATGGAGTTTTTGCGTTGTTATCAGCCAAAATAAGCCTTCTAATCTGTGAACCGACCAATTGTTCTATGTCAATCAAGTGTTCGGGCGTAGAAGCCTGTATTCCGTAATTCTTGTACGGGATTCGCTTGATTATACCAGGCAATTCCTGCTTGTAATCTACAAAACCTGTACTTTCGTCATATTTATACACCTGCCTTTCAAGATATTTCTTGAAGTCGTCTCCTTCCTGATAACCTTCCGTGTCAACAACACCGTAACATCCTACCTTGACAGCAGAATGGAACTGAACTAAATCAATGTCGTGTTCATCCATGAACTCACCAAGAGATACAAGTTTCTTGATATTGTTATCCTCGGCAAGACCAAGAATGTCAGCATAGTGTCTTCCTATCTCAGTAGCCCAAAATAAGGCAAATTCGGAGTTTTTATGCTGTGTTCCTATTTTTATATTACCATACGATTCAACGCCGCTATCCATGCCAATTTGTGCATATGTGAACGGTTTGATGGTCTGGAATACGTGCATAGAATCCTTTGCAATCATGTCCTTAAACTTCTTCCTGTCTGCTTCGGAAGAGTCTTTTGTTATTTTTGGGTAACTTTCGAGAGAGATGCCTTTTTCTTTACATTCTTCCAATTCTTCCTCAGTAAGGACGTTTGCTACGACATAATCGAGGTCTCCGATTATTCTTGACAGAACAACCTTTTCTTCAATGCTTAAATCGCCAGCCATTGCCTTTACAGCCCTGTAAGCCTTTGGACTTCTGTATGCCTGCGCATCTACAACATTATTCCTTTTGAAACTGCTGGCAATGTCATTTATTTCAGATGCCTTCATACCAGCGGCTTTCAATATCTTCTTGATGTTTTCAATCATTTCATCAGGAGATGCCATTTCAACGTCTTTGATATACAGTGACGTTTCAATCTCCTTGCCAAATGGTACATCAGTACAAAGCCTTTCTGACGGAGCATAAACTTCTTTGTAACGTTTTTGGAAGTCGTTTGGATTCTTATAGTATGCAAGGTCTGTAATGGTCAACTCCTCTATAAGGGCAGTGCCAAGACAAGACTGATTGTAATATTCCATAAGAATCTCTTTTGTAGCATCGGAAAGTTGGTTTACGTTTTCGCTCTTTTCCTTGTCTGCAATCTCCTTGAAATGTTCCTTCATTAAGTTGTACAACTTGTTGAATGAACCATTAGTAGCAAGTGCGTCTTTCTTCGCTGATTCAAACAATTTTTCAAACTCCTCATCAGTGTGTGAATTGCTCTTAAACAAGTCAATGTTGTCGTTTATGGCTTTTGCAAGTGCATCACCTTGAAGTTTGTTGCCTTTTTCATCTTTGAGTGTACGATTGTATGTCTGCATAAGTATACTTGAATTGCCAGACTCTTTCAAGTATTTTGCGTCGATTTCATCAGCCTTTGTTTGGAATGGAACGTTGGCTTCAAAATGTTTGAAATTTGTAGTCTTTGTCTTGTAATCAAACTCAGTATCAAACACACCGTTTTGAATCCATTTTGAATAAGCCTCCTCGAATCCACTTTTCTGTATCTTGACAATCTCCCTGAATACTACGTCCCTGATGTCAGGTTTTCCTTCTGTTGGATTGCTAAGGTCGATATTACCGTCGCTGCTGATTAAATCAGTTATGTACTTTAAGAAACTCATCTGCGTATCTCCAACGGTAATCTTTACGTCGTTCAACGCAGGGAAGAACTTAAACTCAGCACCGCCGATATTCTTGATGCTACCATCACTCTTTCTTGTTATGTCATAATAAGCATCTGGTTCAGTCCATAAAAGATTGCCGTTTTCGTCAACTTCTTCTTTTACAGACTTGTACACTTTCATAGGCTGTGGTTTTCTTGCTTCTTCAATGGCTGCAAGTTCATTTGCTTTTTCCTCTGGAGAGAGCGAACTTTCCTCTATACTTTTCTTGAGGCGCATATATTCAGTCATCTCAGCCTCGAAGCGTTCCTTCTCCGCCTTCTGAAGTGCGCCGTTGCCTTTCTTGTATTGTTCCTTGGCTTTTGTGCGCATAGCATCTCTTTGAAGCACATTGCCAATACGGTTTATCTCCTGTTGAACAATGTTTGTCATTTCAAGCATTGCAACAAGACTTCCACCCTGATTTTCAGTAAGGTCGGCAAACCTGTAAGGCTTTCCATCTGCCTTTGTACCATATACAAGTGCAGCGTATTCATCTTTTTGCTCTTGGGTTAGTGTGAATCCAAGATTATTGACATCATCTTTTGTTCGTCTTTTAATTCTCCAGAACTCAGCAGCAGGAGAATCTGACAATACAGGATTTGCAATGCTTATATATTGATTTTTTGTCCATCCATCTTTAAGAGTATATCGTTCCTTGTAGTAATTCATCATCATAACACTCGCATACTCAGCCAAAGACCAGTCATCGTATTCCTTGCCGTTAAAGTGATTGAGTGTGTACAAATCAAAACCTTTGCGATATGTCGAGTTTTTCTCAAACTCTCGCAACAACGCATTTAATTTCTTGTCTTCGGTATATACAGCAGGAACCCTTCCACCCATAATGGTTTCAAGTTCGCCCTTGTTAAATCCGTCGCTTGCATATTGTTCGCAGCATAGATTATACACTCTTACAAATTCCTTAAGGTTATTAAGCAACTCACCAGGCTTCGCAATTCTTTTTGAAGGATTATTGGCATCCTTGAATCCTGAGAATAGATTTCTGTATGCTGTTCCAAGCAAAGTCTTTTGTCTTGGTGTGAACGAATGCTCAAACGTATTTTGAGCCATCTTCCTAAGTTTCTCTTCATTTCCTTTCATATTAAACCAAGAGTATTGATTGAACTCTTCGTTAATATAAGCCAATGCTTTTTCGTCGTCATCTTGTTTGATGTTGTCTTTCATTTCTGATTCATAGGAAGTGTTTGTTGTTGACATAACAACCTTGCCATTTTCCCTTGTACTCTTCTCAATCGCATTTTTGCCTATCGCATTCATAGTCTTTGCGATTGCAATCATATTCCTTTTGAAGTCTTCGTTGTTCATAGGCATCTTGATAGAGCCAGATGATGTTGTATTGAACAAAGACTTATCTTCGAGCATATTAAGAAGGATAGTAAAAAGACCTTCGTCACCGAATAATTTATTCTTCTTCGTATAGATAAGGTCAAGTACATCGTTCTTTGTTATCTCGAATCCAAGACCAGTTACAGTGTCGTATGCAACATTGTAAATGTTTGCAACTTCTTTAAGGAACGGTTCGTCTTCCACGTTCACCTCTGTAAACGTGTTCTTGTTTTTACCTTTGCCATATACTTTGATTGTTTCCTTTCCGTTAATTACGTCAAGGACATTCTCCCTGCTGTAATTGCTTATTTTTGCCCAGAAAGCACTTGTACTCTGCTTTAAATCAACACCATAAGCATTCTCTAATACTCTGTCAATTACTCCTTTAAGACGTTCTATTGCTGATTCTACGTTCTTCTTCTTGACTTTCAAGTCCTTGTCATATATAGAAGAATCAGTATTGAGGATGTCGCCGTTTTCGATGTTGGACATGGCAGAATCAGTCATATACCTATAGGCAATGACTTTGTTTATCTGGAACGTTACAACCGAGTCTACGTATTCAACGCCATCTCCAACCCTGCGCTGTTCCTTTCCTTGCTTAGTGGCAAATATGTTCTTGTACTGAGTTTTCATAGCCCTGTAAAACGCCGCTCTGAGGTTCGGGTTTTTACATCTGTTATTTTCATCTTTCTTGATTTTGTCGAACAGACCAGTATATTGTTTCCTTGAAAGAATCATATCCTCGAACTCGTTTTGCATCTCATCCATAGTAAGGCATTGTCCAAGTCTGCTCTGCAAAAATGCAAATGCAACCTCTTCGTCCATATATATAGGATTACCAAGGTCATCTACTTTAGGTTTGCCATTGTCGTCATATTCTTGTATGTTTGACAATTCGTGTTTGAGTTCGACTGTAAGAGAAGAGTGCTTGCCCTTGGCAGACTGTTCTTCTTGCCATGACTCAACAGTTTTTTCTTCCATATCAGTCGATGGCTTTCCAAGGTCGGATGCTTCTTCTTCTGCATCTTTCATTTCATCCTTGTTTATTTTAGTTGCCGTATCCTCTCTGAGACTCATCTTCACACCGAGTTTCTCGGATATTTGTTCTATTGAATCCTGGGTGATTACATCCCATACATCCTGTGCAATCAAGGCTTCATATTTTGCAGCCATCTTCTTTGCGTAGTTCTTTTGTGTTTCCGTATGCTTGTAGACACCTTTCGATTTTACAGGACGTAGTAAGGAATATATGCCTTTATAAGCATTTTCGTCTATCTCGCCATTGTTAAGGAACAGGTTACCATTGGCAATATTGTTAAGCACATTTATTCTTCTTTCGTATTCGCTTTTGAGTTCGTTAAAGAAATGTGCTTTGCCGAACGTATTAAGAGCGTCGGTTGTTCCTATCGTGTCAATGTATGCAAGTTCTGATTGTACATCATAAGGATTCATCTCGCTCTTGCGTGATTCCAAATCCTTCATCATGTCTTCCTTGAGGCTGGAAACACCTGTCGATGTAACAAGTGCGGCGAAATCGTCAGAAACCAGTCTTCTACGGTCTTCATATACCTTTGGACCAAGTTTGTTCTTGACATTGTTTATCTTTGAAATAAACGTCTCTTCCTTAACTTGTTTTGTTATCTTCTCTGATGTTACATCTTCAAAAAACTTCGCATTTGCAATGTCAAAGTTATTTGTTGCAATGACATCAACATTACCAACGACAGTTATGTTGCCGTCAAGAGTATATTGTCCGTCTGCCATAGCCTGGAAGGTAACAATCATGCCGTTACGTGATTCAAAGTATATTTTGTCAAATACCTTTATGCCTTTAAAATCGGCTACTGGTAATGTTAGGGCAACATCTTTTTCAGCCTTTCCATTCTTGGCAATAGCTGTCAGTTGCTCTTTCAGTTCCTTGCTTTTATTAGACTCGCTTGATACCTTGTAAGTTTTTGTATTCTCCGCATCTGAACTTACATATACTACCTTTGTAGAATTATTATATCCTGCAATAGCGGCTGATAATGCATTATATGCTGATTGCACTTCTTCGTCGTTGGTTGCAATGTTAGAAGGTTTGCTGTTTTTGATTTTCTCCAACGCGCTATCAATGCCATTCTGAATAGATGGTTGAATTGCTTTAAATTCCTTGTCTGACAACCTTGTATGTACGATGTGTCCATCAGCATCATATGTCAATTTGTACAGATATGTATTCTGGTCGTGATTCTTAGGTCTTGTAGCCTCTGTATGTTCGTATATACCGTCGCTGTCGAATCTTAGTACATATCCATTCTTTGCATCAACTGTCATATAGTATGGACCTACTGTGTCTGGATGCGTCTCGTCAATAGCTGAAACAAGACCCTTGGTCTTTACATTTTGAGTATTTGCAAGCAAGGTGTCTTTGTCTGTTGACAAATCAACCGTTGTAGATGCCAGTTCTGATTTATCCTTCACATAATCCTGCCAAGAATCATTTATTGGTTCAACTTTGTCAAAATGAGGCTCTACTGGAAGAACCTTTATGGATTCACCGATTCTCTTGTTATCTGCTGTAAGTGATGGTTTTGTCCAGCCTGTATACTCAGACATTGGAATCCATTTTTGTTTGTCTTCACTTAGGTTTACGTCCTCTGTTACGTAGATGGTTTTCTTATCATCTATCTTATACTTGATTTTCTCGGGAGATGGGTAATTCTGAGCAAACCATATAAGTTGCAAAGACCCAACCTTGCCTTTAAAGCCAAGTACGTCCTCTAAGATTTGCTTATACGTATTTAATTGATACGTATATTTGCCGCCATCATTAAATGCAAAGCCTTTACGGTTTTTGGCTTTCATATCAAAGATATGTGCTGTACCGTCCGACTCAATAACAAGCATATCCATAGTGCCTGCCATTGTCTTGGTGCCATTGCTGTCTGTAACCCTTGCGGCAAGAGGAAATTCCTTTGTTATTACTTTATATCCATTTGGGAATCTTCCGTCCATATAGCCCTTTAATGCCTTAAAATCCGACATAAGGGCTTCCTTGTGTTCTTCTGAAATATTTGGATAAGTAGTCTTCCTTACATAGTCTTCTCCTTTGTCATAGAAATCTCTTGTGAGTTCATCAACAGCCGTGCCTATAATAGAAGCAAAGTCATAGTTGCCTTTGATTTGAGGTTCTCCAAACAACACATTCTCGTACTGCGTTACACTTGTATCTACTTTTGTACCATCAATATAATACTCGTGTTTGTCACTATCAAATGTAATATGTTCTTTTGTATAAGCCTCCCATCCTTCGATGATATTCTCTGCCTTTTCTATGCTTGTTATGTTGGATTCCTCTTGATAATAGTTTCTTAATGGTGCTACGGATGATACATCTCCGAAGTTTCCTTCTGTATCAACTATCTCCCTGAAAAAATCCCAAAGCCTTTGGTTCGACCCAGAAGTTTTATTCGCCATACTAATGCCAAATGCATTGGCAAAGAAGCCCAATATTGCGTTCTTAACCCTCTGGATGAAGTTAAGTTTGTTCTCAACGGGTATTTTTATGCTATTTAACTTGTCATAGAACGAGTTTGTCATCAATTCTGACAAAGCCTCATCTATGTCCTTGAAGCCATAGTCTTCTGTCGAAATACCATTCTCAGCAGCAATCTCCTTTATCTTGGAAAGCAATGCTTCGCCTTTGGCTTTTGTCTCTTTGTTTTGCAAGAGATTGCTTGTTATTGCGTGTACAGCCTCGTGGAATATCGTTTCTACGAGTTGTGAATAACGATAGCCGTTTGCATTTACTCCGTTCTTAAAGTCGAAATCCTGGTTGATGTATATTGTCTTTGTGGTAGGGTTATAATAGCCTTTCCTGCCCCTTTTCATAGCGAAAGGTGCATTTTCATCTCTTCTACGGAATGCAATCTTAACGCCTGTTCCATTGTTGATTTTTTCAAGCAGCGATATAACGCTATCGTACATTCCATTATTGGAATGTATTTCGTTGAATCCAGCAATGTTCCTTATAAAATCAAGCAAGTTGCCATCTCTTTTGCCATCAAGGAATCCGTTGATAAATGTTTCAACGTTTTCTGATTCACTCCAATTAGACTCGTCTTCCCTATTGTTATGTGAGTCTATGAAAGAAAACTTAGCCGTTTCTTTCAAATATTTTGCACGGGCATCTTGCTCTATTGCTGCTGATATAATTTTTATTGGGTTTATATCTTTATGCTTTGAAATTTCATCGGAAATAGCCTTTTTTATAGCATTTGCTGAGGCAATATCCTTATCCATGAACATATTGTTCACTCCTTCAACAACTGCCTTCAAATCGCTTATATCTGTAATACCAATTGCAACATCGGCGTTGTCACCTATCATGTCGTTAATGATATCACATATAGCATTTACTTCCTCTGGATGTTTTCCAGTCATATCTGCAATAGACCTAACTGCTCTATTTGGTATGCTACAACTGCTCATATCTTCAAGTTTTAATTTTTATTACTGCGCAAAAGTAAATCAAGATGATTACTGCGCAAACTACATAAAAAAAATAGCAAGGTGTTACCCTTGCTACAAAACAAAAAACATATTAACAAAAAACATTCACCTATTATTCGTTAACTGTTGTCAGAAGGTCCTGCATCTTAGATGCGAGTTCCTTCATCAGAGGAAGCACCCGACCTGTTTCTTCTGACGCCCTCTTAGAAAAGAAATCTTTAAAGTCGTCTACGAATCCTGTCAGGACGAGATTTGTTGCAAGACATTTCGGCAAGATAGTGGCTGCGATTTCTGCCTTATTCCTCTTGACAAGGAACATATACAGTTTTTCGCAGAATTTCAGATATGCCTTTACAAAGAATCTGGCAATCTTGCCTTTAACGTCAGGCATTATGAATGTGAGTTGATTACCAAACTTGTCTTTGGAGTAGTTGCACCATCTGGTGGACTCCATTGCATACGAAAGCAATCTATGCCTGATGAGTTGCATTGCAACTTGAAGGGTTGTCGTTACAGAGAATGTCCTTCTCAAAGGAGCATCTTCCAAAAGAATAGAGGTGTAGACGTTGTTAATTGCATCAGAATTGACTCCGAAGTTTACAACGTCCTGTTCCCATCCATTCTCGTAGATAACCCTTCTGTTGGTTACTATGATGTAATGACCGTCGGTAGTACCGATTACCTTGCTGAAGGGATTCATCATGTACTTTTCGACAATTGGTGTGGTAAGTTTGTAACGCTTACCGTAGAGAACCACCGTACCATGTTCAAGCATAGCAAGGTGTTTGCTTCGTATTAGTCGCTCAACGAACTCAGTGTCCGTTTGCTCCGACATATTCGTTGGCTCACTTTTGTAGCAAGTTCTTGCAGCGGCTGCGATGTATTTGTTCGCATCCTTCGTAAGGAATTGAACTGGCCAAAGATTGACCTGTTGTTTTGTGAATTGCATAACTTTTAAAATAACGATGCAAAGTTATAAAAAATTACCGAATGAACGATATTTAGGTAGACAATTTTCGGGGATACATTCAAGATTTTTGAAATATGATGCCTTGATATAATATCCAATGATTTCATACCCAACATCACCAGCTTCTACAATTATACATTGGTTATCGTAGAAAAGAGCAAATCTTGCAAGTCTCCAACCAAATGGATATCTTATACTTAGCGACTTTTCAACAGCCATGTTGTAATGATATGCTATGCAAATATTCTTAACCTCATCACAATCAAGCAATCTTTTATGTGCTATTATTGCATTTGCAATAGTTAATAGCATATTGGCAACGCATGATAAATCAGATACTGTATACAACACCCTTATTCGACCCGAAAGGCGATTATCACCTATCCAAAGAATTGGTTTCTTTGTAAAAAAGTCATGATACCGCCTAATACGTTGATAGAACATACCCATACTCGCAAACTTCCTAAGCAATCTTCTTGATACAGAACTGTCTCTTCTTAAATGAGCCATAAAGCTAAGATTTTCGTAATGCTTTGTCATCCGTTAATGCTTTTAAAAGAGTATCACCATATTTATATGTTCCTCTAATGAACAAATAATTTGTTATTTCAAAACGACTCGCTTCATCTTCGGGGTCAATCACAGTCTCTACCAATAAAGCGATTACATCATCTATTGTTATAACGATAACATCTGGTGTATCTCCATCAAGTAGAAACTTATTGCATTTGTAGAAAAAACAACGAACCCAATACGGCTCTCTTGCACGACTAAGTTTTGCTGCCCTTTCCGTAAATGTTTTATAGTCACAAATATCTGTGTTGTCAACACAATCAAAGTTACTTATTATAGAACGTAATGTTCGTTCCCATCCGTATCTTTGTTCTCCTGATTTTGCCCACCAAAAATTACCAAACTTTGGGGCATAAATGCCTTTTGACGTTTTTTGATAGGTTGACTTTGGAAAGGTTTTGAGTAAAGTCAGCAACTTCGGATATAATCTTCTCGATATTCCTTTACTAATGTCAATATGCACAAGGAATTTTAGTGCATTAAGGACGTATTCTTTCATGTCTCCATAGTTCTATTATGTCGCTTGCATTACGCCAAAACATATTTCCAATAAGGTAGTCTGCAATAAAGTATTTACCGTTACGGTTTTCTACTTTTAATGCAATGGCTCCATCAACAAACACAACTGCATGGTCCACAATGGCTGCGTCTCTATGAGGAGGAATCCAAAAGCCATCGCAATTATAACCTTTTACAGTTACCCAATATCTGTTCTCACTCTCTGTTAAACGTAACGCCATATCCGAGAACGTACCAAGTGAAGTTATCGGTGCATCTTGAATTACGTAGTAATGTTCGACAATCCAATTAATGGTATTAAACCAACCATTTGGTAAATCAGAAATAGCAAGGCGTCCGTATCGAACAAAAATTTTAGGATGTTTATCAGGAAAACTTTTAATGGCTGTTCGTAGCTTGGGAATCAATCGTCTTGGTATACGATTGTGTTCCAAGCGTATCTTTGCAAGAAACATTAATTGTTCAAGTACCATAGTTTTTTTTTAAAAAAAATGGCGCAGCCATATTGCTATGACTACGCCTGCCTAACAGATAGGCGAGAACCAACATTTTTAGTAACCTGCGGAAGCAGCATCTGCTTCTACCGAGTCAGACTTTGTAGACTGTTCAGTTGCCTCTTGCGGTTCTTCTTCGGGTTGCTGTCCTGCAAACTGCTGGGTTGCCTCGACTGGTTCCTCGGCAGATTCCTTGGTAGGTTCCTCTGCTGGTTCAGTCTTTGGAGATTCCTGCTTTCCCTTTGCAGCAGCTTCCTCGTTCGCAAGAAAGTCATCCAAGTCCTTGTCTTCAGGGATTTTGCCGAACATTGCGTCATGGAGAGAGAATGACTTGATAGGAGCCTGGTCGGTGTCGTCCTTTTCGAGGAAGAACATTACGTCGTCTCCTACGACATTGTATCTCAAACCCGATTCTGCTGCGGAATGGAGAATACGGGCTATGGCTGAATGAAGGTGGAACATGATACATTCATCGACGATGCACTCGTCAATGAATGCAACATAATCCGCCTTCGCAAGAGGTTTCCTTGGAATCGAATACATTTCAAACTTGTACTTGCCATCCTTGTTGCGTTTCTGACAGCCAATGATTTCCTGACCGCTAAGGCCAATAGCACGCTGGTCGTCGTTCATGTTGTCCACGTAGAAGTCTTCAAACTTCTTCAACGGGAGTTCGAGCTTGATTTTGATTGTCGGGTCTTCCTTGATAACAACCGCCCAATCGGTGTTACCATTGTGGTAAGCCCTGTCAACTTGAATCTGGACACCAGTTTCAACCAGGTCAATAATACCCTTACCTTTTACGAAGCCGCCTTTTTCAAGACGCTCACTGACGATTCCGCTGATGAAATCAGCTGTTCGAGCAAGACAGTTGTCCTGCAACATCAAGGCGTAGTCCATTGGACGGAAGTCCACCGAAAACTCGTCGCCATTGATGTGAATGTGTACTTTGTTGTTCATTTTGTTTGTTTGTTATTGTTAATAATTAGGCTTCTTCAGCCTCTTCTGCTTCTTCTGCTTCTTCAGGAGCTGTGACTACAACTCCATCTTCACAGGATGTGATTTCCGCATTGGTATCATCAAGCATATATTTAACCAACGCTGACATCAATCCCGAATTAGAATCCTGGTCGGTATTCTCGGTATCTTCACTCTTACAAGCACCAAGTGGGTCTTCCTCGTTGAACAAATCTTCATCTTCATCAGAGGTTCCATCGCTGTCGTCGTCAACATACGGCCAGCGAACTTCATACCTGTTCTTGGCGTACTCGTCTTGCAGTCTTATTTCTCGTTGCAAATCTTCAGGATTGTCTGTCGCGTTGATTGGAAGCAATACAACAGCTTCTGTACTACCGCTGAAAATCGACAGGCGAATTTCTTCGCATTCGTCTCCATATTCGTTATGACCGACTATAGTCGGAATTGAGAATCCATTACGGAACATTACTGAAAGAAATCTGTCACGAATTGCCTTTTCACGGTTGAACTTACGAAGCTCACAGTCTTCCTGCAAATTAAGACGAGCATTAACTTGTTCCTTAGTACGGTACTGAATGATGTCATGGTCCCATACTCCTGTTTCGTCTCTTTCGCCTCTACGAAGACGACGTACTGCGAATATACGGTCTTCGTTAAGTCCATACATTTCGTACTGATGAAGGTCTGTTTTGCAGTACATACGGTAAAAGTTTATTGGCTTGTTAGGCATGGAGATTACCAACTTGACACTTGGCTTGTTTTTAGAAGTGTCATCGTTCAGAGTCAACATTCCAGGTGAATAGAATGCGTAGAACTCGTTTGTAATGGTAATACCCTGATGTTCTTTGCCGTCTATTGCAATCTTGTTGAACTCTTCGATGAGCCACATTACAATCAACGGCATAGTTGCCTCTGCAAATACCTCGTCTGGAAAATTGTCCATAATCACTTTATTGATTGCGTATTTCAAGGTATGAATCATGTGACGGACTGATTTTTCCTCGCTGTCTAAGTCGAGCATATCGTAGTACATTTGTGGCGTGAAGACAATCTTGGTTTCTTTGTCTCCGATTTTCACGTTGACAAAGTTGTCTGTTTTCATCTTCATAGCCTCGGCAGCCTTTTTTTCGATTTCGGCGGCTTCTTCTTCCGAAAAACCTGTCTCCTCTACGTCGGCGGCAGATTTAATTGCGTTTTTGACTGGCATTTTTTGTTACTGTTTTTGTTTTTACGATTATTTTCTGGCGTTTCAGCCATTGTATTCAAAGCAATGATGATATTGTTCATTTCTTCAATTTTCGCTTCGCGATACACCTTGTTTTTTAACGCAAGGTGCATATCAATTGTGAGATGTATCATATGCTATTGCCTTGTTTATTGTTTCATCATATTTCCTGTTAAGGAATACGCTTGCTGCCAATGCAATACATTTCTCTCCTTCGAGAGTATCGTATTTCCATTGACAGTTGTCGCATTTGTGTTTGCAAGTAATATCAGACAATTGCTTCAAGGTCATGCTCTGATATTTTTCCATCTGTTGGAATATTGCACTTCTTTCTTTGCTCATAGCGTTTTAGTTTAGAAGTTGTCAAGCATATCCTGAATATACTCCATACCTGCGGAGCCGTCGTCAGAATCGTTGCTTGGATTCGTTAATGGATGTTTGCCGTCTTTAAGGCAAGAGGCAACGATGTACATAGCGTCAGATTCACGAACAACTGGATGTTCAAGAAGCATTTGTTGCATTGTAATACATCCATTTGCAAGCCGTTTAATTGGGATTTCCTTGCGTATATCCCTGTGTGTATACTTGTGGGTCCGCATAGTATTCTGGGTGCATAATACGGTGATTAATAATTGATTCTGTTCTTTCTCGCACATATGTCGAGAGGTCGTCTGGTATTTCAGCTGCTATCGAATCGAGTGTGTTTTGTCGAATAACAGCATCTTCGTGTAAATCTTGGGTCATTGTCAGACGGGAATTATCTGCTGCTGCTCTTTCTCGCTCGATTTCATCAATAGCAATAGTAGGATAAGTCCTGCCTTGACCACGACCTTCTATCACACATACTGCTCGTCCTCTTGCATCAAGTCCTTCCGTTATCAATGCCCTTAGCGGCAACATTTCAATGTCGCTATATCCAAAAACACCTTTGAATAGTATTTCAGGGTCTTTCCCAAACATTCTTTGGTATTTTTTGATAATTTTGATTAGTCTATTACCTTTCATTTTACACTGTTTAATCAGACATAAAAATCTTTTCAGCATCTGTTATGTCACAACGAGGATTGCCAAGTATGTCGATTCTATTCCCCAAGGCAATTTTCATAAAGATATCGCTTGGATAATAGCCGCCACCTGCAAGTAATATTGCTGCGAATGGAATTGTAACCTCATTACGACTTGTAGAACGTGAACCTATCATAATGTCACGATAGCCTGCATTTCCTTGAAAGCCGATTTCTATGTCATGTCCTGCTGCTCTTTGCAGAGCTTTGATTCTTTTGATTAATTTGTTTCCCTTCATGCTCTTTTGTTTTTAAAACGGGATGGCTCCACTGTCGTTATTATAACGTACACCACCTCTTACCTGAGTAATCGCTGCAAGATGTTCCTGCGCAGTAAGATGAGGTAATATTGTACAATGTTCATATCCACGATAACGGCCATAATGTCTTGCTTCCATTATGTCGTGTATGATATGCTCTGATGATACATACGTATCTCCAATCGGTTCAATTGTACCAAACCTTATGCCCTGATAAGTATTTACGTTATCAAAACAAATGTCTCGAAAGCCTCCATTTTTATGGAGTAATATTTCGACATCATGTCCATAGAGCTTCTGAAGTTCTTTAACCTTCTTAATTAAACGATTTCCTCTCATAACAACATTATTAAAGAAAGCCGACGAATTAAAGGGCGTCGGCATCCCTTACTTATTTTCTCCCAAACGCGATGTCTACAAGGCACATCTTGTGTAGCATTTCTTTACGTTTGGAATAAGCTTACCTTTATACAGTGGTCTGTCTACTTCTTGCGATTTAGTAAATGTCGTTGTTGTCATAGCCGTCGAGGTCGCTGAGAATGTCATCCCATTCATCATCGTCATCGTCATCGTCATAGTCGTCGTCATAGCGAGGGTCGTATCCAGGGTCGTAAGGATAGTACGGGTCAACAAACGGGTCTTCTGGATACTCGTCTTCATCACCATACCAACCGTCGTCATCAATACCATCCCAGTCGTCGTCGGTGTTGTAGTCAACAAAACCATCATTCTTCGTTGTCATCTTCTTCACGGTATTTAAGTTCTTGCTGAGCGAGTTGACGCTCATACCAATCTGGATTTGAATGAATTTCTTTATTTAACTCTGTGTCATCCATTTCACAGAGTCTTTTGCCGTTAACAAACAGCGTTCCCCTTCTATAAGAGAATCCCAAAGTCTGCAATGTCATCTTCACTTACTTTTTTGGAATTTGTTGTTTTAAGCACAAGTGAAAAACCTGCATTTATGATGATTGCATTGTAATGTTCTGATTTTTCATAATAGCAATACTTTGCGTCGGCGTTTTTCCTGTATTTTGGGAATACACCTCTTTTGATTTCGCTGAGCATTTCATTCCAAAGCAGAATTACATCACCAAGAGGATAAGTCCTTTCTCTAAAAGACAAAAGCACTCCGTATGTATTTAATAAATACAAACTATAGCAATTGAAGTACACTTTGAGACAAGATGAACTTTTGCGCTTAATTTTGACATCTTCGAGCATATTGAAGATTCTGTAATAAGTCTTTATCCTACGTGGGAATCTCAGAAATGTTGTCATAGATGCAAGACCGTCAAGTATTGTAATAGGAAGCCTAAGATATACTTGGTCGTCTACAACGAAAAAATTTGTCATATTCTCATACGATTAATCCTACTTTGTGAATGCAATACACATTTCCAGTTCTGGCTTTTGGCGGCATGACAAATCCTTCTCCTTCGCATTCCCCTGGTGAAATGTATAATACCAACGTTCTTGCAATGACTATATATATGACACTATAACCCACTCCGTTATCATATCTTCTTGTGGTTTTTATGTCGGTTATATAATCAATGTCATTCACAAACTCCCAAGTAAGTTCGTTGTCCACAGAAGAAATTTCTTCCATAAACTTCTGAAAAGAATCAAAAGCCGATACAAGGTCTTGTAGATTACAAGAGCGAACCAATCCATGCTCAGTCACAAAATACGTAAAGTAATTGCAACGCTCGCTGTTGTATAGTCTGACTTTAATTCTCAAAGTGCCTGGACCACCTACTGGTTTGATTTTGAATCCTGGCAATACAGGTTTAATCATGGCATACAAACGTTTCAGCAGTCTTCTTGGCAAAGATGTTATAGCAGCAAAAGCCATAAATGGAATTATGGCTTTTATTGGGAGAAATGTTACTGAATACCAATATCTTCCGTCGATATATACTGTCTCTTCGGGGAAATTTAAAAGAGGGACTTTCATTTTTCACCTGATTTTCCAAATCCGCCACGAGATTCTCCTGGGACTTGAGATGCGTCGATGTACTCAATCTCGAAACCGCTGGAAAGCATGAACTTCAGCTTCTGCCAAAAGGTTGCGCGTGGCGACAGTGTAACCTCAAACTGAGCGATTTTGGTATATCGTGGAATGATGACATACTTCTGCTTCTGAGTCTTACGAAGACACAATGCAGGAAGTTTCCATTCGTCGTCAATGCCCCTGTATGTCCAGTCAATAGTACCGATGCTGTTCGCCATGATGATACCCCATTTCTCGAATGTCGAAGACCTCATCTTAAGGTCAGCCTTGCATCCTTTCGGAAGGATAATCACTGCGCCAAGAGGAATCCTTTGATAGTCAAGGTGTGTCATCTTTGTCTCAACTCGCGTCTTTACGTCAATGAGGTCGCCTTTCGGATTTACCGAAAGCGAGCAATGCGGGTCAAGCAGGTATACTTGTATTTTAAGTTTCATTTTTAAAACATATTAAAAAAGGGGGCTGTTGCCCCCTCGGTTAGACATTTTGGTCAATTTCGTCGCCATGTTCGTTATGGCGGTCACCTTCGATAAAATCACCGTACATATACGGCGGTTCAAAACCAGGCGGCGGCTCTTTGGCAACGGCTCGACCTTCTTTGTTTGTTGTGTGGCAATCTTCCCAACTATCCTTGAAGGCATGAAGCCTATAAAGATAAACTGCATTGTCTTGCAGGGTTTCGATTGCCTCGCTTACCATGTTTTCGATTGCGGTGTAGACATCTGCACAATCGTACTTTTCTGGGCAGATAAATTTCTGCGGCTCTGTCATCGTCGCCAATCGGTTTAACGTATTGATTGCCAGAGTATTTTCGCGTTTCGCATCTTTGATTTCACTTTCGATGTCATCAATAGAGCGAAAAGTCTGCTTAGAAAAGTAGTCTTCCCTAACAAGGGAGGTACCCCATCCCATTACATTAAAACATTGTTTTACATACGCATCTCGCATTGTCTTGTTCAGACATCCAATCGGTCGTTACTTCGGGTCTCTCAAATATTCCGAACATCTCGTTAAGGCGTACATTGGCTTTGTATGCCCTTTCTGCTCCTTTGATGTACTTCATATTAAGAATCTCGAAGAACTCAGAAATGGTCTCTTGCAAGTAAAGAAACTTCTTGTCTGACAATACAGGAATAAGCCTTTCCATCGTATTGTTCAACGTGGTCTCACCATTCTCGCCTTTTTCGACGAGGTAGTGATACTCTGCATTGTTATATGTTACCGTACCATTGTCGTGAATCTCGAAGTAAATTGGTTCATCAAGAATATTGTCTGCAAGATTAATCTTGAACTCATCTATAACTTTCCTTGCAACAAGGTTCATGACTTTTGGCAAGATAACAGTGTAGAAGTATTGCTTCTGACGCAAGTATCTGTCTCCATTTCTTTTGAGTGCCGTAAAGAAATTTGTATTAGTATATCTCATAATCAAAAGTTTGTTAGTATTTTCAAATCTTTATTTTCAGGCGTACCTATAATAACTCCACCATCGTAAACCAGTGCTGGAATACGCCGTATATTGTATTCGTCAATGAGTTTTTCACCCATTTCAGAATCATACTGCACTTCCTCATAGTCTATATGTGCGGAATCATATTTTATTTTGGCTTCTTTACAGGAGCCACACCATTCTGAGGTGATAAGCACTTTCCTTTTCATATCGGAGCAAAAATACTAACAAACTCCCAAACTACAAAATGCTAAACAATTTACCTTACTCTGTCATGCCAAGGATTTTCTTTGCGATTTTAGTGTCGTCTTCGACAGTGATGATGCCCAACGCCCTCAGTATGACGCCAAGGGCTGCATAGAGGTTCTTGATGGTTGCGAGTTGTTCGTAAGTCATTGAGACCTCTTTGTCGGTTACTTTGGCTTCTTCTGGCTCGGGCTTCTGCGATTGCTCTTTCTTCGCAACCTCAGTCATTTCATTAAGCATCGTGCGCAATACCGTGTTGTTCACGTGTGCACCACGATAGAAGTAATACTTCTTGCCTGTGGGGAGAATTGCTATCTCATATTCATACTGAGGTTTCTGGTATTTGTTGTCGTAGACTGCCTTTTGTGTGATTTTCACATAGTCTGTACTTATCACCTTTTGGCGACAAGTTGCGTTTGGCGATATGTTCGGGTCTTGAAAATCCGCGAACATTTTCACCATAGGGAATCGTTCCCTAACAATTTGTATGATATTCATAATAGGATTTTGTCAAAGATTTTTTCAAATCTCTGAAAGAAACGTGAACAATTCGGTGCATCCTGAAATTTGAAGAAATGTTCAGAATGAACATCGCTATTGACGCACCATGGGGCCTCCTTAAAACGGGTAGGTGTGATGTAGTAGTATTTCCCATTCGGGTAATCGACAAAATACTTTGTGAGTTCAAGGTATTTTTCGTTCAAGAACGCCAATTCCTTGCCCTCTTCTGCATTGCAGTCCATCTTGCTTATAAGATACGTGATTATTAAGTTCGCAACATCGAATTGTGCAAACATCTCACGAATCTTATTATAGCCGTCTTTGTTCTGGTCAAACCAGATTTGTGCAATGGAGTTTTTCTCTTCGTCGATTAGGAACAACCCGTGGTCAATGTCTCTCTCTCGCTCATATATCGGCGTAATGCCGATGGAAGCACATAATTCACGGAAGAAAGACAATGATATGTCACCACGAGTGTTGTCGATGTAATACAAGGTTATCCAAATTTTTCCGAAACAAGTCCGAAGGCAGGAGTTCCACGGAACCTGATAACTTTGCAGTAATATCCAGAAGTTTCGTCGTTGGTTTCTACGATAAGCATGAACATGAGGTTCTTACGCCTTTCAATAGATTTTACTACATAGTTGCTGCCGTCCAGACTGTCGCCTACCTTAATTTCCGAAAGCACTTTCTTGGTTGTGAACCATCTGCCATCAGAACAGTTGAAGTAGGTCTCTTTTATTTCGTCCTTTGTGTCGGGAACGAACTCAGGGTTGGCTTCCCTTGCCTTGCGAAGGTTTTCGAGGAATGCCTCCCTTTCATGGAAAGACAATGACATAGCCTCAACAAAGTCTGCAAGCGGTCTGTTTTGAGGACTGCTCTGCGACTCGTCTCCATCGAAGTCGTAAGTATCACAATATATGTCATAAATCGTATCTTCGAGGTTGATGATTGGCCAGCCGATTTCAACGAATGACTTGAAGTCAGTGAGACGAAGTTCTTTTGCAATCTTGTGAAGGATGTCGATGGTTATTCGCTGCTTTGTTGACAGCATATCAACAAGCGTGTCGATTTCGCCGTCAGAAAGCGAAGTGTGTTTCTGCATGAAACGCACACAGACGTTTTTGTCAGAGATTGCATGGAACGGAACCTTGTAAAGAATCCTGCCAAGTCTGCCAATGAAGGCATCGTTGATATTGTCGTCGTTACAAGAAAGCAGAAATACTTTCTTCTTGTCGCTATTGTAAATGCCGTCAAAGAATGAAAGCAATTGCTCTTGTGCAACGTTTGACAATTTCTTCTCGAACTCATCAATGATTATCACCATTGACGTTTCAAGCGCAAACAAGAACTGGAACAGGTTGTTGTTGTCTGCCGCAGAGTTGGTTTCGACAATGATTACAGGAAGATTCATCCTGTTTGCAATCATCTCCATAAGAAGAGTCTTACCCATGCCCTTTACGCCAGAGAACAAGTAGCCGACATTGCCAGTTTCTGCTTGCGCCCTCTTGACAAGATAGTCCAACTTGGCACCGAAGAACGATTCGTCATAATCGCTCGGTTCACTGAACTTTTCTTTGATTGGTCTAAGGAAATAACCGTTTGTGTCATGTCCTATGCCAAATACTTCACTTGGCAAATTACCCATTGTAATGGTGTCTTTGTCTACGGCTTTGATAATGCCGCCAATTTTCAATAACATTTTACATTCTATGTTTTTTGTTTTATTCATTTGGGAATGTCGTAGTGTCGTGCATTGTTATATGCTCGTCATCTTCATATACATTCCCTGTTTTTTCGTACAATGCGTTGATTTTTCTTTCGAGGTCGTAGTATTTGCTGTCGGCGTGTCTTTTCGTCTCAAACGGGTATTTTTCGAGGAATCCCTTGTCGATGACGCCAGTATAGTTCTCAGCAAGCATTGCAGGAGCAAGTGGAAGCAATATCTCCTGAATCTCAGTTATACGTATCAACTGACTGAAACCTTCAAAAACACTTTCATTTCTGAAAATGACCTCTGCTTGCTTTGGTGTCGGTGCCGCTATTGTTGCCGCGCCTATGAACTTTCGTTCTCCGTCAATAAAATATTTCAACTGCCACAACCTCATCTGTGGTTTTACGCATTTTTGGTCGGCAGAATCTGCAACGAACATCTCGTGCTTCAAATGCCAATAACGCTCAAATTCTTCGATGTCTTCTTGGGTCGGGAACGTTCTCCCTCTCCTACCCTCAAAAGGGTCGCTGTCATATTGTGGTATCATAATGCCACAAAATTACGCAAATAGTTCTTCTTGTAAAAACTGACTTGTAATTTTGTTAGCACAACGACTATAAGCCGACTTGTCAATCATCTCTGGACAAATGGACGCAATCTCATAGACCACTGTCGCTCCTGATTCCCTGTCAATTACCGTTTCTGAATTTTCTGATTTCCTTACGAGGTATGGAGCATTCTTGTTGTAATGATAGCGAACGTGGTTTGGAAGCAAAGTATTACCTATATGTACGGTAAACCTATTATCCACGTTTGTTGTCATCAAAAACATACTCCAATCCTGGCAAGAGTTAATCGTTTGTTTGATAGGAATATTATAAATCAGGTTGTTGACTGCGGCTTCGGCAATTATGGGAGCCACAAAACTCTTTGGTGCCTCTTTACGCGCAAATGCTCCTTTTCTAATAAGGGTTTCTTGGGTATCAAGGGCAACATAATCGTTTACAGACAACTGAAACATCTTAGAATAGTATTCTGTCTCGAATGGCATATTTGCTTTGGACATAAAGTCCGATACGCGATTATGAATCATTATCTCATCGCTTTTCTTCGCCAATATAAATACGCCGTCTATATTTACTTGGATAATCTTGGCATATTCTCCAAGCAATTCAACAAGGTCAAGAGTTATAAACTCGGCATTCAGCCTTACGGATGAGTTCATCAACGGGTCATACATATACGACCAATCGGAACCCATCAAGCCGATAGCCGAGTTGATAACCTTCTTGTATAGTTCGTTTAGCAACTTATTTCCTTCGATTTTAGCCTTTATTCTTTCAAGTCTGATGGAATTATAGACTTCGGCAAATTCTGCCTTAAAATGGCGTGGAAACAAGTTGAGGTTCACCATCACAGTTGGGAACATTGACGTAAAATCATATTTGACTATGACCTCATCGTCTTTGCACACAAACTTTGATGGTTTGGTAATTGAATGAACACCACCTTGTGCTATGCTCAATATTGTATTGTGCATATTCAAAATAGTATTCCAAGCCTCTTTGCCAGTTTTTTCTGGATTGATAATAGTATCTCCAACTTTGGCAAGATAGGCTTCAAGAGGCTTTGTTTGCGGTTTGTATTTGATTATTTCGCTAAGTTTTGCCAACTGCGCCGACGTTCTGCCGCTTATGAATTTTTGGCGGTCTTCTTTCGTCTTGTCAAGATATGCTTTCGTCATATATCGTATGCCCATAAGAACGTCGTCAACGTTCATTGCATTCACCCTATGGTCATAGTATAAGTCCAGTCGCAATCTTATTTTCGGCTCAATTATATTTAGCAATTTCTCCATTGCGCCCATACAACTATGCTCTATGACTTTCGTGATGTCGAAGTTTTCATTCGACTCCATAAAGAAATAGTCTTCGTTTAGGCTTGTGCAGAGTTGGTCAAATGACAGTCTTAATTTCTCTGACTGATAAATAAGTTTCATGTCAAGCGAATAGAAATGCTTTTTGGCGTCAAGAGACTCATTCTCTTCGTTTATCTCCTGTTTCGCAAAGTAATAAATATCACTGGGTCTCGCAATATCATACGAGTCTATCAGATAATTTATTACGTGGCAATCAAATTCGTGGCATGAATACCCTACAAACAACACAGATTGTGATTTTTTGCTTACGTGTATTGCTCTTAGACGGTCTCTATCTATGATGTCGTCAGAGAATGTGCAATGCACTTCTTTGCCGTTCTCTGTGTTTTTATAGAATACGATGGTTGCCTTGGGATATACCACCACCCTAAACAAGACAACCACCTTATCATCGAGAATCATTCTACTTCTGAGAGCAAAATGACAACTTCTGGGTTTGTATAGACTTTAACAACCAGTAAATCCTTCTCAATTACTTCGCAGCTGCGTACAGCATCTTCTGGTTTTTCACATCCAACCATTTGTGATTCTGTCGCCTGTGTTTTCCAATGTTTGAAGAACTCGTCGATTGTCAATACATCCCCTTCGATTATCATCGGGCCGCCAGATGGGTCAACGCTCGCCTCTGATACCCAGTAGGAATACGGAGTTGACAACTTGAACGGGAATACCGTGTTCCAAAGTTCGCCATCATAGTCGCAAACGAGAGAGTCTACAAACGCAGACTTTTCAGGCTCAACCATAACGAGCGAATTTGGTGCGTCGCATTCTTTGACAATGTTGCCAAGGTCGGACGCCCTGCTTTTCAATTTAATTATCTTTTCCATTGTTCTTAAACTTGATTTTAAACTTCTCGTAGTCGATGTACGTTTTCGTTTCCTTGAAGAACGTATTGCCAAGGATTCCTGCGATTTGGAACCCATGCTTCTCTCTTAGGAATTGATTGGTTTTCGTCATATCGAGCAATAAGAAATTCTCTTCAAAGTTAAACAAATCGTAACTAAATGACAAGCTGATACTATTGGTGACATCAAGTTCTCCACCTTGCGTTGTGACACTATGATTTGTATTGTTTTTGTCATACATCATAATGTCAACATCTCCAATTACATTTGTATCGAAGAACGAATGTGAGGAACCAGTGTCAATCAACAGATTGAGTTTCAGGATGGTACCGTTGTTTGCCTTTGTTTTGAACGTAACCACGGGGGCTTCAACAAGTTCCAGAGTTTCCCTGAACGAAATCTCTGTTAAGTCCGTACTTGTTGTGTCCTTCTTTGCTTTCAGAAAGACAAAGACTATTGCTGAGGTTATTACACCGATTACCAGCAAAGTCGTAAGTGCTGCTGTCATTTAGTTTTTTCCATTTTTTCCTGCATTTTAACAAAATTTTCGATTTTATTTGCTTTCGTGTTAGTAACACCGTGAGGTAGCAACGCTCTGTTTTCGATGAGCGAATACAATTCGTTGCCAATATCAAGCGGATGCCGCAATTCCTGTCCGTCCTCTGTAATCAAAGTAGCCATGCTGCTTGTATGCTCAAATGTCCAAGACAACGGAATTACATATTGTCTGTTGATGACAATAAATGTATAATCCATTAGTTCGTAATCTCCCATGTCGCTTCTAACCAAATTGTCCTTGATTACAAGCCAGTATAGCCTTGCCTGTAAATCATATCTCCAATGGAGAAACGACTGCCAGAACAAGCCTTCGTGTTTAGAAGACGTTTTCAAATCAATAGGAAATACCTTCTTGTTGTTGTGGTCAATCAAGATTATGTCTGCCATAATCTTATACACACGACCGTTGAACACAGCCGTCATTTTGACCTGATAAAGGATTTCAAATTGACTTGAACGATTAAAGAGGATTCCAATTACCTTGTCGTATTTGAGTGCATTGGCACATTTGAGTACATCATTATAGACGTCTTCTGGCAATACGGTTTTACCCTTTGCCTTTTTGACAGAATCAAAGAAATTGCGTGATTCGTCGTTATCGAACTTTGCAATCTTCGTTTCAGTCTTCCATTTTGGATTGAATGAAAACATCGTAAAAACATTCTCCCATTCTTTTGGGTCGATGTCTTTTAACTCAATGCTGTCATCTGCGTGTCTTTGGGCTAACTCTGTTAGGATGTCGCTTTGCTTGCCTGTCACGGATTCGACGCCACAGACATAATTGTTCTCGAAAGCAATCTTGCCTTCTGTCAACAAACAGTCCACTGCACTGCCGAATGTAAGCGACGGGCTACTCTCATCATCATCAAGAGCAAGATACCCCATGAAGCCTTCTCTCTCATATTTTGCGATTTTTGAATACGAAAGATATGGCAAACTGCGGTATTCTTGCTCCGAGATGTTAAGGGCAGTTTTGATTCCGCTCATTGATTATTCTTATTATTTCTTCACAATGTTTCACATTATAACAAACCGCATACAATGTATTGCGATTGCTTGAGTTATTGATTTGAGATATGAACAGTTTTTTGATTATCTCGTATTTTTCTTTCACCCGACCTTTAATCTCAATTATCGCCGTTACTTTTGGCGTCTCGATTATGAAGTCAGGTGTATAGGATATTGGCAACATAATCTTCCCTACCTTGTTTTGATAGTTCTTATTTTTGTTTCCTATCCTATCAAATACGTCAATCTGCAACCTTTCCTTTGGTTGAAGTATAAATGATTCAGCATTGTAGCGCGGCGTTAATCCTGCCGATTCAAAGGCTTTATAACATCTCGCTTCCAAATCCGAATCGAACTTTATGCCATTGTACTCAGTCTTCTTAACGTGTTCAAACCCAATCATTTGCCGTTTAGTTCTGCTACGAATTTCGTTACCTTGTTCTTATCCAGCCTGGTTTCTGCCATAAACGACGTGATTCCGCCGCTCAGTTGAACGTCTTTGCGAGTATAATCAAGAATATCTGTTGCCAAATATTTCCTGATTATAAAACAAAACCAAGACTTGTCATACTCGAAGACAAGCCTTGATATTTTGTACGTTCGGTTTTGACTGTCGCCTTCAACAATAAGAAGTGGTCTGAATTGAGATGTTACTATTCCACTGCGTGACATATAGACTATCTCGCTTCCGTGATGAACCCTGAGACATTCGCATTGATTCATCCTAAGATTAAGAAAGTCTTTTATCTTCGATACAGAAACATCTTTTACAAACAACTGTCCTATCGGAGTATTGACAGTATCACGAGAAAACCACGAAACAGGTATATCGGGAGACCCTGGCTCAATGTACTTCCGAAGGAAACATTGAATGAAATTTCGTATCAGGCCTTTCGATATTGCCATGTTTTCTGTTGTTTTAATGTAATACCAAACGAGGTGTCGAACTCGTTGAAGAACTTTATGTTGGTTTCAAACATTCCATCATCTTCCAAGTGCAGATGCTCTTGTACCAGAGACATGATGTAAGAACCAATGCCGCCTCCTATGTGCGACGTAGCCTTGAAAGAACAAGCGGTAGCATCAGCAAGGCTGTCATCAAAAAGACATTTCTTGTCGTACATTTTGATTTTGTCCTCTTGGGAAGCACGAAAGACAAACACCTGGTATGAATTGGCAGACATACGTCCGTCAATGAACACCCATTTGCTTTTTTCTTCTTTTGGAAGACCTTTCGTCTGTGCAACCCAGTTGTCGAAGACAAGCCTTCTTGCTCTCATAGAATCAAGTGCCGTAATAGTTATCTTGTCCAATGGTTCATTGACGTAGAAATCGGAATAGAAACAACCTTGCAATGTAGGTGCATATTCCATGACGATTTCTCGCAATGCGTCTACTTTGAAATGACCAAGGTCTTTTGTACGGTACAACTGACCTGCGAGGTTCACTGTATCAACAGTGTCACCATCGTAGGCTGTTATCATACCGATAGAAGCCCTTGCCAAATAGTAGATAACCCAACTTCCTATTCCACCTGCACCGATAACTACGCATTTCTGCCTTCTTATCTTCTCATACCAATCCGCACCTTTGTACCTTGTACTCTGGTCGGACTCTAAGAAGTTGCGTGGTGGCACAGGAAGCTCAGCCTCTAATTCTTGTGAAATCGCTTGTTCAAGCTCTGCTGGCGGCTCTTCTGCTACTGGCTGTTCAGGTTGCGGTGTTTCCTCAAGCTGAGCAGCCAAAGCCAATTGTTGGTCGAGTTCTGCCGCCAATTGTGCCATGATTGATGCATTCATTTCTTCTTATTTTTTGTTTTCTTCGCTTTAACGGCTGCGTCAACTATTGTCTTTGTTGACTTGATGAGTTCTGTGCAAATTGTCTTGACTTCCGCAGTCTGGCTCCACAAACTTTCCTTTATTCTGGAAAAGGCAATCGTGAGGTCGTTCTTGAATGTGTAACCTGTTATGCCATCTTTGTAGAATGATGCTATGAATGAAAGAAGCGGAGGAAGCGCAACTCTCAGCACTTTTTTGTAGTCGCTCATGCTGTTTGCAATCAAGTAGAAATCGTCTTCGATTTTCTTGAGAGCCTCGTCCATTTCATTTGCATTATAGAATGACGGGCCTGTTGTGTAAGACAGCCTCAACAACATCCTTGCAATTTGAGACGGGAACAAACCGTCGATATTGGAATTGTATGTACGCTTGAACGGAGTAACCTTTGTTGTCATTGTGACGCTCGTGTTCTTCACGTTTGCAGCGTAGTAACCGCCATGATGATAACCATAGCCATAATAGTCTTCGGTGTCCCAATCAATGTCGTCGTCGTCATCTCGCCTGTAAGGATAGGAAACCCCTACGTTTGCAGGCACAATCTTTGGTTTCTGTTGCTCGGCGTGTTTGTCGTCAAGCACTTTCACCCTCTTCTCAAACTCTTCCTTTTCTGCATCAGTCCAGAAAGGGTCTGAATAGACAACGCTGTCTTTGTCGATTGTGAGAATCTCAGTCTCCAACTTTGGTTTCCAAAGTTTTGGAGACTTGCCTTCATTGTACTCTGTTCCGAACTCATTGGAGAACATATCGCCAGGCAAGACCTCATGCCTTACGTGCTGAGAGATACGAACACTGTACGGTGTGATGTTGCGGTTGTTGTATACGATTATTGACAGGAAGTTGTTGTTGTCAGGAGCATTTGCTTCCTTATTCATCGTGTTGTCATCTGTGCCTGATGGACCACAAGTCATATTGTGATGACTGTGCAACAAGCCCATGTAACAACCCAACAACTTGCGATGCTGAGCAATATAGTCAGTTGCATACACATCAGTATTGCTGAAATGCGTAAACGCTTCTGAACCATAAGACTCCATCAAAGCAAGGTCCTTGACAGTCAATGTCGTTTCTCCGTCTTCGTTCTTCTCGAAGGTGTAGTATATGTTGCCACTCCATTCATTGCTTGGACGGAGGTTGCACATATACTGCACTTTTGCCATCAAAAGCGGAGTTAAGATGCATTTGATTTTGTTTTGTTTCATTTTTCTTGTAACTTTTTGTTTACGTAAGATATGAATTGTATGAAGAGAGACTCAAAATAAGGCTGCTTCAATACTCTCATTCGGGGACGGTCGGTTGTCGCTTCATGTTCTTTGAAACGATATTTCTTGCCGTTGATGATAATTGATGCCATTGATTCTAACATATAGCTTGGTATAGAAGACCCACCGTCGCCAATATGCACAATTCTGCCATCTGTAGCCAGTGCCGCTTTCATATACCAGTTTGAATTGACAGCCTTCAACTCTTTTTGAGTTACATATGCCAAATCTGATAATGCAAAAGCAATGTCAGTAAATGCCATTCCGTACGTAATTCGAGTTTTAGATGCTACGAATTTTACAAAATGATACTTGCTGTTCATCTCAAGCATTTTGTCTAAGAATCTTTGGTCGGCAGAATATGTTTCTTTTATGCATTGCCTATAAACAGGATTCAATGATGAGGCTCCGAGACGTTCTATGTGTTTGTACGCACCGCCTGTATTCGACTCCACTCCAACATATGTCTTAAGATTGATGCAAAACAATTCTGTCAAAGCCTTTGATAACTCATGGACATTACGGTCTCGCATATATTCCTTTATCGAGTATACAAGTTGGTTTAATGGAGTTCCCAAACCACCAGTACATTGTGTGTCGAAAGCCAGCGGATGCTCAGAGTTCATGTCAGGACGATGGCTGTGAACGTACAAATACGACACCTCTTCAGCAGTAAACGTACTTCTTGCACCCCTGATTGAAGTCTGATTATGATGCAAAGACGTTCGCTTGTCTCCAAGAATGCCATATGTACAAGACACGGAAAAGAACATATCGTAGATATCGTGTTTGAGTAAGTCATTTTCGTTCAAAGTTACCGTCGCTTTCGGTATATGAACGTAAATGAGTGGCTCACGAAATGACGGAGTGCTACCTGTTCTTTCAATTTCAGAACTATAATGGTCAGAGTCATATCGTACACACAATATTGATACCCATTTGACAAAGTATCTTGCCATATTTTTGTCTTTCTCGCGTATACGCAAGAATGTCTCATATACTTTCTCTTGGTCTGATGGTGCAGTTATTCGGACAGAATCTAATATGTTGCTAAGCGACATATCAACAGTGTCATCATAAGAACCTCCATCAAACCAAGAGGAAAGTGTGCGAGTATTGCGACAAAATACATATAGCATATATTCTTTCCAGTTGGAATAAAAGATAGTCGAATCAACTTCCCTTGCCCCGAAGAATTTTTTAAATACGTCAACACACTTTCTTACAGGATAGGCTGCAAAATACATCATCAGCCTCAAAGCCTTTGCACGAGTGTATGACTCCATTTCTTCATTTGTCATTTTTTTTGGGCGATTTAAAAGGATGCCGCCCTGATAGAGCGGCTTCCTAATGTTGTGTTGTGTTGTGTTGTGTTGTGTTACTAACGTCTGAGTTTGCTCATGTCAACCTGAATCTCTTCAGCGTCCGACGGAGTTGGGTCGTCTTCCCAGTCGTTGTCATCATCGTCGTCGTCGTTGTTGCCTGCCTTGAATCCTGCGATGTAGCCCTCAAGATTGGCAATTCTCTGCTTCAAGCGATTGTTCTCAGCTTTGAGTTGTTCAACCTGGTCTGTCGGAGCTTTTGTTACTGCTGTGGCAGTAGAACTCTTTTTGACCTTTCCACTGATGATTTTGGAAACGTAGGCGTCGAGAACCTTAGCACTGGCGAGTTCTGGCTGAACGCCATACTCTTCCTTGAAAGCATCGACCATTCCGTTCTCTTCCAAGAACTTGCAGGATTCAGCAATACTGCTACCAGACGCCGTGTTCTTCGCAGTCTCTGCCATAGAGATGGCAAGGAACTCTTCTGCTGTCGGGTCAGTTCTGAACTTATTGATGAGAACTTGAACCTTGGGGTCTGAGGGGTTAGTTACGCCTGCACAAGAGTTGAACAATGGAATGACGCTGCCTTCTGTCAACTGCTCGCCATTGAGGACGAACATGAACTTCGTCAACTCCGTGTTTGTCAACGGGGTGTTCTGGATGATGTCCCTTCTGAGTTCGGACAGTGTTGACGCAGAGGTCAAAAGAGTCTTGAAGCCGCCGTTTGGCAACTTGTTACACTGAAATAAGATTGGTCTTCTTGTTGCGTGTGCCATTTTGTGTTTGTTGTTTTTTAAGATTGTTAATAATTTCCCTTAGAGGGAGTAAATTCTTTTCAAAACGAGTAAATCTCCTTGCTTGTACTTCGAGTTTCCTTCCCAAGGGAATGTCATCGTCAGTGCGATTCCATTTAAGTCCCTTGCGAGTGCGAGGCATTTCTCCGCAAGTACCGTGTACGAATGTTCTTTTGGCAAGAACGTTTCGTCAAGACGGACACGTAGAACTGCACATTCCTTGTTAGTGTCAAGTTTGGATTTTTTGCCTTCTGGGAGATTCTTTGTCCCAGGAATGGCTATTGTTAGGGTCATTGCTGTTGCCATAATTCCTGCATTGTACTTAGTAATACTTCCTTTCCATAATAATAGTAAAGGTCAGACACGTCTTTCCCTTTCTCCATCTTTGGTAGGAATAACACAGGAATCCCATATTTCTCCGACAGTGATGTCGAATATCTAATGCCTGCGGCATCGTTGTCATACAAGATGCAAAATTTCGCTTTTGGAAACCTAACCTTTAACTGTGCGAAATCAACATCATATCCTTCTCCCTGCGGAGCTATTGACGGGACGCCTGTATTATACCATAGACACAAAGCGTCTTTGACAGACGAGCAAACGACTATGTTTTCACAGTCATCGCTTACATAGTCTATCAAAGACATTGTGCCGTGAGGATAATTGTTGCGCCACTTTCTTGTTTTAGACAACGGCTGGTATATTTTGTGATAAACCTTGCCGTTTTGTCTATAAACGTAGGTGTACGCCAACGTGTCTGCCTTTATCGTCCTGCCATTTATAAAGAAATAGTCAATAGGATAGATTTCAAATTCTCGCAGAAATTCTAAGTCTATCCCATAACTATTCCAATATTTCTTGTCTTCAAAAGTCCAATTGCGTATACGAACTTGAATATCAGTTTTCTCCTCTTCTTGCGTGGCAATATCCCATGATTGGCCCATGCCTACACAAGTATAAGAACAAGATTTGATATTAAAATCGTTCGCTATTTTTTTTAGACACTCCTTAAACGTCAAGCCTTCTTTTATCATTACCATATCATACACACTTCCAGTTTCTCCTGTTGCGAAGTCTTTAAAATATATATGACCATTAGTTTTGTACAAAGCGAAACTTGGGTTCCTGTCTTGCCTAAATGGACTGCTAATTACTTTGCACTTGTCGATATTGAAGTAATATCTCAAAATGTCTTCATCAGAAATCCTCATAGACAATTCATTCTTTGTTATGCCTATGTTGACCTTTGAGAACATAGTAAATATTAAAATGGAAGTCCGTCGTTATTGTCCTGAATAATCAAGTTGTCAACTTTTGGCTTTTGAGGAGTGGACAAATCCGTTGCCTTGACTTCGTACCTTATCAGCGCATCGGGGATGCGACCATTGATAAGGAACTCGGCAACATCATAGCCTTTCGTTTTTGCCTCGTTGAGTTCTGTCTCGATTTTGGTGTAGTTGTTAAAGTTCTTCTTGAACACTGTCTTGTAAGTAGTCTGGTAGTCGCCATTCTGCTTGTGGGACACGCCCAAGAATAATTTAACTTCGTTCCTGTCGTTGACGGCATCACGGATTGTGCCGATATGACCGTCAAGGATTCGTCTGATTTCCTCTGGTTCAAAACCGCAAGCAAACTCGTCTGCTCGCTGTGCGAGTTCTTCGTCTGTCAGGTTGCGGAATGAATTGCCGACCTTTTCAATCGGCTGATTAAGGCCAAGAAGTGCCTTTACGACTGCGATGAGATTCTCTTCACCATCGAGTGCAGCACGATAGGTCTTGCTGATTCCAGCTGGAATCATCATACCTGTCCTCTTGTCCTTATACTGAGGAACAACATTTCCTTTGTACTCTTCGAGAGTAGCCCAGGCAAACCTGCCGTAAGGGTCTACAATCTGAATCTTTGTCTTGTCACTATTGAGTTTCACGCCTCCTTTGAGGAAGACGGTGTGATTGACAAAGAGTTTCTCAGGAACGTCATCACCCGTTTCGGGATTTTGAACTGAAAACCAGAAGTTGAGCATAACTTGCTTACCCTTCTTTGTGCTTCCGTCAATGTTAGTAACATCAACTTCAGAACTGTAGGACTGTGGAACTGCGGCATCGCGTCCCAATAGTTTGGATAGTTCCTCTTGGCTTGGATTGATAGCTTCGAGGTGCGCAAGGGTTGCGCCTATGTACTTTGGAAAGACAGGAGTGTCCTTAACGTCCTGTCTTTTCGCAAAGGCCATAAAGTTAAACGCCATTTATGACATTAGCAGTGATTACATCCTCGTTTTGAGGTGCTTCTTCTGGAAGATACGTTTCGTATTTCCATTTAAAGTCTTTTTTACCGTTCTCGTGATTGGTCACAATTTCAAACAAGTCGTCGAAGCTGTAACCGCCAGTCTTCTCACGAAGATAGCGATTGCCAGACTCAATATCTGTGTTGATTTCTGCGACCTGTTTCTCATACTCAGCTTTTGTCTCCTCAAATTTCTGTTTGAGTTTCATCAGCCTTATGTAATCGGGAAACAACGACTTGGCTACCGAACGGATTTGAGCAGCCCTGTCTCGTGATATTGGCATTTGTTCTGTTTTTTTATGGTTAATAGTAATCGTTCATTCTCTGTACGACAACTCCAAGGTCATTATCAATGAACAGTTCATCGAACATTCCCTCTGGTGATTTTGCAGGAATGATTGCACCCTTTTCAATTGTAGCATTGGTGAAAAATCCATACTGAGGTTTACCCTCATTGAATTTCACTGCACTAAACAATATCACAGGGACAATCTCGATAGGATTGTATTGCTTGTCAAGAAGGGAGCCTACCGTGGCAACTTTGTAGCCTACGATTGCACCATCCGTCATGACTGGCTCTGAGTGAAGAATCAAGAATACGTTAAGGTCGCTCCTCAACTGTTCACAGGTCTCGATTATAGACTGGAAATGAACAGCGAGGTCGGTGTACTTGTCATATCCTTTTTCCTTGCTCCTATCAAAATACTCTTTGCGCATCACATAGATTGAATCGTCCAAGACAACGTTATGGACGTGCGTACCTTTTTCAGAGATGTTGTTGAGCATACTGATTACCTCGGCATACCCGTTAATCTCAAAGATGTTCTTGTTCTCTTTGTTGTAGAGTTTTGTGCTGCCTTCAAAAGGCAACCTTTTCCTCAGCGTATTGAGAACCACGGTTTCTGACGGGTTAAGACCCTTGACAGACCGTGACTTTCCCGACCCACTTGGGCCAAGAATGATTACCAAATTTGCCATACATTTTTACGGCGCAAATATGCGTCGTTTTCCGCGAACGCCAAAAACAGTAAGGCATTCTTAGAATGAAAATTCTTTTCGTATTGCTCCTTGCTTTCCATTAAGTCGTTGTAAATCTTTTCAAGTTCTTCCGTTTCTGTGTATTTAGGAAGTTCTTTAAAGTACGATGCCTCTCCTATGAATAGTAAAGGCTGACATAGGTTGACTGCACCATTTTCTCTGTCTTCTTTGATAAACAGGAATCTGATGTTGTCTTTCCATTTTGTAATGTCGTAGCCCATAAAGGACGGCATTTCGTATTTGTATGGACTCATTAGACCAACAAGGAGAGTGAGGTCTTTGGATGTCGATTTATTATCCGCCAAACCTTCGGCAGACGGAATGACATCGTTGGATTGCCTGCGAACAAGGCTTTCTTTTTCTTGTGATTGATGTTGAACACCTACCACTATAAAGCCTAAATTCTTCAGGGCTATGCAATATTTCGACATTGTTTCTATTTCGGCATACTTAGTGGAACCTTTCGGTATCTTTAAGTTGGCGAAATTATCAATAATGACGATTGGGATTTCCTCTGGGTCATCCCAGGTGAAAGGGTCGTTCTCCGATATTACATCTTCTTCCAGTTCGCACTTGTACACCTCGTTGTACACCTTTTTCTTGTAGGTGTTGTAGTGTCCGTGTGCTTCTGCATATTTCAGACAGATGTTGTATATTTCCTCTGCCGAAGAAACGGATTGCTTCGTTTTCGGGTCAAGTGGAAATTCAACAATGTCAAAATAAGTTTTGATGTACTCCATGTACTCAGGAGATTTCAATCGGTCTAAAACCCATTGGGGGCAAGGGAAGTCTTGGTCAGTGCTTTTGAACACTTTGTTGTCGATAAGATTCCCATCAATAGCATAAAAGAGATGCTCGTACAACGCCAATCTCTTGGCGAATGGAGTCTCTTCAAGAGAGAAGTAAATTATGTGGGGTTTAATCTTTTTCTTCTCAACCACCGATTTAATTGACTCGTAGACAAACAAGTAATCGGTAAGTTTTGATTTACCAACTTTCTGATTGGCTGAGATAATGATATAACTTCCTCTTTCAAAGCCAGGATATGATTTCCTTGCGTTCTCAAAAGGCAAGGGCAGACAGTTGTATTCTTTCCTTTCTGCCCTTGTTTTCCTGTCTTCTAACTTTTGCAAGTCTGACAGAAAAATATCATTATCCATACAGCCAATTTAACGGTTGTGAACTATCTGAACCATTCGACACCTTATTCAAGTCGGGCTTTTCAAGATAGTCTTTTAAGTCCGAGCCTATTGTGCCGTCGTCAGCAAGTTTCCAAATGAAATACATTAATACCCTCTTGTAAGTAATGTCTGGAACATTGATATACCGTTTGGTTGCATCGACGATTTCATCGTCGCTGTACTTTGATAAGTCAATGTTCTTACTTGCAAGTCTTGTTGTGATTGTAGTTTCTCCTGCTACCCAAGGCTTTCCTTTCTGAGAAGGTACGCCTTTGGTTCTTTCTTCGTACACCTCCATCATGCGCCTTGCGCAATCCGTAAAGTCTCTGGAAGCCGCTTTAGATGGTTTGCCTAACTTCTTAATAAGCGTTGTCAAGGAGTTGAACACAGCATCTAACTCGGGACGCCCAACTAACGCTTGCAGTGCTTTGAGTTGAGCAAGAGCCTCTTCCATTACTCGTGGGGTTCTGATTCAGGCGTGGGTTTATAGTTGTTTTCTACAACAATGTAACTCATGTTGTCGTAATGCTGCTCGTCAATCACATTGACGGGTGCATTGTTTACCAACGTTTTTGCCCAAAGAAAAAGTTTGGAGTGCCTGTCGGCTTTGTCAGTGCCTGCCGAAAAAGGCAATTTTAGTTTGATTGTACTCATACTTAAATGATTAAAAAAAAACGGAAACGACAGTAATGTATTGCTACAAAACCATCGTCTCCGTTGTCAAGTGTGAGTTTTTACAGATTGCGCACTATGCGCATTAGACTACTCCTCCCAATCGTCGTCGTCGTCGCTGGTAGAAGCGATGATTGCGTTCAACTCGTCCTGCTTAGCCTTGTTCTCCTTCTCGGAGAGACCACGGAGCTTAGCGAGCTTCATCTCCTTCTCGGCTTCCTTTACGATTTCGAGTTCAGCCTTGGCGGTACGGTTCTTCTCTGCCTTCTTGGCATCCTCTTCCTTGTAAGCGAGGAATCCTTTGAGGACGTCGCGCTTAACAATGAGTGCCTGCGGAACCTTCTTGTCGGTTGTGCCGAAGTCAGGGTCGCCTTCACCAGTGTACTGCTTGATTGCCTGGTTTACAGCAATGCCCATAGAGCGGATGTCTGCTGCACTGAGGTTTGCAAGTTCGTCAATTGACACCTCTGTGCCTTCGGGAGTTGTGAAGGTAAGGCCCTTCACGATAGCCTTAATTAACTTTTCCATTTTTATAAAAATGATTAAATGAAACAATACTGCGGCCTGTGTTGCCGCATTGTGCCAGACAGGGATTCGGTACCCTGCGCCTCTGCTTTTCTTAATACCGATTGCTCGACACTAAGTAAGTCTACGTTCTCACTAAACTACTGGCAGTCAACCACACTGCGAACCAGCTTCGCAGGGGATTTTCGCCGAAGCTACTGTCGGGTGTTACTACGAAAGATATTACCGACTTATCAATCGTAGGATGGATGACGACATCAGCGTATACTGATACAATTCTCGCCCCCGTCAATACCCGGGTCATCTACAGCTTTCGTTAGAAAACAAGCTGCGACTTGTTTTAACTACTCAATCCGTATTTGGTAATCGGTGGAGCCTCAGAGAATCGAACTCTGGACCTTCTGCTTGCAAAGCAGACGCTCTATCCAACTGAGCTAAGACCCCATTTTCGCCTGACAATATAGTGATAATCATCTTGCGTCTACACTATGCTCTATTTGTTTTGTGTAAACCACTCAGCATCTCTATTGTCACACTTTTGTTTGTACTCCCCCCGACCGCGTGTTGTCGCTTCGTAGCACTGGGCGAGCCTCCCCCTGCAACGCACAACTGCGTTCACCTATCTTCCGATAGGGTTTTTCACTTACAGAATCTACCCGTAGAATACCGCATATCCACTCCTCACTGCAAGCGTCCGTGATAAAAACCACGAATAAGAAGAAAAACAAGATTTCCTTTACTGCCAAAAAGGACGCACTCAAAGTAACGTGATTCCTCTTCGTCTGACACTTTTATTACGTCTGTCTTATATGTGTCAGTAATTACCTCATACAGCCATTAGTGCGCGCAATTAGCTGTCATATTGTTCTGCAAGGTCCATCTTCTAAGGCAATGGACGAGGGAAACCTTGTTAATGCCGTAACCCCCGTCAATACACGTAAAGACGAGGGATTTTTTTTAAAATGATAAAAAACCAAAAGTAACGTTTCGCAACGTGATAGTGGTCAGGACAAGAGTCGAACTTGCAAATTATCGTCAAGTCATATGCTTGTTCGCAGTTGCATATGAATTAACTCAGCGTATACCAATTCCGCCACCTGACCATTTTGGCAGAGCATCTCACGACGCTCTACCTTAAATACAAATTACACAAACTAAATCTAAACGTAATCCACATTGTAACGTCATAAACTATAAAAGAAAAGACTCAAAAGTGGCTGCGACTGGATTCAAACCAGTGTTACCTCCAAACCCTCAGAGGCGTACTAATCCCTATACTACACAGCCCAGCATCCAGGAATCTGACCTGCCTGGCACTTGTTTTCTTTTTCGTTTTCAAATAAAAGTTACTCCTTTAACGGTCAAGACGGGACTCGAACCCGCGACTTTCGCATTATAAGTGCAACCCTCTGTACCAGCTGAGGTACCTGACCTGGGAGCTTTTTTATAAGAATCCTACTTCCTTCAAGCGCACTCGCCTCTCGCAAATGCCTTTAGAAACGACCTTCGGAGTCCCCACCTCAAAGGTTAGGAGTCCATTGTCGTGAATTTTTCGTCTTCCGACGGGCGTATTTCCACGCCACAGTTATTGTTAGTTCCGACCACAGTACAGAACTGGCATCTTGCTATCCGAATCAACCACATAATATCTCTTTACATTGCTGCGACAATATAAATTAATACAAGTAGTTGTTTGTTATCCAGATAACCGAGTCTTATGCCTGCACGGCAATCGTTAGTAAACAACACGTGGATTATGACAGTCGCGACCTGTCGCAAATTAATGCTATCTCAAAGATAATAATCCTAAGCCATATTTTAATGTCTTTTATGACAGACGATACTCCGAGTCATCATCAAGCCTCT